TGGTTTTATAGGTCAGCCGATGTCAGAGATTACGCCCAAAGACATTTCCGAACCGTGGGAGATATCGCTCGCAAGATGGGTGTTCGGCTTAGTTTTCATCCTGGGCAGTTTTGCGTCCTTGCTAGTGATAATCCAGATATTGTAAATAGAAGTATAGAGGAGTTTGAATATCATGTGGATATGGCCCGCTGGATGGGATACGGCAACACATTTCAAGATTTTAAGATCAACGTCCACATCGCGGGTCGAGCCGGTCCCGAGGGCATCAAACGTGCTCTTTTACGACTCAGTCCAGAAGCAAGAAACACCATTACTATCGAAAACGAAGAAAATGCATGGGGACTCGACTCAACCCTCGAACTTGCAAAATATTGTGCCCTTGTACTCGATATACACCACCACTGGTGCCGTGAAGGAGAGTACATTCAGTCCACCGACGATCGAGTTCTACGTGTAATTGATAGCTGGCGGGGAGTTAGGCCCGCCATGCATTATTCTGTATCAAGAGAAGATTACTTAGTTGGGCATTGTACAAATACCATCCCTGACTATAAATCATTGTTAGAAACAGGACACAAAAAAGCAAAACTCAGAGCACACTCTGACTTTTACTGGAATAAGGAAGTTAACAATTGGGCAATAACGTTCACAGACAATTTCGACATAATGTGCGAAAGCAAGGGCAAGAATCTAGCCAGCATAGAACTTTACAAACAAATGAAGGAAATGGTATGATTACCAGAGAGAAACTAATTCATTATGTTGAAAGTCTAAAAGAAAAACACGACGAGCTAGACAAAAGAATTAATCAATTATACTTGTCAAGAGCAGACGACATTCAAGTTGAAGAACTTAAAAAACAAAAGTTACGTCTTAAAGACGAAATTGAAAAAAATAACAAAAAAATAAATTAAAAAAAAGGGCTTTCGCCCTTTTTTTAGTTTTTGCTACCCTTTGTTTTTCTTGGCTTCTTTTCTTCAACTGCCTTCTTTGGCTTTCTTCCGGCAGTTTTAGGTTTCTTAACTTCGACAACTTTTTCAGGCTGACTGACGACTGGTGCAGGTGCAGGTGCAGGTGCAGGTGCAGGTGTTGCTACTTCAACTTTATACGGTGCTTCTGTTGCTGCCTTGGCTGCTGCTTTTTCTGCCTCAGTAGGGTAGCCTAAAAGTTTTTTAATAAATCCTAACATATGGGATTCCTCCTTAGGATAGTATTTATAAACTAAATACCATAATAAACAAAAATGCTAAGTGCCGATTTGCCTGTAGTCACAATGACTGTACCACTTAGAAACTAGGAAAACAGTGATTTAGGGATCCTCGGACGCCTAGTTGACCACTTAGCAAAGTATTTACTAGAAAAAATGTATAACTTTATAAAAACAATAGTAGAAGGTAGATCATTAAAAAAATTAGAACAAACGCCCTTACCATATCCTAAAGATGGATTAGGTCGCAGTCTAAGTAAACAATCTTTAGATTATCATCATGGTAAACTATATAAAGGATATGTAGACAGATTTAACAACGGTGAAGGCGATCCTGAATTTAATGAAGCAGGTGCGTTTTTACACGATTTATACTTTACACAATTTCAAAAACCTAAAAACAATAATAAACCAGAAGGCCCTGCTAGCGAACTTATAATTGAAAAATTTAAAACATTTGAAAAATTTAAAGATGATTTTGAAAAAATAGCAATGAAAATACAAGGATCTGGCTGGGTATACTTGTCTAAAAAAGGCGAAATAAAAACTATTGTTAACCATCAGATAAAGCAAGATATCGCGTTATTAATAGATTGGTGGGAACACGCTTGGGCTTTAGATTACCAAGCTGACAAAAAGAAGTATTTAGAAAACCAATGGAAAATAATTAACTGGAATGTAGTTAGTGCTAGAATTGGCCTAGAGTCTTAAGGCTACTTACTGGCATATCCCATACTCGCCTGGCTTCAACTCCTTTTTCTTGAGCAAACTTTTTAGCATCACAATTACTACAAACGTGATAGAAATTATTACTAACACGTTTAGGATCCATATCACCTTTATCTCTTTTAAAAATTTCTTGGCAACTGTCGCATCTAAAAATTAATACTGATTTTTTCCTTAGATAGGCATGAATATTACCATGCTTGCTTTTTCTATAGTAGCTATGTTGCTCGTATTCTTGTCCTATATACATAAAATTATTTACATTAAGATTATAAAATCCGTTTGATAAATATGGTATAAGGATAAAAAATGCTGACTATATCAGAATCTGCTAAGAAAAAAATTATAGATTTACTTAATGAAGAAGGGAATCCCAATTTAGCTTTAAGGACTTTTGTTCAGGGCGGCGGTTGTTCGGGATTCAGTTACGGATTTACATTTGACGAAGAACAAGCAGAAGATGACTTTTCTATACCATTAGAGTCTTATCGAGTACTAGTAGATTCAATGAGTATGCAATATCTGCAAGGTGCAGAGATAGATTATAAAGATGATTTAATGGGCAGTTCATTTACAATAAAAAATCCTAATGCAACTACTACTTGCGGTTGCGGTTCGAGCTTTGGAGTTTAATAATGGCAAAACAAACAATTGATATTGGTGTACAGGGTAACGACGGTACTGGTGACAGTATTAGAGAATCATTCCGTAAAGTTAATGAAAACTTTAATGAAATCTATGCTGTTTTTGGAGTAGACGGGGTAATTGGTCTTACTGACTTAGGTGATACTCCGTTAAAAGCTCAAAATCCAGCATTACCCATTAGCCCAACTAATCCAAGAACAAGACCGGCGTACGATCCAAATCAATTTATTATGGCCAATGGGTTAGGTAGTAGACTGTCAGCTAGAACTATGACTGCTGGTGCTGGTATTAGTATTAATTACAACAGCGACGATCAGCTTACTATTTCAGCTACTGTAGGTGAACTCAATGACGATACTAAACCAACGTTAGGTGCACCACTAAACTCTTCTGGCCTAGCATTAGGAAATGTAGGCGAACCAAACACTACAAATTTAAATTTATATAATAATGTACACGGAACAAATTTATTAACAACAGATTCATTTGCTATACCAAAAGGATATGCTGACAATAGATACGTAATTAAAGAGAAAAATTTAACTAATAATAAATTTTATCTTCCAGATGCTTTAAGAGCTAGAGAAGAACCAACTAGTGGACAAACTTCAGATCCAGATTATGACGGAGCCTTAACTAGCAATTATCTATCAACAGAAGTATTACCAAGAAAAAATGTAGTCTACAGAGGCGGCGACACCATGACTGGCAAATTATATTTGTCAGATCATCCTGCTCCGTTGGCTGGTGCCGGCATACAAACAAGCGCCGACGACCTTCAAGCAGCAACAAAGTACTATGTTGACAATAATACATTCTCAAGTAATGTTAATCTGTTTGTAACTACATCAGGCGACGATCTACAAACAAAAGTTCCTCCCGGAAAAGAAGGAAGATTTTGGCAGTATGCTTATCGATCAATTGGTGCTGCGGCTCTAGCAGCTGAAAATTTAATAACTTTAGCTAGCCAAGAACCAGGACCTTATCGCCAAAGAATTGCTTATACTATAGGCCCAGATCAAACATTTAGTACTATTAGCAGTGTGCAATTAGTAAATGGCAATTCTCAAAGCATACCTTATCAGGCTGCTTACAACTTATTACAAGCTAATAAAACATTTATTCAAGCAGAAACTATTGCATATATCAATAACAAATATGTTAATACATTTACATATGATAAGGCAAAATATAATGTAGATATTCAAGCTGCTGTAGAAGGAGTAGCTAATGATCTAGTATTTGATACAACATACAATAGTTTTAATGCTGGCGCAAGATATTTTAATGAAGACAGTACTAAAATTTTGCCGGGACAACTAACACAAACAATTGAAGCTATTAAATTTGCTAGAGACCAAGTTTTAGGATTTGCATATAGCTCTACCGGATTAAATTCTTATATAGATGTTATATTAGATTCAGTATCTTATGATCTTGTATTTTCTTCAAATTATCAAAGTATTAGTGCAGGTCACAAATTCTCATCTGCTGGTACTGCGTTAACTACTAGTCAAATTGAAGCTGTTCTTAACAATCTACTAGGAAGTACAACTACCCCTAATACTATTTTAAACATCCCAGATGTAGTTAACAGTTCTAGTATCCAAACAACTATTAAAAATAGTTTTGCTACTATAATTAATTTAATAAAAAATGGCACTGTTCCAGAATTATTTTACGGAACAGTTCCGGCGACAACAACTGGTCAAATCAATGCCAAGACATTGTTGATTGAAAACATTAATTTTATACAAGCAGAACTAATTGCATATCTTTCATCAGAATATCCTAATTTGCCGTACGACCGAGTAAGATACAAAGCAGATATAGATAAAATTATCAAATCTTTAGTGTTTGACTTTATGTATGGTGGCAATAAAGAAAGCGTTTATGTTGGAAACAGCTATTGGAACGGTGCTACTAGGACCATAGAAGATATCGAAGTACAACCCGTTGTATCGATGATAGGATATATCAATACCTTAGCTCAAGCTATTATTACAAACACAAGTCCTGCAATAGTCTATCAACAGACTATCAGACAATATAGAAATGAATCATTAGCTGGTGGTGGTACAGTTTCAACATCCATAACTAATAACATTAATAGTATTGTAGCTATTGTTAATCAGCACAGTGTCATTGCAGTAGTTAATCCGACTATACCTGCTGGAACTACTGCTAATATTAGAACAGCTATGACTGTTACTAATGCTACAACATATAAGACTAATGCTAACTCATTCGTTGACTTAACTTATCCTGTCATCAGCGATAGTGGAGTATTAACAGCAATTAATAATAAATTCCAAGTTATCATAGATATATTAACTTTGGGAATTACCAATCAGAATATTCAATATCCAACTTATACAAATCCAAACGGTGCTCCTACTAGTGCATTTGATTATGCAAGATTAGGATTACAAGCTAACTTGGATTTTATTGCGGCAGAAGCTGTAGCTAAAGGTGAAGCAGATAATCCAACATATACATACGGTACATTAGGTACTACTCTTGGTAGAGAAAATGTTAAACGAATAGTTAAAAGAGTAATAAGTGCTATTAGTTATGATATTACATACGGCACTACTACCAGTAATGTAGCCACTGTTGATATTGCTAAACAATTTTGGGTTAATGCTGCCAGTTCTTGGCCAGCAGGTGTTGACCGAGATTATATATCAGACGTTCTAGACAAGGCTCAAGATTTAGCAATTAAGTGTTCTACTAATGTATTAGAAACTGTCTTAATTTCACCGTTAACCATTATTACAGCTACTATTACAGGAACTACCTTAAACAGCAGCACTGTAACAATCGTACCTCCTATCACTGGAAAATTTGTTGTTGGTAATATTATAACTACATCGGTTAGCGGATCTTTTGGTGGATTAGCCAATAATACCACTTACTTTATCACTGGCGTAACTTCTACTACAATCACACTTGCTACTTACAACACTGGTACAAATACTGTAGGTGCAGCATTTAACGCTTCAAGTACTGCAAGTGGATCTTTAGGAATTACTACAAACAATACAAGAGTTAGACAAAATAATATTGCAGGTAATGCACTGGCTTCTAGTGCTTCAACAACTATTAATGATAGATTCAATACCGTTAAAGCTATTTTAAATAGTTTAACTAACGTTCCTACTATTGTATATCCGTCTGATGTTGGCTACAATTCAACAAAACTTTCTGCTAAAACAGATATAGTTGCTAGCAAGACTACAGTAGCTAATGATACTATTGTCTTTTTAGACACTACATTTACTGGCGGATTTGCCTATGACGAATCTCTGTGTTATAGAGACATTGGATTGATCATTGATGCTATGAGCATTGATTTGATTACTGGGGGAACTTATCAGAGTATTTTTGCTGGTAAGAGTTACTACAAAAATTCTAGCGCAAAAGCCATAGCTATTGGTACACAGTATTCTGAAACTCTTGACGGTATTAATTTTACCTATGCCTTAGCAATACAAGTTCTAAACAAATCATCTGCTTCAAGGTATCAAATACTTGTGCCGCAAATTACCAGTATTGTAGGAACACTACCTACAACATTAATAGGTATCACTGGTGTATCTGGTGATTATAATACAAATTCCACAGCTATTACAACATTCAGTAATAACATGGATATTATGATTAATATCATAAACAACGGAATTGGTGCGGCGCCTGTATCATCTTTTGGAACCGGTATCTGGAAAGTCAGTGTAACTAACGGCGGAACTGGTGCTGTTGATCAAGGTAAAGCTGGCAATAATGATATTATTCCAGCTAAGATCATTGTTGGGTTTACTTCAAATGCTTATGCATCAATTGTAAAATACACTCCTGGTAATATAGGCGGAACTGGTTCAGTTGACGTTATCGAAGTAAGAAAAACAAAACCAGGATTCTTTGTTACTAACAGTATGGGTGTTGGCGGAGTAGGTGAACAAATAGAGTTTGGTGAAACTGTACAAGCAACTAACATAACAATCTTTGTTGAAAGCGGAATTTATTACGAAGACTATCCAATTCGTCTACCTAACAACGTATCTATTAAAGGTGACGAATTCCGTAGAACAATTATTCGTCCTAGAGACAGAATTTCACAATCGCCTTGGAGAAAGATTTTCTTCTATAGAGATGCAGTTATTGACGCTATGCAAATTGGATTAATAGATACTAGCACAAACTATGCTAATACTTCATCTATTACATTAGACGGAACTACAAATCAAATAGTCATTACATTAGGCACAGGTCAAGTGCCAAGTACATGGATTGGAAAAATTTTACAAGTATCTTATGTAGATCAAGGAAGTACTGCTATAGGTGAATCAAGAGTCGGTAAAGCCACAATTGATAGTATCAGCGGTAACTTTATGAACTGCTCTGTTATCTATCCGTTTTATAATAAAGGCACAGTAGCATCTCCAAATTGGAAACTATACGACGGAATTAATTATGCTAGACATTATCTAACTAATCCGTTAGACGTTAATAGTCCTGCTAAAAATAACAAAGATATTGATGTGTTCTTATGTAACGACGCAGTTAGAGTAAACAACGTCACTATACAAGGCCACGGCGGATTTGCTATGGTACTTGATCCTGAAGGTCAGATTAAAACTAAATCACCTTACGGGCAAGTTTGTTCGTCATTTAGCCAATCAAACAACAATAAGAGATTTGCTGGAGGTCAATTTGTTGACGGATTTGCAGGTCGACTAAAAGGATTTATTACAAATATTGTCTATGACGGCATACAGTCATTAAATATCCAAACCGCAGGATCTGGATACACTCCAGGAATATACACTAACGTTAAACTAACAGGCGCTAATTCAAATGTTACAGGTATAGGTGCAGTAGCTACTATTACTATTGGAACAGCTGGTGTCGGAACTACTATTACCGCCGCAACAATTACATCAGCGGGACAGGGATATAAATTTGCCGATCTGTTAGTTATTGACACTGTTGGGCAAACAATTCCAGGTCTTACAAATATTGCTGGCGGAGGAGTTATTGGAGTACAAGCCGTTAATGGAAATGGTAATGGTATAACCGTAACTATTGTAGGCGACGCTAACAGCGGATTAGATTTTAGGCCACCACAGCCGCCTTGTGCATTTTATGTAAGCGGGTACAGATATCAAATTGACGATATAGTTAGTCACGATCCAACAACTAGAACAGTTGTTGTTACTATGAACGTTGATACTCCTTATAATGCGTTAGGTTCATATAATAATGTTAAATGCAGTAGAGATGTTGGATATATTTTAGATGCTGTAGGATATGATATTGTAACTGGCTCGAATTATCAATCTATTACAGCAGGTCTAGCATATCAACGATCATCAGCAACTAATGTTGTAGGAGGACAAAAAACTTCTACTATTGCTGGTATTCAAAAAGCAAGAGATCTTGCACTACTACAAACAAATACCGGCTATAGATCATTATTAACACTGAACAACAGTAGTTTAGTCGGTGGATCTAATTATGCACCGGCTAGCGGAATTCAAACTTATCCAAATGTGCCATTAACACCTTACACTGTTTCTGTTAAAGGAACTGGTGCAACTGCTAGTATAGACGTTAATAATGGTGTTGTTACTTCAGTAAGTGTTACACTAGGAGGTAGCAATTATAAAGTTGGCGATATTTTAACTGCATCAAATGCTAGTTTAGGAGGAAGTGGCACTGGCTTTAGAATTACAGTTGCTAGTGTTAGTGCTAATAATGCAATTGATACTGCTATCATTAATAGATTTGACACTATTACTACTATATTGGATCAAGGAATTAACGGTTCTCCGGCAATTACGTATCCTACACCTTCTGCTGGTTCTGATACTAATCTTAATAAAGCAAGAGATATATTAATTGCCAATAGAACATTTATTCAAAATGAAATTACAGCTTATATAGCTGATACATTTATATTAAAAAGCTATCCAGCATATAAAGCAACCACGTTACAGAACTATGTGGTTAATGTTTTAAATGCTTTCATTTATGACATATATTATGGAGGTAACAGCCAAACTATAAATGTTGCCGAATCTTTCTATTATAGAAATTTATATGTAAATCCGACAACAAACACCAATTTGTTTGGAACTAATTTAGAGTCTGTGTATCAATCAGCATTTACTAGACTAAAGGCTATATTAGGTAATATTGTAGCCGGAACATCAATATCAATAACTGCTGGAAATACTGAAAATCAAATAACAACTAACGCACCATCTGCCGGTGCTATATTAACAGCAGTACAGACAAAATTAAATACTTTATCTGATAATGTTATTGATTATGTAAATGACGGACAATTTACTGCAACTACGCTATCATCTGTTACCTGTGTAGGAACTTCTGGACAATTTACTTGCACCAGTAGCACATTATATTTAGGACAGTATGTACATGTCACAGGAACGTTAACTGGTAACGTAACTGGTGTAACATCTGGACAAACTTATTATATTATAGCAACAAACGGTACTACCAGTTTTACACTATCTGCAATTCCAAACGGTCAGGCAATTACAACTTCAAATTCAACTACTACTGGACTAGTATTCAACATTAGACCTGTAGTAACTTATCCAGATGTTGCAACAGGTGCTACAGGATATGCCGGCGTAACCTATACCTATGACACCGGTTTAAAAACTGCAAGGACTACTATTGATACTAATAAATCAACTACACAGTCTAGTGTAATAAGTTATCTTAATAACGGAGCTGATTTATTAATTAATATTGAAATGGGTGGTAACAAGTCAATGTTAGCAAACGATTTTGCTATGATTAATGACTTAGGTTATGCCATTGTTTGTACCAACGGTGCTGTATCAGAACAAGTTTCAACATTTACCTATTACTGCCATACTCACTATTGGTCAAATAACGGTGGTCAAATTAGATCAGTAGCAGGATCAAATGCTCACGGAACATATGGATTAAGAGCTAGCGGTTATGATGTAACTGAAGTACCAGATGCAGTTAGTTTAGCAAATAATATGATCCAAACTGCTAGAGTATACAAACAAGGTATATTTGGCAATGAGATGACTCCTACTGCTACCCAGCAGGCTTTATTTGTTTATATAACAGACTATTCTTACAACCCAATGGGATCTAGTGAATTAGAAATTGATCACAGCATTGCAGACTCAACCGTAGGTATAGTTAGATATGAAGTTAAATCTGTTGAATACACAACAGTTTCAATAAACGGTAAAAGTGTTTTAAAACTTAACCTAAGTACTACAGGTAATAGTGGAACATCAAGTACTGGACTTGCAAGAGCACTGTATAACGGACAGCAAATTACAATTAGAACGTTAACTAAAAATAAATTTAACGGCATTGCTAACGTAAATCCAACTAGACCAAGTACAGCTTTACAATATAATGAAGACCTTGCTGATATCTATAGAATTTTAGCATATGGACTAGCAGACTCCACAGGTGAAATACTTCCGTCTAACGTTGCTATTTTAGAAAGTGACAGTTCATTTGATTACTATAAATTTATTGTAGATGTTTCTAATATAGTTAAACCAGATCCTGCCATAACCCCAGTAACAGCTACTATTAATGCAGGTGCTAGTGTAAGCAGTACAACAATTACCGTGTCTAACGCCACTGGGTCTATTACACAAGGAATGGGAGTTTGGATCGAGTCTGGTGGTATTAATACTGGACAGTTTGTTGTCAGTGCTACAGGAGGAGGAGGCAATTGGACTGTAGTATTAAGTAAACCTCCTAGCAGCGTGCCAACAACAAATGCTGTAATAACATTTTCTACTAAAACTCAAGGATCATTACCTGGAGACGATAAAGTATCTGTGCTTGAAGTAACTCAATCTAGTATTATAAATCAAATTAACAAAGGAATTTATATTGTAGGTTGGGGAGGAAGAGTATTTAGAGTTAAAGAATACGTTGTTCCTCAATTTATAGCTAGTGCTAATACTTTTGTTGATTGGGGTATTGTTGGTACAAATAAGTTAAGAGTTCAAGTTGTAACTGGTAATATAGAAATAGGCGACATAATCAAATATACCAGTGGAGGCAATTTAGTACAGTTTGTTGATAGCGGATCAAATCCTATTACAGTTACTAATGTGACTTCTGGATTAGTTGGCGGCGTGCTTACATATGAAGTTACATTTAGCGCAACACCAACGGTGCTTCCTTCTGTAGGTAATGCACCATTTGTTTTTGGAGTTGCTTATACAGGTTATTTAAGATTAGATCCTAACGCTATAGACAACAACAGTTCTGAAGGCAATAGCATTAGTGCATTAACTTATACATCGTCTGTAGCTGGTACTTCTAGCGGTAGTAGAATTGTAACATTTGATATACCATTTGGTAATACTGTAAACGGCAGTGTACTTCCTGTTGTAGATAGTTATGTTAATATTCAAGGAAACACCCTAGCTACACCTTATAATGGATATTATCAAATATCGGGTGTAACAGATCAAACTGTTGTTGCTGTTCCTAGTGTAGACGGTCTAGTTGTTGGCATGATTGTTAGCAGCGCAGCACCTAGTGCAATAGTTCCACCTAGCACAATTATTCAAAGCATAGACCCTATATCTAAAACTATCACTGTAAGTCCTTCATGTTGGATACCTTCAGGTACTACTATTACTGCTACAATCTATGCTTATATTACTAGTATAGCTGGTTCATTACCTACAACTACATTTGCTGATCCTAGTTTATTAGAAGTAAGAATTGGTACTGTGACTACTGGAGGTACAGCCGGAACTGTAGTACAAGGTAGAGTAAAAGCAAATACACAGATTACTGCTGGTAACGTTTACACAATTACTGGATGGACAATTATTAGTCCAGGATTTGGATATACATCTGCACCTAGTGTTAAGTTATTTTATAACAATGTAGAAGTTACCACAGCACTAACTGCGGTAATGAGTGCTACAGCAACTAACGCCGTAACATCCACTGGTGGTATAACAACTAGAAATATATCTATATACTACCCAAGAGATCCTGGTGTTACTGGAAACTTAGTTCAGGTGGCAAATAGTGGTAATATTATTACATTAGATTCCGTAACTGGGCTAGATGTTAATAACAGAATTATATTCTACAAGACAGCAACAGGAAGTGATATTGGAAACATTGTAACTGGTGTTACTTACTATATTAAGACTATTGATGGACCTAATAAAAATATTACTGTAAGTGCTACAATATCTAATGGTGTGGCAGGCACTGTATTTGTTCCTGTTAACAGTGGAACACTATCTGGCACAATGACTTATCATAGTCCAGACTACGGAGTTCCTACCACTGTTACCATTAACTCAGCAGCAGCACCTGTTGCTAGCACAACCATTAACGGTACAGTAAGTTATCTAGTTACATTTACATTAGGTGCTAATTTTACCAGCACTTTAGGCAATTGGTATTATATTAGCAACAGTAGTAATAGTCTATATAACGGATTCTATCAAGCAACTGCTACTAATACTAACAATACAACATTAGTAGTTAGATATCCTTCTAACCCAGGAACATTTGCAGGTACTGCCTCAGTTTACTATGATCCAACTAATGCTACAACTAATAAACGCGGTTTAGGTATACCTTTCAATACTAGCACCAGTTCAACTTTAAGATTAGGTTACCCTGCAGATACTACCGGTCAAATTACTGTTAGAATTAGTACTTGCCGTGCAAGCGGACACGACTTCTTAGACATCGGTACTGGAAGTTACTCGACTACAAACTATCCATATACCATTTATGGTAATCCTGCACAAAGTCGTCAGCCACAAAATGAAGTTAAAGAAGATGGTGTAGGCCGTGTATTCTATGTTACAACTGACCAAAACGGTATTTTCCGTGTAGGTCGATTCTTTACAGTTGACCAAGGTACTGGAACTGTTACATTCAGTGCTTCAATTGCGTTGAGTAACTTAGACGGCTTAGGATTTAAACGAGGTGTTGTTGTTAGTGAATTTTCAACCGATAGTTCAATGACTAATAATGCACCAGACACAGTTTCAACACAATCTGCTGTTAGAGGATACATTGACAAACGTCTTGGACTAGATCATTCTGGTGGTGTTTTGCCTGTTAGCAATTTAATTGGTCCAGGATTTATGGCACTTAATGGCGCCCTTTCTATGAAGGGTAACATGGTTATGGGTGCATTTAAGATCACACAGCTTGGTACTCCTACAGAAAATGCTGATGCAACTACTAAAGATTATGTTGATAGTCAAATTGCTGCATTTGATCAGTTTAGAGAATTACGTGATACAGAATTTGTAAATCCAGCAAATGGACAAATTGCTGTCTACGACAATCAAACTCAGGTAACAATTACCAATGCACAAGGTACTGGAACTGTTTCTACTCTATGGTTTAACATACAAGCAAGTGCTCCATTTGCTGTAGGTTCTATTATAGTTGTTTCAGGGGTAGGAGCAGGTAGCGGTTCAGCTTCATATAATGGAGAAAAGATTGTTCTAACTTGCAGTACTACAACAGTAACATTTGTTGGCACTGCTTCTACAACACTAAGTGGGTTATCTGGAACTGCTACTGCTACTAAGTGGCGTAATGTAACTTTACCAAGCGATAGCAATACTAGTGATGTACTGTTAACCTACAACAGTGCAACAGGTGTGTTTACTAGTGCTATCCAAAATAATAAAATTACTAATGCAATGGTGTCTACTACAGCAGCTATTGTGCAGAGCAAACTGAGCATGACTGTAGCTAGTGCAAGAGCTGTAGATGGTGGTACAGGTACTGGTGGTGCCATTGTTCAAGCAGACTTGGGTTTATCTACATTCAATAGCAGTGAATTTACAGTAAATGCTCAAGGATGGGTTCAACTTAAAACAAACGGTATTGCATTTAGTAAAATAGAACAAGTTGCCAAAGATACTGTATTAGGTAATAAAACTAATACAGCGTTAACTGATGCTACTGGTGTTACCATGTCTGATGTGGTTAAAAATGGTAATGGTCTGCAAAACTCATTATTCACCAGTGCCGGTGTACTAGTATTAAGCACTGCAACTAATGGAGCTAATGAGGCTGGAACTACATTAACCGGATATGCAAATACATATACTACATTAGGATACACTACTACAAGAGAAAGTAGTAAATTATTGCAAACTGATACTAATGGTGGAATTGATGTAGCTTATCTTAAAGTTGACGACAAAAAAGTAATTGATCTTGATGCTACTGCCACAACTGTAGAATTTTATACACCTGGTACATATAATTTTGCTACTGCTACTGGAACTGATGAAAATAACACTACAGTTACAGTAAAAGGTAATTTAAGCGTTATTGATACTAATTCAAAAATTACAGTTAAGCAACTAACTAGTGGTGCTGCTACTGGTACTGGTTCAGCAGCAACATTAACAGGTCAATGGACACTATCTGCAGATTCAAGTTTAGATTTAGCAGCTAATAACAACGTTCTAAAAGTTAAGTCAATTACTACAGGTGATGAATCAACTACTGGACAAATAACTGGACGTTGGTCATTAGTAGGTTCTAGTACATTGCAGGCTACTTATGCTGACTTAGCAGAATATTATGAAGGTGATCAAGAATATGAACCCGGATCTGTACTAGTGTTTGGTGGAGACAAAGAAGTTACAACTACTAAAACTATTAATGACACTAGAGCAGCTGGCGTGGTTACAACTAACCCTGCTTATATCATGAACACTGATCAGAAAGGACAAAAAGTCTGTTTAGCGCTAGCTGGTCGAGTTCCATGTAAAGTAGTTGGCAGGGTTAAGAAAGGTGACATGCTAACTACTAGTGCTACACCAGGTTATGCCGTAAAAGCTCTTAATCCAACACTAGGTAGCATTATTGGTAAAGCCTTAGAAGATAAAGACTACGGCGAAGCCGGAGTAATTCAAATTGCCGTAGGGAGACTATAATGGCTAAACAAACAATTAACATTGGAGCAGCCGCTAATGATAAAAGCGGCGATCCTTTACGAACTGCATTTTCTAAAACTAATTCTAATTTTAACGAGTTATATGCGTTAGTAGGAGGAACTGTAGCAGAATTAACTGAAATTGCTCAAGATTATGCAGCACCGTTATTAAATCATGCTAGTCATACCGGAATTACATTTAGTTATGACGATGCTAATAATAAATTAATTGCCTCAGTAACTAATTCTATTCCTTCTGTTTCAGGTAATTCTGGAAAATATCTATATACCAATGGTACAGCAATTTCTTGGGACGTGTTGCCTTTAGAATTGCCTTCACAACTAAACAACGCAGGAAAATTTTTATTTACTAACGGTAGTACTACTTCATGGGAAACAATTTTAACGGCATCTTCTTCGGCTACATTTACAAATAAAACTATTAATATTCAACCAGGTCAAGGTAATGTTTTTCAAATAAATTCAAATAATATTACAACAACTACTGGTAATAATTCAACATTAGTTCTTGATACAAATCCTACAATTAACACTTTATTCATCGGAGATAACTCAAACTTAGTTATTGCTGGCGGTTCAAGTTCTTATTATTGGTCAGGTTCGGCTAGTGTTTTAGGTGACGATATAAGTGGTGTATATAGGAACAGAGTAACACAAACTTCAACCAACTCGTTGTTTACATTTGGAGCAAATGGAACTGGTAATATGAGTGTGCAAATTGAAGGTTCATTATTTGTAGGATCATCATTGCCTTCAAACAACGGCGGATTAAACACTAGCTTTCCTGGATGGTTAGTTGTAGAAAGTGGCGGTAAGTTTGGTGGTGATATCAACACTCTAGGCGGGCTAATATTTGATAGTTCAGCTAACGGTGATATAACTTTTGCCAATAATGCGACTATATCACCTAGCAGTAATAACTTAACAATTAATACAGTATCAGGAGTAACTACAAAAACTTGGACATTTAGCACAGCTGGAAATTTAACATTGCCGGGCGAACTACACGGTTCAATAGTATCAGGACCAGGAGGACCATCGGGTCGAACTGTAAAAATTACTCCCGCTGACGATGCTAGCGATAAGAAATTTAACTTTAGAATAGATCAATTTGGAGAAACATTTACTCGAGCATACTTAGAGTTTCCTCTGGCGGAAAACAATAAACAGGTTGCTGCGGTATTCCCCCATGCAAACAACACCAACGGTTATATCTTTACGCAAGGTAATAACACAGTTGATGATGGAATGAACAATGCTTTTAATATTTTTTACAACAATGGAAATATTAAAATTACTCCAATGTCAACTGTAGGAGGAGGCACTTTATATACTTGGACATTTGGTAATAATGGTAACCTAACATTTCCGGATTCAACTGTGCAGACTACTGCTTATCCGGGAATAACAAATGAACATGACGGATCAAGCGTAATAGTAGTAGGACAGGTTACAGCAACAAGAGGTGATTTATCTGTTAGGCTAACAAATAACAGTAATACGCTTGATGTAGAACTAAAATACAGCAATGCTGGGGGGCAAAGAAGCATAAGTGTGTATAGGGCATATCCAACTCCTCTAAACATTTATTCCGGCTTTACAACTAAAACTGCTGGTAATACTACCTGGGATAACGTTGGCAATCTTTCTGTTCCGGGCAATAGTTTAAGTTTTACCGTTACCGATCAGACCTTTCATAAAATTTATAGAGTGACTGTAATAGCAGACGAAATGCCTGGTGTTGGAATAGCAGGTGAAGCATACTGTACAATTGAACAACTACAATAACGGTAAATATACTAAACGGAGCAAAATATGCCGATCCAAACAATAAATCTAGGAACATATCCCAATGACGGAACTGGTGACGACTTACGTACAGCCTTCCAAAAGGTAAATGCAAATTTTACCGAAGTTAGTAGTACTGTTGGAATTATAAACGGTGTTAATATTGGAGGCGGTGCTGGACTTTTTGCCCAACGTAACGTTGCTAATTTAGAATTTAAAACTCTAACTAGCACAAATAATACAGTTGTTTTTGGTAATACTGCAACTACTATTAATTTAAGTGCTGTTACGACAGTACAAAATGATACTACTCCAACGTTAGGCGGAAATCTTAATACTAACGGATTTAATATTACAGGATCAGGAAGTGCTAATGTTAGTGTATTTGGGCATAGCGTTCCAGTATTAAGTACCTTAGTAGCATTTATTATTAATTCTAATATGGTTGACATCGATTTTGGCACATTTACTATACCTACAGGTATCATCCCTAACGTTTTACCAGCAGGATTACCTATGGACATGGGAACATTTGGGGATAACCTAGCAAATGTACTAGATTTCGGACCATTTAACCAGCCAGCAACCTAAAATCATCTGCCGATAAATACTTAAAAGAGATTAAGTATGGCACTAAATGTTTGGACTCAAGCTTCGGGGTATTCTCTAGGTACTTTTCAAGAAAGTACTTTAGTGACCCCTGCTATTCAATTACCAGTAAACGGTACTACCGGAGTTGCTTATAATATAATTTCTGGACAATTGCCCGGCGGACTACGTCTTGTAGACTCTGCAATTACAGGATCTCCGTACGAAGTTTCAAGAACTACGGAATTTAAGTTTTGTGTCAGAGCTAGTAAAAACGGTGAAATTAGTGATAGAACTTTTAAAATTACTATAGAAGGAGCAGATGTACCTTCTTTTATAACACCTAGTGGTAGTTTACCTGTTGGAAATGCTCAACAGTATTTTGCGCTAGATAATAGCTATGTAAATTATCAACTTGAAGTTATTGACCCAGATACTGCCGCAGGACAGACATTAAATTATTTTATTGCAGCAGGAGACGGTGAACTTCCCCCTGGATTACAACTAACTGAAGATGGACGTATTGTAGGATTTACTAGACCTATATATTCTTTACAGCCAACAGACGGTGACGGAACATTTGACTCTGGATATTTTGATTCTGTTGCTTTTGATTTTGCTATAGTATCCTCAAATGGATACGACACATACATTTATGATACAGTATTTTACGATTTTAACGTACCAACGAACCAACCTAAAAAAATTAATAGGAATTATGAATTTACTGTAACTGTAACAGACGGTGATTCATTTGTAAAAAGAACTTTTAAAATATTTGTTGTAGCTGATGATTACTTTAGAGCAGACAACACAGCTTCGTGGTTAGATAATAACGGATTATTCACTGCCGATGTAACTTATCTAAGAACTCCTATATGGTTAACTCCTGCAAATTTAGGAATTGTAAGAGCTAACAATTACGTGTTTATAAGACTTGATGTCTACGATGTTCCAGATAGTCCTGTTGTTTTTACCATAGATAATGTTAATAACTTACCTCCAGGATTAAATTTTGATCTTGCTACTGCTGACCTTTATGGTGTTATTCCATATCAACCTGCTATAACAAAAACATACACTTTTACTGTTACAGGTACTAGATACGGTGAAGATGGTGAGACTGCAAGTGCTTCAAGAACATTTACTATTCAAATAGTCGGTGAAGTAGAAAGCACTATATACTGGAATACATCTAGTAATTTAGGAGGAATTAATGCTAACTTTGTTTCAACATTGTTTATTAAAGCAACAACTTCAATTCCTAATGCAGAACTCATCTATACAAAAATAAGCGGTAAATTACCGCCAGGGTTGGAACTTAGTCAAGACGGAGAAATAATTGGTAAAGTTACACAGTATGGTGATTATCACTTAGTGGGGTCTACAGTAGTTGTAGATCGATTAGGATTAACATCTTTTAACTACGACCAAACTAAGAATCCCACATCAAGTGGCAAACCAACAACATTCGACGGTGGGAAAACTACTGTTGACCGAGTTTACAAATTTACTGCACAAGCTAAAGATCAATACGGGTTTAGTGCTGTAACTAGAGAATTTGTTATAACAGTTGATACACCAAATCAATTGGTGTTTAGTAATATCATTACCAAACCATTTTTAAAACTAGATCAAAGAACACTATGGAAGGATTTCATTAACAATCCAAACATCTTTACACCCTCTAGTATATATCGATCAGGAGATCCAAACTTTGGTGTTCAAGAAGACATGGGATTGTTAGTATATGCCGGAATAGAAAGTACTAACGCAGGTGCTTATGTTAGTGCGATGGGATTAAATCATAAAAGAAAAAGATTTCACTTCGGCGAAATTAAATCAGCAGCAGCAGTAATGCCGGGAACAACAGAAATTCTATACGAAGTAATTTATGTTGAAATGCTAGATCCGTTAGAAGTAGGTGACAAAAAATTACCGTTAGCCGTTAAGAGAAGTAAACGTACAGATAAAATTACAGTAGACAACGATAATAGTTATTGGTTAGGAGGATTTCCCTATAATAAACCAACACCAACTGCGGGTCAGCAAGCTAAAATTGATAGGTTAGCTATTCCGGCGCCTACTAATGTTCGTAGAGAAGAATTATTAACTATCGACAGTACCGGCGTACTAACATCAGATCCAAATTCTGTTAAATATTATCCTAGCAGTATTAGCAACTGGCAAGAGCGTTTAAAGCAAGCTAGAAATTCAAATGGACAATTACTTGCTGTAGAAAGAAATTACTTGCCTCTATGGATGCGTAGTATACAACCAGGCACTAGAGACGAGTTAGGATTTAAACTTGCTGTTCCGATATGTTTTTGTAAGGCAGGAACTGCCAGCGATATCATTTTAAAAATAAAATACAGCGGATTTGACTTTAAAAACATAGATTTTACCGTAGATAGATATATAATAGATTCAACTGACGGTTATACAAGCGATAAATATCTTGTATTCAAGAACGATAGGATTACCATATGACCAGCCAAATAAACACCGCGTCTATTAATCAGCTATATCCAGTAGCTGGGATAGATAACGACAGTCAAGGATTTAGAGATAATTTTACAGCGATAGCATCGGCTTTATCTACTGCTAAAAACGAAATTACATCGTTGCAAGATAAAGCACTTCTTAGAGGAACATTAGCTATACCTAGCACTCCAGTAGTTAACGATTTGTTAGGTAGTACATTATCAAACGGCTTAGTTAATTCTTTATCAGAAGTGTCATACGGACCCACAGTGATTTCAGGAACAACTGATGTTAATTTATTAACAGCAGCTACACAGATTTTTAAATTAAGTGCTGCGGCAACTTTAAGATTTATTAATTGGCCAAACGTTGGATCTACTAAAATAAAAATCCATTTATTATCTACAGGAACAGTTCCTGTACCTGCTGTAGGTGCTCCTTACAGTGTGTCTTTTGCAACAGAAGGTGGTGGCACTATAAGACTGCCCGACGGCTGGGCAGCGTTAACAGTTAATGCTACTGGTGATCATAAAGTTATCGAAGCTTGGTCATACGACAATGGTGCAAATGTCTTTATAAGGTTGCTTGGTTCTTACGTAGTATCTTAATTATGCATCCATTAGTTCCAGATTTAAATACATTTAAAGATGCTGAATTGGAAAACAAAATAAACGAGTTAACTAGAAAATATTTCCAAACAGTTAATCCAGGGGTGCAAGCTCAAATAGTTGCTGTTCTTGACTGTTATAGAGAAGAACTAAGCAGTCGGCGAGCTAAAGAATACGAGAAAATGATAGCATCTCGAGATAAAAATCTTGACAAACTGATAAATGTCAACTAAAATGTTGACATGAGACTCGATCAGTATAAAAATCCTATTTTTAATGAGAAAGATTTATTTGATGCCATATACAAAGGGCATCAAATAACAATCAACGACACTATCATTGTTGATAGAACAGACGAAATTGCTAAATTGGAAGAACAGTTTGACTTTAGTTTTGTTCCGCCAATTAATCCTAATGATGATTTGAGTATAGAAGATTTTGATCGATACATGCAAGCCGATTGGCACATGCCCAAAGAATACAAAAGTCTAGATATTGAATCTTTTATTTTAGATCGATCGCCACCATGGGATCCAAACTTTACTAGAGTTAAAGAAGAACTAGAAGAGTTTAAAGCAAGAAACATGCTAGATTTATTGCGATGGCTAAAATATTTTGTAGACGTTTGTTCAAAAGAAAATATATTATGGGGTGTAGGACGAGGAAGCAGCGTAGCCAGTTATGTTTTATATTTGTTAGGCGTTCATAAAATAGACAGCATAAAATATAATTTGGACTGGCGCGAATTTCTAAGATAAGTAATATACATTAAGGAGACAGGTATGGCTATGAAAGAGCAACCAAGACAAGTTTACAGAACAATGCAGGGAAAAGAAGTTGACATGCACAAGCTAATGATGCAAAATGAACTAACTCCTGCTGTCGGCAACGCTAAGGTAAATGCCAGGGGCGACGAATTAGGTCCAGGTGGCAAAATTATCCGTAAACGTGAAGAAGTATTACAGGATACATCGGGAGGAGTTTCTGTACCCGATCAGATTAATACTAGAACACAGGTTCAGAAAAAAGACGTTTCGAATATGGATCCAGAAGGTAACGAATAATGAGTAAAGTAACTGGAAAACTAATACCACTAAAGGATAATATTTTTGTTTCCGATATGGAGTTCGGAGAAGAAAAAACCAAAGGAGGAATTATTATTCCTAGCCAAGATGGCAAGAGCGAAGGTGTTAAGAGTCGCTGGGGGCGTGTATGGGCAATTGGCCCTCAACAAGAAGACGTCAAAGTAGGTGAATGGATTCTATTAGAACACGGTCGATGGTCGAGAGGCATTACTGTAGTAAATGAAAACGGTGACGAAATTGTTATCCGAAGAGCAGATACTAAAGCAATTCTTGCAGTCAGTGATGATAAACCATCAGAAACAATTTTTAGTAATGTAAGTACTGCACAACATCAAACTTTTAACTTTTAAAAATGACAAATCCTTTTAGAGATCAAGAAAAATTTATGAAAGCCTGCGATCAAACTGTTGGCGATTTCAATCTTAAACAGTTTGAAATGTACAAAAATCTAATCGAAGAAGAATTCGATGAACTTGTTACAGCAGAATCTAACAAAGATTCCGTAGAACAATTAGATGCTCTTATCGACATACTAGTTGTTACAATTGGTGCTATCCATTCTATGGGGGCCGATGCTGAGGGTGCGTGGAAAGAAGTCATGCGTACAAATTTTGACAAAATTGACTCTCAGACAGGCAAGGTTCGAAAACGTGAAGATGGTAAAGTGTTAAAGCCAGTTGGATGGACTCCTCCTAACTTAAAACCTTACCTAAATAAAAACAATGTATAAAGTTGTTTATGCTATCTATAATACTAAACATACGAAAGAATTCAAAACTTTAAACGAAGCTTTTGAGTTTTGGCGGCGATTGCCGTTTGAGTCTTTTATTGAAATGTATAAAATAGGGTCTTGACAGGCCCTATTTGTTTTTGCTACAATGTTATTATGCGTATAGGATTTACTTGTTCAACTTTTGACTTGTTTCATGCAGGTCATATAATGATGCTTAAAGAAGCAAAAACTCAATGTGACTATCTTATTGTAGGGCTTCAAACAGACCCTACCGTAGATCGACCAAACACAAAAAACAAACCTGTTCAGAGTGTATTTGAAAGGTTTGTGCAATTACAGGCTTGTAAATATATTGATGAAGTTATACCCTACACTACGGAAAAAGAATTAGAAGATATATTACTTTCTTATCCTATAGATGTTAGAATTTTAGGTGAAGAATATATGAAAAATGAATTCACCGGTCATAAAATTCCAATGGAATTTTATTTTAACAAAAGAAGACATTCTTTTTCAACTAGTGAGCTTAGGCAAAGAGTAGTCGATGCCGAGTTAATAAAAACTTATAAGGATAATCCATGAATTGTCAAACTTGTGGCAAAGAATATACTATCACTTGTGATTGGCAACAGGGAAGGTGCCCACACCACCCAGCAACAGTGAATTTGCATTCTATGCGCTTTCTTAATCTTTGGAAAATTATTAAAGGATGGTTTAAATGAAAGAACTTTGGGTTGAAAAATATCGTCCTAAGACATTAGATGGTTATGTTTTTAGAGATGAACATCAAAAAGAACAAGTACATCGGTGGGTGAAAGAAGGAACTATTCCTCACTTGTTGTTTAGTGGTAATGCAGGTATTGGTAAAACTACCCTTGCTAAGATCTTGTTTAATGAACTAGATATTAATCCCTTAGATATTTTAGAAATTAATGCAAGTCGCACAAACTCTGTAGAAGACGTTAGAGACAAGATTGTCAATTTTGTTCAGATGATTCCTTTTGGAAATTTTAAGATAGTGTTATTAGATGAAGCAGATTATCTATCACCAAATGCACAGGCCGCGCTTCGCGGGGTTATGGAGGAGTATCATACTACTGCTCGTTTTATTCTTACTTGCAATTATCCTAATCGGATCATTCCTGCTTTACATTCTCGTTGTCAAGGTTTCCATATTGAGCGAGTTGATATTAATGAATTTACAGCTCGTGTTGCAACAATTCTTGTAGAAGAAAATATTGAATTCGAACTAGACACACTAGATACATTTGTACGTGCCACATATCCTGATTTAAGGAAATGTATCAATATGGTGCAAATGAACAGTTTGGACGGTAAATTACACAGTCCAGAAAAAGGAGATGCCGGTGAGGCAGATTACAAACTCGAAATGGTTGAGTTATTCAAAAAAGGTAAAATCTCGGAAGCCCGTAAGCTCGTCTGCGGTCAGGCTCGCCCAGAGGAGATGGAAGAAATTTATAGATGGCTCTACGACAACATTGCCATTTTTGGAAACGAACAAACTCAAGACAAAGCTATTCTTATTATCAAGCAAGGTCTTGTTGATCACACACTGGTCAGCGATCCGGAAATTAACCTTGCGGCAACCTTAATTAGATTAAGTCATTTAAATGGATGATAAACCTAATTCAGCTAAAGGTGTTAATAGTTACGACGCTAATATAGGCGAAAGTATCGTTCCTTTTTTTAATAGGAATGTAACACCTTATGCTACCGAGGCCGGTGGCCCTAAATTTGATTTAATACCGGTTGAAAAACAAAAAGACATTATGGTCAATGTGGCCAGAATGCACGCCGAACAAGAATACAATAGAATCATGGAATTAGTTGCAGTCTTACAAAAACAGGCAGCACAAATAAAAAGAAGATTAGATATAACTGATATGGTACACGGTGCATATTATCAGTTTCAAGTGTACCACGGAAAGACATACTGGTTAGCAGTTGATCATAGAAAAAATAGAACAATATTAGCACATCATGGTCCTAATGACTGGTCAACTGGAGCTCCTGAAGAGTATGAATATATTTGTCAAGTTAAATGGTTGGGTGATCATACTTGGATAGAAGTCGATGAAAAATAAATTTCTACAATTATATATGGATTGGGCAAAGCGATGTGCCGAACTTAGTCATGCACGTAGACTACAGGTAGGTGCTGTTATTGTTAAAGACGACAGTGTCATCAGCTACGGCTATAACGGTATGCCTGCTGGTTGGGACAACAACTGCGAAGATCAAGTTTGGGACAAGGGTGCAGGCGGATGGTTGAGTCCTGAAGAGTTTGACGAACAATATCCCTACGAAGGTTGGCACGAAGAAGCGGGCCGTGATGTTCGATACGGCCTAAAAACAAAACCTGAAGTTCTTCATGCTGAATCAAACGCTATTGCAAAACTGGCAAAGTCTAACAACAGTGGACTCGGCGCGGACTTATTTGTTACTCACAGCCCTTGTCTTGACTGTGCCAAGCTCATTTGTCAGTCAGGTATTCGTCGTGTTTATTTTGGTCAAAACTATAGAGATGATGCAGGAATCAAATTCCTAGAAAAAAGTGGAATTGAGGTAAATCAAATAAAGGGCGAATAATCGCCCTTTATTTTTAATAATCGCCGTAAACTTCTAAAACTTCTTTTACAGCATTGTGCCTTTCTATATCAGTGTGATCAAACTGCACTACATCGATATGGTGTAATTGTTTGTTTGTAATAAGATTACAAAAATCTATAAGACCATTATCTTTTAGTCTGTCTGCTTGGTTAAGGTCTCCGGTGACTACCATTTTTGACCCTTCACCTAATCTTGTTAGCAACATTTTCATTTGATTAACTGTTGCATTTTGCATCTCGTCGGCAACTATATATGCGTTTTTAAATGTGCGGCCGCGCATATATGCTAACGGACTTATTTCAATTACTCCTTCTTCTAGCATTTTAGCTATTTCTTTTTGTTGATAATACTCTTGGAAAACGTCAAAAATAGGTCTTGTCCAAGGGGCCATTTTTTCTTGTAATGTTCCTGGCAAAAATCCTAGATCTTCGTCTACTGAAACGGCGGGTCTAGTAACTACGATTTTATCAACAAGCCCTTCCTGATACATTTTTATACCGTGCTGAACTGCTAGCATAGTTTTACCTGTGCCAGCTGGACCGACTGCTAAAATTATATTTTTGCTTTCGTCTTGTAGTTTTTGCAAGTACGTTTTTTGATTAGGATTACGTGCTGAAATTGTAACACGATATTTCTTTTGTGGAAGATATGCTTCAAAATCTATTACTTTAACTTCTGATGTAAAGCGTTTTTTCACTCTTTTACTCATCTAGTAACTCCTACTTTATAGTAAGCAGGACTTGTAGCGACCGCCCGATAACTACAGAGGTCCTACAAAAATATTTAACAGTTTCCTAAAAAAATAAACTGATATGTTATGATTTTGATCCAGCTAAATAAGTATAGTAAATCCTAGGATTAAAAACATGCACGACATTTTAGATGTTATTAGAAACATACAAGATCTGTACGAAAATAACAGTAGTTTAGCGGTATTAAAAGACTTCGAACGAGTTCTAGATCAAATGGATCTGTATGCTTATGATAACTGGTACGACGGTGAATTAGCCTACGGACCTAAAGTAGACCGTCACTGGATTACCGCAGGCTTTATGTGGCCTCAAAATAAAATGCCTGACCCTATAGGTGGAAAGCGTTTATTAGATTTAGGCTGCAAAGTTAAGTATCAAAAATCTCACTTACTAGAAGCAATGCCTATTAGAAGTCACGAAGATTTTAGACCAGGTACAAAAAAAGGTAAACTAGATCGCAAACCAATTTGGATTGTAGAAATACAAATGCCAAAGAAAGTAGCTTTTGATATCTATAAAGGCTACATGGAAAAAATGAAAAATGACTATAAAGATAGTTCAGCTCCTAAAGAAGGATCTGCTCCCCCGGCAGCTCCGGTGCCCGCAGCCCCGGCAGCTAACCCTCAAGCAGCGCCAGTAGCAGGTGCTGCACCAGCTACACCACCGGCACAGTAAATATGAAAACATTAAATGAAAGTTTACTTGCTAAAGATCTTCAAGGCCTAGTTAAAAAGGTTTTTGAAATAGATGCCTATAAAAGTAAAATAGGTGATGATCAAGATACGGTTGTTTTAAGTTTTACCGTTGAATACGAAGACCCTGCTAAAGATTTAGAAAACTTTATAGAGATGGGGTACGACTTTGTTCTTGATGCAGATGTGTCATCAGGCGAAACAGATGACGGTACTTATAAAGTTTTTGTCGAACTAGAAAGAACTAGACATGTACCTGAGCAAATTTTTGAGATACTAGAAGGTCTAGAAAAAATAACAGGTATACCATTGATGCGTTTTAGATACTTTAAAAATTTCAAAAGCCAAGACGCAACAATTGAAAACTTGTCAGCGATTGTCCCTATTGATAAAGAATCATACACACTTGCTACACAAAAAAATGTATTAGAAAACTTTACCAATTTTTTTAGTAACAGTTACTTAGAAAATATAAGCGTCCTTGACGAAAACATAAAATTTAAAAAAGCCTGGGCTGATCCTATCAGCTTTAGAATAGTAACAAGTGGTCCTAAACAGTTAGTTTATGAACAAATTAAAGGTCCTATTGTAATCGAAGGGAACGGAATAGCAGAAACACTATTTCTTACCAAGTACATAGGAAATTATAACATAAACAAAATTGGAAACTATTTTATTTTTGAAAACAGTAACTGGGCTGTAGCATTGGAGAAACTATGAGCGGATTCGATTTTGACTTTACCTTTAAGAAATTTTCTTTTTTCATTGGAAAAAACCCTTACGCAGATCATTGGTATGAAGCACTATGCCAAATTTTACCAGATTACGAAATTCAAACTGTGCCTAGAGTTGCTGCATTCTTAGCACAAACAGCACATGAATCAGGAAACTATCGTGCAATTAAAGAAAATCTAAATTATAGAGCAGAAAGTTTAATGAAGGTATGGCCAAGATATTTTCCTACCATAGAAATAGCTAGACAATATGCACAACAGCCTGAAAAAATTGCCAATAGAGCATATGCTAACAGGATGGGCAATGGCCCTGAAGAAAGTGGCGATGGATGGAGATATTGTGGTCGAGGATTGATCCAGTTAACTGGAAAAAGCAATTATGAAAGATATGCACAAAGTTTAGAAATATCTGTAGAAGAAGCTGGCGAGCACTTAACTACATTTGAAGGGTGTGTACAATCAGCAGCTTGGTTCTGGGAGGCCAACAATCTTAATCAGTGGGCCGATAAAGGTGATATGTTAACTTTGACTAAAAGAATTAACGGAGGAACGTTAGGTCTAGAAGACCGAATCAAACACTACAATCACGCACTTCATATTTTAGGAGAATGAAGTGGGATTTGATTGGTTAACTAGCCTAATGTTTGGCAGTCTACCATCTTTTGCTAGTATTATTGATACTGTATTAAGTAGTATACCTCCTTGGGTTTGGTTAGCGTCGGCTGGTGCATCATTAGCAATATACTTTGCCAACGGCATATTAAGTCATTTTCCTGCCATAGGTGTTTACGCAAGATTTTTAAGGCCTGTTTTCGGCCTTATAACACTACTATCAGTTTTTATGTTTGGAGCTTCTGAAGTTCAATCTATGTGGAATGAACGTGTTAGAACTGCCCAAGAAGATGCTAATAGAAAAGCAGCCCAAGCTGATAGATTAAATAGAGATTTAGAAACAGAAAGAAAAAAGAAACAACAAGTTATTACACAGTATGTTGATGTTGTTAAAGAAAAAATTGTTGTTCAACGTGAAATTATTGACGCTAAATGCGAAGTACCTCAAGAAGCAGTTAACATTTTAAATGATGCTGCTAAAAATCCATTGGGAGTTAAAAAATGAAAAAACTCCTAATTATTTCTTTAAGTGTTATATTAAGTGGATGTTTTTCAGTAGCTAAGACTCCGCCAGTTAAACAGCCCTGGCCAGGAGTAACTCAAGAATTATTAGAAGCTTGTCCTGATCTTAAAAATGTTCCAGAAAATACTAGTAAACTAAGCGGAGTGTTAGAAGTAGTAGTTGAAAACTACAAACAATACCACGAATGTAGAGCTAAAGTAGACGATTGGATTTTATGGTATAAAGGACAGAAAGAAATCCACGACGGGAAATAACTATGAGCTTTATAAGAAAATTAGAAGAAGCGGCAGCAAAAAGACTTAAAAGATTATTCTTGGGCGCTAAAAAATATGCGGATTCTGCTATCAGTGATTTAGAAAAAGCTGAAAAAGAACTAATAGAAGCTAAACGTAGAGCAGCAGAAGCTACTGACAAAGAATACCAATCTGCTCTTGCGGCGGCTGAAAAGGCCCAAAAAGTTGCTCACGAGCTCATGCTAGAAGTTAAAGCGTCTGAAGAGAGGCGATTAGCCTATAAAGAAATTATGGAAAAATCCAATAAATAATAGTATTATATTAGGGGCAAACAATGGCGTTACATGATTCTATTTTAAAATTAATCAATAAAGAACCTAAGGATCAAGATGCACCAAAACCTCCTGTAGGTAGTCGCAGCGAGCGTGAAGCAAAAATTAAAGATAAAGCAGGCATGGTAATTTCTGTATTTGCGTTATTATTGGCCGTAAATGCATGGTACGGCGGAAAATTATCTGGTACCGTTTTAAATAACACTATTGCTGCAAATAACCAATGGGCATGGTATCAAGCAAAAAATGTACGTCAGGTTTTATATGAAACAGCAGCATTAGAAGCTAAATTACCTGAAAATAAAGCAAAGTTAGAAGCTGAAGCAGCACGTATGGAAACTGACAAAAAAGAAATCATGGAAAAAGCTAAGAAGCTAGAACTAGAAAGAGATATAGCTAAGAAAGGTAGCCCGTGGATTGGATATGCTTCAACTGCATATCAATTATCTATTGTTGTATTATCTGCTAGCATTCTTGCTGTAAGCATGCCTATGTTTTGGGCAAGCTTTGGAGTTGCAGCCGTTGGGGTAGTTTTATCGGCTAACGGATTATTCCTTTTCTGGTAATTAGTTTTAGGAGCAGACAATGACTGAAGAAGTTAAGAGCGAAAGTGAAAAGAAAAAAGAAGATTGGATGAATTCTAAGTGGCGTCCAATGATGGGTTGGATGTACATGATTGTCTGCACTATGGACATGGTTATATTTCCTATTCTTTGGAGTTTACTACAGACGTTTAATAAAGTGCCTATCACGCAATGGAATCCATTAACACTACAAGGTGCAGGGCTGTTCCACATCGCTATGGGCGCTGTACTTGGTTTAGCAGCATGGGGTCGTACACAAGAAAAATTAAACGGAGCAAATAATGGCGGCATACAACCAGTGGCATCAAGCCAGCCTTCAACATTTGGCCAACCTTCAGCAGGAGGATTCGGAGCATCAAGCTCGTTTGGTGCACCAGCAGCAGGTACATCTGGCGGAAGTGGCTTTGGAAGCTCATCTGGCAACTTTGGAGCAAAAACAGAACCTACATTTGCACCATCAAATACAGGATCATTTGGGGCGCCGGCAGGAGTAACTACTAATGCTAGCGGAAAGAAAGTTGTGCCAGATGAACCACAACCATTATTATAAGGAGTGTAATATGAAAATTTTATTAGCATTAGTAACCAGTTTAGCATTGGCTGGAACAGCCTATGCAGGTGGCGAGATGAAAGAAGTTTGTACAGATAAAAAAGACAGCAAAGGCAACGTAATCAAAAAGGCAGACGGATCAGTTGCTAAAGAATGTAAGAAAATTAAAGTACATAAAAAAGTAGAAGGTGAAAAAGTTCCAGAAAAGAAATAATTTCTTTTCGCTTGACAGGTCAATGTAAATATAGTATTATCTATATTACTTGACCTGTTATTACGACTATGACTGACTATTATTCAATTTTAGGTGTTAGCGAATCAGCTAGCCCAGACGAAATTAAAAAAGCATACAGAAGTTTAGCCAACAAACATCATCCCGATAAAGGGGGCGATCAGGCTAAATTCAAGGATATTAGTGTAGCTTACGACACTCTTAGTGATCCTCAAAAAAAAGCCGAATACGACCAACAAAGACAGTTCGGTGGAACACAATTCCATTTTAATACAGGAAACGGAGGATTTAGTCATTTCCAAGATATGTTTAATGCTCATTTTGGTGGGCATAGTCCGTTTGGAGATATATTTGGTCATGCACGTGGTATGCGGAGAAATAGAGATTTAAACATTCAATGTCAAATAAGTCTGTTTGATTCTTATGTAGGTAAACAGTTGGAAGCAAAATATCAAATGCCTAGCGGAAAATTTCAAACTGTTGCTGTTAATATTCCTGCTGGCGTCAACCATGGTGATACTATAAGGTACCAGGGCCTAGGTGATGATAGTTTTCCAAATGCGCCTCGTGGAAATTTGAATGTTACTGTTCTTGTAATGCCAGACAATGATTTTACCAGAACCGGAGACGATTTGTATACTAAAATTAGCATTAACCCAATAGAAGCAATTATTGGTTGTCGTAAACAAGTAAAATCTATAACTGGTGAAACTATGATGATTGATATAAGGCCAGGAGTTGAGACCGGTGTTGAATATGCTAGCAACGGGCAAGGGTTTGTTAATCTTAATACAAACCAAAGAGGAAGATTTGTGTCTGTTGTCGAAATTAAAACTCCTAAGATAACAGATCCAAATATTATTGAAGAACTAAAAAAGATCAATCAAAAACTTTAAAATATACTGATAGTTCGTGTATAATTTTAACAGCTTAACAAGGAAACATAATGGTTGAACCTAGCGATAATTTGCAAGCAGTATTTGAAAAAGCAATCGATACGGCGAAAAAATTACATCACGAATATCTAACAATTGAACATTTATTATTTTCAATGTTGTTAGACGATTCTTTTGTCAATTGTGTTAAAGGATTTGGTGCAAATGCCGATGAGTTAAAACAAAATTTAGCTAACTATTTACAAAATCAATGTAGTGAAATTACTGTTGAAGACGTTGTAGTTAAACCTAAAAAAACTCAAAGTGTAGAGCGTGTACTTAATCGAGCTTTTACACAGGTATTGTTTAATGGTCGTCAACGTATTGATCCCACTGATGTTTTTATTGCTATGATGAGCGAAAAACGATCATGGGCTTACTATTATATTACCACTGCCGATATACAAAAAGAAAAATTTGCAGAATATATTAATAATTCAGTTGAAGAAACTGGAGAAGAAGAATCAAATCCTGGAAACGACAAAGCTCTAAATGCGTTTACTACTAATTTAAATGAACAGGTTAAGAAAAATAAAATTGATCCTGTAATCGGACGTATTGACGAACTTGAAAACATTGCACTATCTTTAGGTAGACGTAGCAAGAATAATGTTATTCTTGTTGGGGATCCAGGTGTAGGTAAGACTGCTATAGCAGAAGGACTTGCCTATAATATTGTTAAGGGTGCTGTTCCGGATTTCCTTAAAGACTATGTTGTCTACAATTTAGATATTAGTGCTATGCTTGCTGGTAGCAAATATCGAGGAGACTTTGAAGAAAGATTTAAAGTTGTCCTCAAAGCATTGCAGAAAAAAGGCAAGACTATTTTGTTTATTGACGAAGCACATATGATTAGCGGTGCAGGTAGTGCAGGTAATAGCGCTAACGATCTTGCTAATATGATGAAACCCGCACTAAGTAAAGGAAATATTAAGGTTATTGCTTCAACTACTTGGGAAGAATATCGTAAACATTTCGAAAAGGATCGTGCTTTGATGCGTCGATTCCAACGAATTACAGTTGACGAGCCAACTCAAGAAGTTACATTACAGATACTTAAAGGTATTAAAAAATACTATGAGCAGTTTCATAGTACTAAGATTAAAGATGAGGCACTTCAAGCTGCAATTAAATTGTCTGTGAAATATCAAACAGATAAAAAATTACCTGATAAGGCTATTGACTTGATTGATCTTGCTTGTTCTAGATTTAATCTTAAACTGAGCACTGAAAAAATTATTGGCGAACAAGAAGTGCAGTATGAGCTAGCTAAAATGATTCAGATGCCTGAAGAAAAGATTATGGAAACAGAAAGTAGTAATCTAGCATCACTCCAAGAAAATCTTCAATCAGAAGTTTACGGACAAGACATAGCTATTCAAGAAGTTGTAGATAAGATCATTGTTGCACAAGCAGGTCTAAAATCAGAAAATAAACCTATTGGTAGTTTTGTGTTTATGGGGCCGACTGGTTGTGGAAAAACTGAAACTGCAAAAAGTCTAGCGAAAAATCTTGGTGTTAAACTTATCCGGTTTGATATGAGTGAATATCAAGAAAAGCATAGTGTTAGTAAGCTAATTGGTAGCCCTCCTGGATATGTTGGATTTGAAGAAAACGCAGGTTTGCTAATTACACAGATTCAAGAGAATCCAAATGCTGTTCTGTTGTTTGACGAAATTGAAAAGTCACATCCTGATGTAGCAACAATTTTGCTACAGATGATGGATAATGGTTTTGTTACTGGGTCAAATGGTAAACGTGCAGATTGCCGTCAATTAGTTTTAATCCTTACAACTAATGCAGGCGCACAAGATGCAGAAAAAAATGCCATTGGGTTCGGTAGTCAACAAAAAGAATATAGCGACAAAGAACTTAACAAATTCTTTACTCCTGAGTTCCGTAACCGCTTAGATGGTATTATTACTTTTAATAAACTTGGCAAAGAAACAATGGCCAAAGTTGTTGTGAAGTTTATCGACGAACTAAAAGAACAAGTTAAGGAAAAAGCTGTTCGAATTAAGATCGATAAAGAAGCGATTAACTGGTTAATCGATAAAGGATTTGATCCTAAAATGGGAGCTAGGCCGTTAGCTAGAATTATTGACAAAGAAATTAAAAGAGACCTAGCTAAGATGATGTTGTTTGGGGATTTAAAAAATGGAGGCTGGGTAACTATATCTGTTGATAATAATAAAATTTTATTAACTGCTAAACCTAAAATTACTAAAGTCCCGTTACTTACTGTAGACGCTATTGAAAATGTTGTATAAGACAACTACAAAACTTTATAGAGGAATTTATCCTTATAAAATAGTATTACTTTCAGCAATTGCCTCTAGCTTTAGGGGCAATCAACTTGATTTAATTTATCAAAATTTACTAAAAGTAAGAATAGCTCCTAATAACAAATCATTGTTAATAGGGCATAGGAATTTAACTAAAACACAAAATGAATTAGATTACGCATTTAAACTATACAATGTTATAAAAGATTTTACAAATATCGAGCTTAGAGTAGAATCACCGTATATAACTGTCTATACTTGCGATCAAAATCAAATTAATAATCTAATAGCTATAGATAAAGATCGAGTTAAGTATGTGTCATTACCGCCTGTAGATACAGTACTAGATAAAAATACTATCATTTCGCCTAAAAGAGATTATGACTATAAAGTTACATTAGGTAGAACTACTACAAATCATAACGCTTTTATTAATTGGGCAGAAAATAGTAACAATTTAAAAATAACAAAAAGTTGCAAAACTTGCCTTAGCAAAGATAAAAGTTGGGGCGGTACTCACTTTTATGTTAAAGGCGAAAAAAATCTTCTGATGGCTAAAATGCATTTAGGTGGATCTATAGCTAAAATAGAACAGATTGTCAAGCAAAAACAATAATACTGCAATACCAAAAGCGATAAATACTCTATAATCATTTAGAGTAAGTATTTTCTTAGGAAACAGTATATGCGTATTATTGACTTAATAGAAGGCAAAAATTTCAAAGATCTAGAATTCGTTAAACACTCTGGCGACAAGAGAGAAATTAACTTTGATCTAGCTGAAGATCTTGTCTACTTTATGAATAACGACGATGATATTTACCGTCGTAATTTGTACCCAGCTATAATGCGCTGCCAAGATCGTATAGATCTAAAACAACCAACAAATCCTACTCTATTTAAAACCGCTGTTTTAGATAGTTACAATCATTATTGCAAAAAATTTCCTATTAGAGAACTTCCTGGATCCTTAGATGAAGAAGTGTGCAACGAGATATGTAAAAAGTTACATGAAGAAATTTGCACACAAATTAAAGAAGGCAAATATAAGGAATAAACTGTGCTGCTACGTGAATTATTTTTTCGTGAAGCTAATGCTGACGTAGACGACAGCATGGAAAGGTATGGTAGACCTTTCAATCATCCCGAACACCTTGTATTTTTTAAAGGATCTAGAGGAACACTTGAAGCACTAGGACACTTTAAAGAAATAGCAGAAGAACAACCAGGTAAGACAACTATTAGACGTAAATGGGATGGTAATCCTCAAGTATATTGGGGCAGAGAAGAAAAGGGCGGACCGCTTATACTAGCAGGACATAACCAATGGAGTAGAGGGGTTAAAGGCACTAGTCCTCAAGAAGTATACGATTTTATTGCTAACAAAAGTGGCAATCCTAAAACTCCTGAAGATGCAAAAAAGCGTCAAGAATTTGCAACAAATTTTGCTAATCTTTATCCTTTATTTGATGCAGCTACACCTGAAGATTTTGTAGGGTTTGTATATGCAGACAATTTATTTGGTGTTGAACCTGCAAATCCTAAAAGATTAGATAATCCAACTAAAGAATATCCTAAAGGCGTATGGACTTTTTGTCCAAACCCTAAATCAAACACCTGTTATCATGTAGATGCTGCTAGCGAACTTGGAACACGAATAGGCCAGGCGCAGGTAATGGTGGTAGGCCATGCTTATTTTGAAACTTTTGGTGCTCCTGATCGTGCTCAACAGCCTATGGATGACTTTAGTCAATTTAATCAAACACCAGGTTTAATTGTTCAAGGTCCTATATATACAGATACTGCACCAGAAATTGATACTAGTCCCATTGACGAAATGATTGCATATGTTAATGAACACGGACCTGCTGTAGATAACTTTCTATCTAGTTTACCAGATCCAGATAAGAATGGCATATTTTATCCATTCTTTAATCAGATGAGTAATTTACATGCGTCTGGTAAACAAGATTTTAACAGTATTTCGGGAAATACTTTTTTGCAATGGATGAAAGAAAAAGGCGTTAGTGGTAAAAAACAACAGCACATATTAAACATGATTGAAGCACACCCCGGTGGCCTAGATGCTATATTCTTTTTAATTAAAGGCATTAGAAACATGAAAGACGAGGTAGATGCGGGTATTAGGCAACAGCCTCGTAAAGAAATATGGGATACTAACAGCGAAGGACATGTTCGCTATGCACAAAAACATCATAAATATGGTAATATAAAAATAGTCCCCACTTCTTGGGCCCCAGGAGCAACAGCAGCATGAGATTAAGAGAACTTTTTGAAAACATTTATGAAACAGTTCCTGAAGGCGGAGAAGAGTTTGACGGAAGTTTGAAAACTATTGGCGTGTGTTTTGGCCGATTTAATCCTCCGCATCGTGGTCACAGAGAAGTATGGAAGGCAGCTAGTAAAAATCCTATATGGTTTGTGGGCACAAACGAAGCTACTAGTGGACCTAAAGATCCATTACCGTATGATGTTAAATTACAATGCATGGCAGCAGTATGGCCGCAAGTTGCTGGGCATGTTATCCCTGAACAAAGTCTACTAACACTTGCTAGTAGAATATATGAAGAACACGGATCAAATGTTCATTTAAAAGTCTACACAGACGAAGAGTGGTTAATTAAAACGTTACAACAGTATAATGGTGCAAGTGACAAGCCGCATGGTATGTACAAGTTTAATCAAATTGACTGGATTAAGACTGAAAGACTAGCTAGTGCTACTAATTTGCGGGCAGCAGCAAAATCTGGTAATAGAGAAGTATTTTATAAAGATATGGGCATTAAACCCAGCGTTACTTTAGAAGTTGAAGGTAGAGAATTACCAGTGTTTGACGTTGTTGCATATTTTTTAAACAAGTATCCTGATAAAAAGAAATCAGCAGTAGCAGAAGCTAAGGGCAAGATGAAACCTATGGACCCTACTCAAAAAGCTGCTATGAGAAATGCATCAACATTACCCGGACTTAATATGAGTACAGGATCTGCTTATATGAATTATCGCATGGGAATTGCATTAGCAGGCGCTCCTGATTATCCAACTAAAATGGAAGCTGATAATTGGATTGGCGGAGACCCTTTACTTTCATCATATACAGAAGAAGAATTTGAGATGGTTAAAAAGGCTGCTCAACAAGTTGGTGCAGGTACTATACAAAACTGGAGTGGGAACCGTAGCGAAGAAGTAGCCGACGTAAATAAAACAAGCCCAGTAGCTAAACCTAAGAAGAACAAATACGGAGTTTAATGTGGACAAGTATCATTTAGCACTTAAAACAGCATTTGCCAGTGAGTATGCATTTGCACTTAAAGCACAGAATTTTCATTGGAACGTAGAAGGAGCAAGTTTTCCTCAACTACATATGTTGTTTGAAAAAATTTACGAAGCAGTTTACGAAGGAATTGATACATTTGCTGAACAACTGAGAGCATTACAATTATATACACCTGCTAGTTTACAAAAATTTAGTATGTTATCTGTAGTTAACGACGAAGATGATGTACCAGATCAAGGTTCAATGGTGGCTGAACTATTATCAGATAGCGAAAAAATGGCTAATATTTTTCGTATTACCTATGAAATGGCCGAGCAAGCAGGAGATCATGGCCTTGCAAACTTCCTAGCTGAACGACAAGACATACATAAAAAGTACAGCTGGCAGTTAAGGTCAACGTTAAAATGAAACAATACAGGATCACTACTGAACATTTAAATCAAAACAGTCCCGACGACTGTTATCTTGCCCCCGACGATCCTATACATGAATTAAAAGCCATGCAACACCTAGCAGGTCTTGGAGCAGATGCTAAGTTGCATGAAATGCGAGGAATGAATATTAGTGTAACAGGCAGTGAAAACGGCAGAATACAAAGAGAGAATAATATTAAGCCAGGCACACCCGAATGGTTTAAACTTTGGTTTAGTTTACCTTACTTTACAGGTGAGAAAAAATTATGAGATTTAACGAAATTTATAGAAGAAGTAGTTTTTATAATCCAATGGATTATGAACGTAGAGAACAACGAGCGATGGATGCTGATAGGCGTGCATTTAAACGTGCAGAATTACAACACGAATTAGGGCATGAAGACGATCCTAATTGGCAACGACAAATGCGACAGCAAGAAATTGACCGTGATCGCGGCCCCTGGTATATTAAAATTAACGGAAAACTTCTTAAAAGTAAAGGTGAAGTTAAAGTATTTGATTGGAAACGCGGTGCAAATAACTATGCACTAGCCATATTAAAAAACAAACCAGAGCTAGATGGTAAAATATTTTTAACTAAGAAAGCACAAGATGACGAACAAAGTCTAGCCGAAGACGGCGATAGGTATTCCGAAATCCTTGCTAAGAAAGTATTTTCTGATAACCCTAATCTAGACTCGAGTGGTAGGGCAGATGAACTTTTAGATGTAGGTTACAAGTATGCTGTAGATGATTTAGGTAGAAAACGTGCAGCAGGTATTTTTAGATACGATGAAGATTTTCCTAGTGACTTTGTCAGCGCTTACAGTTGGTTGCAAAAGAACTCCGACAACTCTTTAGAAGAATCAGCTACCGCAGGAGCAACCAGCGCTGCTAATGTAAGCATTGGTCCTACATACAAAAACAAACCAGCAAAAGCTGCTAAAAATCCAGATGGAACTGTTAAAAACGCCCAAGATATGAAAGGTACTAACCTTATTACTGGGGGCAGTATTGGAAAACAATCATTTATAAAACGCTAAATACATAAAGAAAACGGAGTTTACTCATGCCACCAGAATTAGATCAAATGAATGCACCAATGGACCTAGGCGGTTCTATGCCTACAGACGAACCACAAGGGTTTATTCCTCCTGGAGAAACAGATCATGAAGGTGCTATGGCCAAAGCTGACCTATACAAGTTAGCTAACTATAGCTTAAAACTATTCAAAAAAATCCAGGATCAGGATCAACTAGAAGCCTGGGTACAAGCAAAGATTACCAAAGCTGCTGACTATATTGCCAGTGTATATCACTATCTAGAATACGAAATGAAATTTAGTGAGTACGGACATAAGTTAGATAATAGCGATGTTTTAAGTGAAAGTCAAAGAACTGAATTAAAAAATAAACTTTTAGAAGCTAAGGCTAAAATGAAAGAACTTAAAAAAGCCCAAGCTGAAAAAGTAAAAGAAGGATCTATTCAAGGCGGAGTATGGGTTTCTACTCCTGATAAAGGTGTTCCACCGCCACACAATCCAGACGGTGGAAGTGCGCCTGCTCCTAAAAAGCCTGCTGCTAAAAAAGCTCCAACTAAAAAAGCTGAAGCTGGTGCAGAAACCGCAGTTGCAGAAGCTGAAGATCGTAAACCAGCTAAAAAGTCTGAGCGCGAAGTAGAACTACCAAGTGGTGCTAAAGTTAAAGCAACTAAAGTTCAAGGATGGCAAAGTCAAAAAGCTGATAAAGAAGCAGACAAAGAAAAGAAAAAAGATTTAGACGAAGGTAAAGGCGATGGTAATTTAGCTAACAATGCCAAACCATACGATAAAGTAACACGCGGTGATGTTATTGCAGGACGCTTAGGTAAAGATGAAAAAGGCGGCAAAGCTAAGAAAGTCAAAGAAGAATTAGAAAAAGTAGGCGATACTAAAAAAACAAAAACTGGTGAACTAACTAAAACTGCAACAGGTGTTAAGCATAAGCGTACAGATTTTAGTGATGAAGAGCACGGTGAAGCACCTAGCAAAGTAAAAGAAAAATCGGCCGCTGAAAAGAAAGCAGATAAAGCCAATGATATTAAACTACCTAAGCACAAAGGCAATACATGGGGCATGAAGGGCGGAGAAAAGTTTGGTAAGAAAATGGAATCAGCTGCGGTTACCATGTGGAAAAATGTCAAAGAAGACGCTAAGAAATCTCTAGCAGAAGCTGAAGCAGAAAAAGGTGACATGGATCACGACGGTAAGAAAGAAAAAGATTCTAAAGAATACAAAGATAATAAAGACGCTGCAATCAAAAAAGCAATGGGCAAAGAAGATAAAAAAGAGACTGTAAAAGAATCTGCCGAAGTTTTAAGAGTTAAAGAACTAACACAGCGTTTGTTAGGATAATATCATGGATATGAGGAAAATTCTACAGGCCATCGACGGAGCTTCATCGAAGCCTGTAGAAGGATCTAACGACATGAAACGTTTTGTACAGATAGTAAACGAAGGAACTAGTCCTCATAAAGTTAGTTTGCCTGTACAAATGACCATGCAACATTATCAAAAATCTCAACCAGCAAAACAAAAAGATACTTTACTAAAAAAGTATTTTATGGAGGCTGAAGAAGAAATATTAAAAGAAAAAGAACAGCGCAGAGCTCTTATTAATCAATATGCTTCTGTAATAGCAGAACGTGTAAGACTAAAGAATAAAGAGGATTGAAAAAATGGATTTTAAAGCATTACTTCAAGAACTTGAAGCAATAGAAAACACTCAAGTTATTTCGGAAGCAGTAACTCTCCAGCAAGTACAGGAAATAGAAAAAATGGCTGCTAGACAGGCTGCGATGGATAAGGCTAAGGGCGGTTGGAAAGCATTTACAACCTTTGATCCTGTTACAGCAGGCAACGTTGCCCTAGCTGATTTAGCAGACAAAGCAGGATTACCTGGTTTATTTAATAGCAAGGGTGAATTTGTTGTTGCTACAAGTAAAAGAATGGATGGTCAAACTGGCGGTGCTCCGCAGATTGCTCCGCCAACACCAGCCGATTGGCAACCATTAATGAAGTTAGGACTAGTTCCACAAAATGCACAAGGTCCTGCAGGATTAACTAACTTACTAACCGGCGGCAAAGCAGGCCAAGAATTTGATCAAGTTAAAAAGTCAAGCGCACAAACAGGTGCAAAAATTTCAGGCGATGCATTTATTAAAGACGCACTGTTTAAACTAAGCACACGTATGTTTGAATTAGAAAGAACGCTAAGAGAATCTGTTGGTCAGAGAAGTATTTCTAAAGAATTAGTAGAAAGTTTTGGCTATCAGCAAACTGATGAAGGAGTATGGTCAACTATCGGTAAAGCTATTCCTGGATTAGGATTAGCTGCTGGTGGATACGATGCATACAGAAGAGCGCAACAAGGTGATTATACAGGTGCTGCTCTTTCTGGTGCAGCTGGTCTAGCTGGTATGATACCAGGTGTCGGAACTGCTGCTAGTCTGGGACTAGCAGGATACAACGCAGGAAGAGACAAGGCTCGTACTGGAAGTTTTTTTCCAGACGATGAAGAAATTAAAACAGCAGTAGCTAATAGTAATAAACCTACACAAACTGCTCAATCTTCATCTGGGCAAGCTGGTATGCCGGCTAGCGATAACAAATTAGCCAAATTACAAAAAATTATAGGTGCTAATCCAGATGGTATTATGGGACCTGAAACAGCAGCTAAACTTAAAGCTTGGCAACAGAAAAAAGGAATTAAAGCAGACGGAATGCCTGGCCCAGAAACATATGGTGCAGCAGGAATTAGAGAAGATGTAGCCGAAAGTATGGCCAATCTAAGAAATAAACTAATCCTATTAGAAAGAAGTCAAAGAGATTATTCTCCGGATGCCGAAGTCGACGAGGGTATATTTGATGTCATCAGCGGACTTGGAAGAGGTGCAGTGAACGTTGGAAAAAATCTCATAGGTGGACTACGTGGTCGAGCTGCTCAAGGAACAACACGCACTGCTGATGAACTAGCTGCAAGCCAAGCTGCTACAAATGCAACAAGAGTAGCAGCAGGTAAAAAGCCGTTAACTCCTGCACAATTAGCTCAACAAGCAAGAGCAGGTATTGGTACTGTTAATCCAGCTACTAGGCTTGCAACCGGTGCCAACAGAACAGGTCAAGCCATTGCCAACAATCCGGTTAAAACTGGATTAGCTACCGCAGCGGCTGCGGGCGGTGTAGGATATCTAGCTAATAGAGATTCTGATGCAGGATCAGCAGCACAACAGGCTGGAACTGGTAGTTCAGGACAAGGCGCTCAACCAGCTGGAGCTGGTAGTTCAGACCAAGCAGCCGGAGGTAATACTACGTCTAATGCAGCCGATGCGGCTAATGCAGCTAATGCAGCTAATACAGCTAATGCGGCGAACGCGGCTCCTGAAAAACAATTAACCGACAAACAAAAAGAGCTTATAAAAGAAATCCAAGCTATAATGAGTCAACTTGCAGATATCGAAGATCAAGAAGTGTTCACTGAGCTTGAAAAAGCACAGAATCTTATTGATAGAGTTAATCAATCAGTTGCTCCAGAAAAGAAACCTGAAGGGCCAAAACCTTCTGATTCAGAAAGAGCACCCGAATTAGACATGGGCGCTGGTAAAAAATAAATTATCAACCTTTGAACAACGGCGGATTATCCGCCGTTTTTCTTTTACGTATTGACAAGTGTAGCTAAGTAATATACAATAGGCTTATTTAGAGGAGAATATAATGGCAGGTCGTTCATACGGTGCAGAAGAAAAGGCAAAATTGGAAAGGCTAATTGCTGAAGGCTCAACAGTTCTACGTGAAGTTGAAGACTTACAAGAAGGCTTAAAAGAAACAGTCAAGGCAGTAGCAGAAGAATTACAAATCAAACCTAGCGTCATTAACAAAGCAATTAAGATCGCACACAAAGGTGATTGGAAAGCCTACAATGAAGACTGGGAAGAAATTGAAGCTATTTTGGATATTACTAAACGTATCTAAAAATAGTACAATATGTGGGCAAAGCGGGCCATAATCCGCTACATCGGTATTTGCGAGCCTAAAATCGCATGGAGAAACTATGAGTTATGTCGACGCTTATTTCGACAGGGATAATGATCTTATCCGCATCGTCGAAAGAAATAAGAAAGGTGAGAGAGAATACAAAGATATTCCTGTAAGGCACACCTTTTACGTTAAAGACCCCAAGGGCAAACACCAATCTATCTACGGCGATTCCTTGACTAGAATCGTTTGTAAAAATACCAAAGAACTTCGTAAAGAAATGGCCATTAATAGTGGTCGAGAAATGTACGAAGCAGATATCAATCCTATTTTTGTATGTTTAAGTGAAAATTATCTGAATGCAGATGCACCAAAATTAAATGCAGCATTTTTTGATATTGAGGTAGATTTTGATCCAGAGAGAGGCTATGCATCACCAGATGACGCATTTATGCCTATTACTGCCATTGCCGTTCACTTGCAATGGTTAGATACTATGGTCTGTTTAGCTATTCCTCCGAAGACTATGACTATGGAGCAGGCTAAAGAGGCGATTAAAGAATTCCCTAATACTATGCTGTTTAATAAAGAAGCAGATTTGTTAGATACTTTCTTAGATCTAATACAAGATGCAGATGTGTTAAGCGGATGGAATAGTGAAGGCTTTGATATTCCATATACTGTAAATCGTGTTACAAAAGTTTTGAGTAAAGAAGATACAAGAAAATTTTGTTTGTTTAATTTACTGCCGAAAAAGAGAGAATACGAAAAATTTGGTCGTACAGCAACTACCTATGACTTTATTGGTCGTGTTCATGTTGACTACCTTGAACTTTACAGAAAGTATACATATGAAGAAAGGCACAGCTATCGATTGGATGCCATCGCGGAATACGAACTTGGGGAAAGAAAAACCCAATATGAAGGAACGCTGGACCAGTTATACAACAACGACTTCAAAACATTTATTGAATACAACAGACAAGACTGTGCTCTATTGGACAAACTCGATAAAAAACTCAAGTTTCTGGATCTAGCTAATACTCTAGCGCATGAAAATACTGTGCTGATTCAAACTACTATGGGCGCGGTTGCTGTTACTGAACAGGCCATTATTAACGAATCTCATCGTAGAGGATTCCAAGTTCCGAATCGTCCTAAAATGGATGATAGAGAAAACACTAATGCTGCCGGAGCTTATGTTGCTTATCCTAAAGAAGGTATACACGACTGGGTAGGTTCATTAGACATTAACAGTCTTTATCCTAGTGCTATTAGAGCACTAAACATGGGTCCTGAAACAATTATAGGACAACTTCGTCAAACATTAACAGATGCACATATTCAAGATCAAATTAATAAAGGAAAAAGTTTTGCGGCAGCTTGGGAAGGGTTATTTGGCAGTTTAGAATATACCGCAGTTATGAACTGTGAAATTGGCACTGACATTACTATTGACTGGGAAAATGGGGATAGTGATGTATTAAGTGCTGCTGAGGTCTATAGGCTAATCTATGAAAGTAATCAGCCTTGGATGCTTTCGGCGAATGGCACTATATTTACTTACGAAAAAGAAGGCATAATTCCAGGACTGTTAAAGCGCTGGTATGCTGAACGTAAGGAAATGCAGGCTAAACTAAAGGAGGCTATAAATGCTGGTAACAAAATTGAAGAGGAGTATTGGGACAAAAGACAGTTGGTTAAAAAGATTAACCTTAATTCGCTCTATGGTGCCATCCTTAATCCTGGGTGTCGCTTTTTTGATAAGCGTATCGGCCAATCTACAACTCTTACTGGGCGTCAGATTGCAAAGCACATGGCTGGAAAGGTCAATGAAATCATTACAGGAGAATATAACCATGTTGGCAAGGCCATCATCTACGGCGATACAGATTCCTGTTACTTTAGTGCTTTCAAGACTTTAAAAAATGAAATTGATGCTGGGCATATTCCCTGGACTAAAGATACTATTATTCAACTGTACGATCAAATTGGCGGAGAAGTTAACCAAACGTTTCCTCAATTTATGTTAGATGCTTTCCATGTTCCAAAGACACGCGGAGAAGTAATTAAAGCAGGTCGAGAAATTGTTGGTAGTAAGAGCTTGTTTATTACTAAAAAGCGTTATGCAGTTCTTTATTACGACAAAGAAGGCAAACGTCTTGACATTGAAGGTAAGCCCGGAAAAATTAAAGCTATGGGATTAGATCTCAAACGCAGTGACACTCCAGAATTTATCCAAGATTTTTTAAGTGAAGTTCTTGAAAAAGTGTTAACTGGTAGTACAGAACAAGAAGTGTTAGATCATATTGCCGAATTTAGAATTAAATTTAAGGCAAGACCAGGTTGGGAGAAGGGTAGTCCTAAACGTGCTAACAATATCACTGAGTATGAGGCCAAAGAAAAGAAACAAGGTAAAGCCAATATGCCTGGGCATGTTCGCGCTAGTATTAACTGGAACACATTAAAGCGTATGTTCAGTGACAAGTATAGTATGAACATTACTGATGGTGCTAAAGTTATTGTTTGTAAACTTAAACCTAATCCATTAGAATTTACTAGTGTTGCGTATCCTGTTGACGAACTTAGGTTGCCGCAATGGTTTAAGGATTTGCCTTTTGATCATGACGAGATGGAAGCCACTATCATTGATAACAAGTTAGAAAATCTAATCGGTGTTCTAAATTGGGATATTAGATCCACTGAAGAAAAGAACACATTTAACAGCCTGTTTGAATTTTAATATGAAGATACTTATAGCGGGTTACGGTTTTGTTGGTAAAGCCGTAACAAATAACTTAAAAAATAACTACTCTATTGAAATTATAGATCCTGTTATAAACAATAATAAAATTTCAAATCATCCGGATGCAGAAGGATTAATAATTTGTGTTGGTACTCCTAGTACTATTGACGGACGATGTGATGCTAGTCAAATTATAGCAGTATTAGATCAGTGTCCATTGCATATACCTGTTCTAATTAAAAGTACAGTAAGTCCAGATGTTGTTAAATTACTTGAAGAAAAATATCAAGATCACAGCTTAACTTTTAGTCCGGAGTTTTTAAGAGCAAATACTGCAAATCAAGATTTTCAAAATCAAAAATTTATGATATTAGGAGGAGAAGATCCTGACTGTTTTTGGCAGGACTTATTCACAAAGACTTTGCCGCACTGCACAATCTTTTTTAATTGTAGTAGTCTAGAGGCTAGTATTATAAAATATACTGCCAATAGTTTCTTAGCAATTAAAACCAGTTTCTTTAATCAAATATATGATGTGTGCCAAGCTAGTGGTGCTGAATTCGATGTTGTAAGACAAGTATTAGGCCATGATAATCGAATTGGCATGGATCACACAATGGTTCCCGGGCCCGACGGTCGGCGAGGATGGGGAGGTCATTGTTTTCCCAAGGATACTAAAGCGTTTATAAAATATAGTTGCGGTCTAAATAAACCAATAACAATATTGAACGAATCGGTTGAATATAATGAAAAAATTCGTTGACTTTTATCAACGATCTAAATATAATCTAATTTAATGGAGACTTACATGAAAGATTTTTTACAAGACCTAGTAGCACATACTCATAGTATTGGCTTTTTACCTTTAGTTAAGATCGTGTCTAATGACAAAGAGACGTCGATCGAATCAATGGCTGAAGATCGCAGCGTTATCCTTAATGCTAAAACTCACAATCCAGTATCGGATTTTGAAGGCACATTTGGAATGCCTAACTTAAACAAACTCGACATTCATTTAAAGTGCCCGGAGTACAAAGAAAATGCTGTGATTAATGTTGTTAAACAACAGAGGAATAATGAAGAAATTCCAACTGGCTTACACTTTGTTAATGCTGCCGGCGACTTTGAAAATGATTATAGATTTATGAATCAAGAAATCATTAACGAAAAACTTAAGAGCGTTAAATTTAAAGGATCTACTTGGGATGTTGAGATTGAACCAAGTGTTGCTAGCATTCAAAGATTAAAATTTCAAGCCAACGCACACAGTGAAGAAAATACATTTCAAGTCAAAACTGATAATGGCAACTTAGTTTTTAGTTTCGGTGATGCTAGTACACACGCAGGTAGCTTTGTGTTTCATTCGGGTGTTACTGGTAAGCTAAAACAAACTTGGAGTTGGCCGGTTGTTCAAGTTATGAGTATCCTTAATCTTCCTGGAGACATCACTATGAAGATTGCCGATGTTGGCGCAATGATGATTACTGTTGATAGCGGTGTTGCTGTCTACAATTATATCCTACCTGCACAATCTAAATAATGGAAACTAAACGTCGAACTATTGCAAGGATGATCAGCTATCGCATTACTGCCTGGCTGTTTACTATTGTGTGGACATACATGTTCACAGGTGATATTGGTAATGCCACCGGCTTTGCTACAGCATTACATATTCTTTTAAGTATTGATTACTATATACATGAAAGAATTTGGTTAAAGGTAAAGTGGGGTCGAATTGAATCGTGATCTAACATCAACACAGAATGACTATGCGGTATTCCTGCCTGCTACGTCTGGTTTTTATGCCACGTTTATAGGCAAGCAACGATATGGAAATTATGTAGATCCTGCACGTATTCCTAAAAGTTTTACAAACGGTGTAGAAAGTCTTAACTATCTAGAACCAGATAAAGGACTATTTTATTACAATTGGTGTTTATATAGTGCAGGTCATGCTAACCTAGATCTCAATAAATCAGACGAAGGCGAAGATATGTTTCGAAATCGCAATCGTTCTACCAGTTGGGTATTAGGTGATAGTGGTGGATTCCAAATTGGCAAAGGTGTGTGGGAAGGTGACTGGAAAAATCCTAGTTGCCCTAAAGCACAGAAGAAACGTGAACAAGTTCTTAAGTGGATGGATGCACTTATGGACTATGGTATGTGTTTAGACATTCCAGCATGGGTTGCTCGTAGTCCTGCTGGTCAAAAAGCTACTGGTATTACCACATACGCAGAAGCAGTACAAGGTACATACATTAACAACGATTGGTTTATTAACAATCGAAACGGTAATTGTAAATTTTTAAATGTTTTACAAGGTGAAAATCATACAGATGCTGAAGATTGGTATCAACGTATGAAACACTACTGTGATCCTAAAAAATATCCCAATAGGCATTTTAACGGATGGGCTATGGGTGGGCAAAATATGTGTGATATACACTTGACTTTAAAACGTCTTGTGTCTTTAAGATTTGATGGTCTGTTAGAAAAAGGCAAACAAGATTGGATGCACTTTCTAGGAACATCAAAGTTAGAGTGGGCAACTTTATTAACTGATGTACAACGTGCTGTAAGGAAATATCATAATGAAAACTTTACCATATCTTTTGACTGCGCCTCACCGTTTCTGGCAACAGCAAACGGACAGATCTACATCCAAACAGAAACAGCAGACAGAACAAAATGGGTCTACCGAATGGTGCCGTCTGCTGATGACAAAAAGTATGCAACAGACTCAAGACTCTTCAAAGATGCGGTCATCCAAGACAGAATCTTTAAAAACTTTGAATCAAGCCCAATAATTGATCAAGTTGAAATTAAAGATATTTGTATCTATAAGCCAGGTGACCTAAACAAAATTGGCAAGGAAGGTCGTACCAGTTGGGATAGTTTTAGTTACGCTATACAAATGGGTCATAACGTTTGGAGCCATATTAATGCTGTACAAGAAGCTAATCGACAGTACGATAACGGTAGAATTCCTGCTATGCTAGTACAAGAAAAATTTGACCGACTCTTTTTTAAAGATATTGTTGAAGCTATATTTTCAACTAGCGATCGTGCTGTAGCAGATGCAGTCGTTGAAGAATATAGCCGTTTCTGGATGAGTATTATTGGCACTAGAGGTGCCACTGGAAAGAAAACAGTTAATGCATCTACAATGTTTGCCAATTTGTTTGACGAAGTAGACCCAGAACCTGTACAATCTGAGCACAGTGATGAATTTACTCAAGACGAAATTGATAAACTAGATGAATTGGAATTGGGTCATGACGCTACCTGACGAACGTTATCGAGCTGTTATACAGACTCGTAAATTTTTAATAGACTTGTGTAATCCTCAACACACTCCACGAGTTCCTAAACTTATCAGAGAACACGCTCGAAGTATGCTACGTCACTATCCTAGTGACTGGGATATGGAACGTGCTTCTGCAGATGCGCCAGATGTATTTCAAACTCAAATGGAAGCTGTTACTCGCTTAATCAAGCAATACGAACAATCTAAGGCAGAGAAAAATGAAGCGTAATTATAACGACGGTGTTAGAGAAAATGTTAAATTTTTCTTTGGTAAGGAAGTTGAAAAGACACCGGCATTTGGTCTTAATACTTTATTTGTTGTAGATGTGCATCCTGTACAAGATGTTGAAGCTATTTTAACATCAACAAACACTAAAATTGATCATATCTTTTTTGGTGCTAATCATAGTTTTACTCCTAAGGATGCATTAGATTGGCAACGTTGGGAAACTATGATTGAGTATTTTTTAGAAAAAGAATATCTGTGTTCTCTAGATATTTCATTAAATTTCATTGAAGAATTTCATGACGGCAATCTTTGCAGTTATGAAAATTTTATTCCTCAAATTCGTGTTCCAATTCCTTATATTAAACTATGGAATTATAACACAATGGTTAAAATCGACGACAAAGATTTTAAAGCAACAAATCCTGGTGTATGGTGTCATAGCCTACATAAACTTCAAGATAGATCCAAGTATACTACTTGGAGCGAATATAAAAACGACGAGATTATCAAATGACAACAATTAAAACTGATGTAAGACCAAATAGAATGATCTGGGTAACCTTTCAAAAAGAAGGTATTCACAAATATCCAGCAGCATTAACTGATCCTAATCTAGCCACAGGCGATGAATATGATGTTAGCTTTCTTGGTTATCCCCATCGTCATATCTTTCACTTTCGTGTTTGGATCTCTGTAACACACAACGATCGAGATATTGAGTTTATTCAGTTCAAGCGTTGGTTGGAAAATCTTTATAAAGATAGTACACTGACACTTGATTATAAAAGTTGCGAAATGATCAGTGAAGATTTATATGCACAGATCAACGCAAGGTATCCAGGCCGAGAGGTTTGGATTGAGGTCTCCGAAGACGGAGAAAATGGTTGTTTTATTAAATTTTAAGGAAACTTAATATGGCTATTAATTACAAAGAAGTAAGTTATTTCCAAACTCGCCCCGAAGTAGTCAAAATTTTTGACGACCTTGATGCATTTAGGGATTTTTGTCGCATGGAGCTTTTGGAATTCAACGAGGCTCATTTGTACAACAAGCAGAGTGATATTTGGAATAAGTATCTCTATAGTAACAGATCAAGAAAATTTAATTACAAAAACGGATACAAGGCTAAAAATTAATGATCTATCTTGTTGATCTAGAAGCAGTTGATACAAGGTACACCGGACAATGGAAACATCATGTACCCGAACTTCTTAAAAAACAAGGACATGAAGTTCATGTCATCAGTGGTCCTGAGGATATTCCTAGTGCCACTACTCCTGGTGCCTTTCTCAATTTTGGTGGGACTAATATATACAAGTCTCGTCAAGTTGAAGAATTTAGTCGCTTATTTACATCCGGAGCAGTTAAGCCTGGGGATCATTTTTTGTTTACTGATGCTTGGCATCCTGGTATCATAAACTTAAAATACATGAGTGAGCTTCTTGACATTCCTGTTAAGATTCACGCACTGTGGCATGCTGGTAGTTACGATCCTCAAGATTTTCTTGGTCGATTAATTGGCAAAGCTAAATGGGTTAGAAATGCTGAAAAGAGTTTCTTTCATGCTATTGATCATAATTACTTTGCTACTAATTTTCATATTGACCTTTTTATAAAGAACTTATTGGAGGATGGCTATCCTAGTGAAAATCCCTGGTATGAAGAAGATGTTAAAGATCTTCTAGATAGCGGCAAGGTTATTCGTACAGGCTGGCCTATGGAGTATATGCCTAGTACACTTTCTCAGTATAAAGGTATTCCAAAAAGAAACTTAATTCTTTTTCCGCATCGTATTGCACCAGAAAAACAAGTTGAAATTTTTCGAGACTTATCTACACACTTACCACAATATGAGTTTGTAGTTTGTCAAGATCGTAAACTAACTAAACACGAATATCACACCCTACTAGGTGAAGCAAAACTGGTATTCAGTGCTAATCTACAAGAAACTTTAGGAATTAGTTGTTACGAGGGTGCAGTAGTTGATGCTGTTCCAATGGTTCCAGACAGACTCAGTTACACAGAAATGTATTTTGACAATTTTAAATATCCTAGCAAATGGACTGAAAGCTGGGATGCCTATAATGTATATAGGCCAGATCTATGTAGAGCAATCATGAGTCATATGGACTATTACGAAACAAGATTGCCTCTCATTAAAAAACAAGCGGAGGCTTTAGATGGGCAATTCTTCTCAGCAGGACCTTTACTCAATAACATTAAATGATACAATAACAATTGATCCTAGTTCATGGACTATGGATAGCAGTTTAGATACTGCTTCAATAAGCAATATATCTATTACAGGAAGTAATGGTAGTGGTTATATTGGAGCTACAGGATCTTCTGGAACTTATACTATTAGCAGTGGCACTGTGCCCGGCACATATAGTATTAATGAATGGAGTAATGGAAAAGAGTTTGTAGACTGCTTGCCTAGTTTTAGTAGAATAGAAGCTATGTGTAAAGAATTTCCAGGACTAGCAATAGCCTTTGAAAAGTTTAAAACAACTTACTATCTTGTTAAGGACGAATATGATAATCCAAAAGATAAAAAGTAAATTTCTTTCGTGGTTAGAAAAACACGATCGAAAAAGAATTATTATGGATCGCGTAAGCGAAAAACCATATCTCGAACGTTACTATGTTTTTTTAAAAGATAGACAGCATTTTCCTTTTAATATTTTTTTACATAAATTTTTACGTAGCGATCCGGACGACGTACATGATCATCCTTGGCCTTACGCTACAATTATCTTAAAAGGTGGTTATTATGAATGGACTCCTAACTTTAATTCGCAAGGTGCCAAGATCAGTGAAACACGGCATTGGCGTGGGCCTGGGCATTTCCGTATTTGCAGTGCTAATAGCTATCACCGTATTGAGCTTGAAGCAGGCGTAGACTGCTGGACGTTGTTCATGCCAGGACCGCAACGTCGTGAATGGGGATTTCTTGTAAAAAATACCTGGGTACATAATGAGAAATACTTAAATGACCGTAAACAGCAAAGTATCAGCACCACTTAACTGGACTACACAAAATACTGTGTTAGGCGGAGGCACACTAGGTACCATGGCAGGATCTAATGGGACGTATACTATCACGAATACTACTGGATATCAAATAAGTCCAACTTTAATTGTTAACAATGATCCGGCTAGTTTAGATGTAAAAGGTAAGATTATACACAATGGTAGAGATTTAGAAGAACGATTACGAACAATCGAAAAAGTCTTGATGATCCCCGAAAGAGATGTTGCATTAGAAAATAGTTATCCTCTTTTAAAGAAAAAATACGAAGATTATATCGAAACTCTTTCTAAATACAGAATGTGGCAATCAATTAAAGGAGAAGAAAAATGAAAGAATTTATTGTCAAAGAAGATTTAGGTTTTAGACTAAGAATTAAAAGTTGGAAATGTTCTTATCCTAATAATCTTAATGCTATTGAATTTATACAAGAGTGTAAAAATAAAGATGGTGGAGTAGATTCTTCGTCAACTTATCAATTTTTTATGACCGATGAAGAAGTAAAAACATTAGCACAAGGGCTTGTGTCTTTATGAGTGATTTAACTGTTAAAGAACTTAAAGAAAAACTTAGTATTATTGAAAAAGATCTAGAAACACTAAGATCAACTGGTGAATCAGGAAGGAAATTAGAAGTACTTTCTGATTATAGAGATTACATAAAAGATGAAATAAAGTTTTTAGAAAATGAACAACGACAGATGGTGGGAAGAAATAACCGATAAAAATCAGATAGTTGAGATATTTTGGTATAATGAAAATGTTCCTTGGTGGAACGAACAGTGTGCAAAAGTACTCGAAGTATTTGGATTACCTGGACACAGGTTTTATTACAAACCAGGTATGTATCATATGTCTTTCACATTTAAAACAACTAAAGATGCTAATCTATGTCGAATATTATTAAGCGAATCTCTTTAACATTGTTGTTAATGTTATTTTTATTATTTGTAATTATTCCTACATTAATTTACTTTTCTCCACGTGAAAAAAGTAGAGTATATGACTGCGGAATGGCCGAATGGCATCCAGATATTCCAAAAGAAGTAAAAGAAGAATGCCGAAAAAGGTATAAAAATTTGACAACGACCTAAATAAACCTATATACTATACATAATAGGAGAAAAAATGACACAGAAAGAAACAGCACTTGATGCCATGGCCGGCGACGGTGGCTACAAAGAAGCATATCTTGGAGATTATCTTCGCTTTAAAATGAAGAGAGATGGAAAAAGATTCTGGGCTGGAGATAATATCAGTGAGTATGTTACTGAAGAATTTAAAGACCAATTAATCGACGAAGCCGCAGAAGCATTTGAACTAGTACTTGATCGGCTGTTAATTGATAGAGAAACAGATCCTAATTCAAAAGGCACAGCTCGAAGGCTGGCTAAGATGTATTTTAATGAAGTAATGGCAGGAAGATATGACCCAGCACCAGACTCAACATCGTTTCCTAATGATTCGGAGGACCGTTACGAAGGCATGCTTGTTGTTCGTAGTGAGCTTCGTAGTATGTGTAGCCATCATCACCAACCTGTGGTTGGCGTTGCTTATATTGGTATTATTGCTGCCCAACATCTTATTGGGCTTTCAAAGTATACAAGGATTGCCCAGTGGTGTGCCAGGCGAGGCACTCTCCAGGAGGAGCTTGCTAATGAAATTGCTAGGCAGATCCAAAAAGCCACAGGAACTAAAGACCTAGGGGTTTACATTCAGGCAGTACATGGCTGCTGTGAAAATCGTGGTATCATGGCACATTCGAGCCTAACACAAACAACTGTGTTAAGAGGTGCGTTTAAAGAAGATGCCGGTACTAAAAAAGAGTTTTTCGATAACATTAAACTACAACAAGAGTTTGCTCCGAGATGAATAAATTAATTCTTAAAGATAGAGAACTAAAAAAATTAGTTTCTAAAATTTGTAGAGATATTGCTAATAGCGGCTGGCGGCCAGATTATATTGTAGGTATTAGTCGTGGCGGCCTTATTCCAGCTGTTATGATTAGTCATTATCTAAATATTCCTATGAAGCCTTTACAAGTTAGTCTGCGTGACGGCGGTGAGTGTGTCAGTGATTGCAGTATGGCTGAAGATGCGCTAGGCTATCCTAAACAAGAAATTCATATTGAAGATGAAAACGATATTGGTTCAGTATTAGATGCCGCATCGAGTCTGTTAGAACAAGGCGAAAATTTTAAAAACATTCTCGTCGTTGATGACATTAATGACACAGGTGCTACCTTCAACTGGATTATGAATGACTGGCCTAGTAGTTGTTTACCAAATGATCCTGAATGGGAACATGTTTGGAATAATAATGTAAAATTTGCAGTTCTCGTTGATAACTTAGCTAGTAAATGTCGAGTAGGTATGGACTTTGTTGGCATGGAAGTCAACAAGGCAGAGAATGATGTGTGGGTAGAATTTCCCTATGAAGCATGGTGGGAACAATGAGAATTGAAGACGAAATTAAATTAGATTATAAGGATGTACTTATTCGTCCTAAGCGCAGTACATTAGGTAGTCGTAAAGAAGTAGATCTTGTAAGGCATTATACATTCAAATACAGCAGATTTGAATGGCATGGGGTTCCTATTATGGCTAGTAATATGGATGGTGTAGGCACACTACAAATGGCTCATGCCTTATATCAGCATCGTATGTTTACTTGTTTAGTAAAAAACATTGGTATAGAATATTTTCAAACAACTATTCAAGATATTGGCGGAAACTATTTTGCAGTTAGCACCGGCACCAGTGATAGTGAATTTTTAAAATTACGCCAACTTATTAATGTGTATCCAGAAATACGTTTTATCTGTATTGATGTAGCTAATGGTTACCAAGAACGATTCGCTGATTTTGTTCAAAAGGTTAGAGAAACATTTCCTCATTGCACTATTATTGCTGGTAACGTCGTTACCGCAGACATGACACAGGAGTTAATCTTACGTGGAGCAGATATTGTTAAAGTTGGTATTGGGCCTGGTGCTGTTTGCACTACTCGTGTACAGACAGGTGTTGGCTATCCGCAACTATCCGCAATTATCGAATGTGCCGATGCCGCTCATGGTCTTGGCGGACACATCATTGCTGACGGCGGTTGTACTTGTCCTGGAGATGTAGCTAAGGCATTTGGTGCTGGCGCAGACTTTGTAATGTTAGGCGGCATGTTAGCTGGACACGATGAAGGCGGCGGCGAAGTCAAAGATGGCAAAGTTACATTTTATGGTATGAGTTCTGACACTGCTATGAATAAACACCACGGCGGTGTTGCGGAATATCGTTCATCAGAAGGTCGCACTGTAGAAATTCCATATAGAGGTACTGTGAAAAATACTGTTTTAGATATTCTTGGTGGCCTACGCAGTACCTGTACATATGTCGGAGCACCTACACTCAAACAATTACCAAAATGTACAACATTTGTTAGAGTCAATAGACAAATTAACGATGTATTTTTAAAATGAAACCACAAAAACCAGCAAACGGAGTTTTACTAGTTAAAGATTGGGGTACATCAAAGATGTACAAGGCCGTATGCGAATGCGGTAGTGATGACTGCACACATACTATTGATATTGAAGCAGAAGACATAGGTGTTACTGTAACCGTTTATACTACAACTAGGACTAATTTCTGGTCAAAGAATCGTTGGTTACACATTTGGAAGCTGCTAACCAAAGGATATACTGATTTTGAAACTTGTATTATTATGAATAAACAGGTTGCTCTTAACTATGCAACTGTGTTACAATCAGCTGTCAAAGACGTAGAAGAACTTAGGAAACAAAATGTCAAAGATTCAGGAAATACTTGATATCTTACAAGAAGAATGCGGAGAGCTAATAGTATCTGCTAGTAAAGTGCGCCGTTTTGGTCTAGATAATAGCTACAAAGATGGTGGCTCTCAAAGACAGCATCTTACGCAAGAAGCGGGTGATGTTATGCTAATGATTAACCTGTTAATAGATCATGGTGTTTTTACCAAGGAAGAATTACAGCAAGCTAGTCAAAAGAAACAAGATAAACTAAAAATATGGTCAAAAATTTATGAGTAAACTAAAAGTAGCAGAATTATTTTATAGCATACAAGGTGAAGGAAGGTATATGGGTGTACCTTCCGTTTTCTTACGTGTGTTTGGATGTAATTTTACCTGTGACGGATTTGGTCTGCCTAGAGGAGAAAAATCAAATGAACGACACGTTATTGCAGAACGTATTGGAGAGTTTAAACAATATAGAGATTTACCTCTTGTTCATACCGGTTGCGATTCTTATGCTAGTTGGGATCCTAGGTTCAAAGACCTTTCACCAGTACTTACAACAGACAGCATTGCAGAGAGTATCTGCGAAATGCTCCCATACAAAGAATGGCGAGACGAACATTTAGTTATCACAGGAGGTGAGCCATTGTTAGGTTGGCAAAGAAACTATCCTGATTTACTAGAACACCCTAAGATGAAGAATCTTAAAGAAATAACTTTTGAAACTAACGGTACCCAAGAAATATCAAAAGATTTTCGAAATTATCTTTACAATTGGGGCATTGAACAAAGAGGTCACAACTCACTAACATTTAGCGTTAGTGCAAAATTAAGTGTAAGTGGTGAAAGTAGAGAAGATGCAATTCGTCCTGATGTAGTTTGCCAATATGAAAAACTTGGACATACTTACTTAAAATTTGTAATTGCTTCTAATGAAGATGCTGACGAAGTTTTAGAAGTTGTAGACATTTATCGAAGACACGGATTTAAAGGCAATATCTATATTATGCCCGTTGGCGGTGTTGAAAGTGTGTACAGTATGAATAATAGAAAAGTAGCAGAACTTGCTATGAAATACGGACTTAGATATAGTGATAGATTGCAAGTTCCGTTATTTAAAAATGAATGGGGCACTTAATGAAAACATTTTTAAAGAAAATTTTTGGTATAACTGAGATGGAACAAACTCTAGAACTTACCAAATCTAAAATTGCTGAAGCTGAAGCACAAGTAGCTAAGGCTAAAGAAGCTGCTGAAAAAGCATTAGAAGAAGAAGAAACTGCTAAGTTAACTCCAAAAGAACGTGCAACTAAACGAGGAGAACCTTGGGTAGCTGTACTTGATACCAAAGTAAATAAAGATAACGTTCGAAATGGCTTTTTTGAACTTGACTGGAATGAGCATTTTATTGTACAATTGAAGCAAGCAGGTTATGGTTATGACGGCGATCCAGAAGAAGAAATTGTCGATCGTTGGTTCCGTGATCTAGCAAGAAACATGCTAGCAGAAGAAGGGTTAGATACCAATCGTAATGCTGGTTTTATTAATGTAACAAAACTTGCTGGGGGCAAGGCCCAAGTAGAATGACTTATATACTAGTTGATACTGCAAACACATTTTTTAGAGCACGCCATGTAATCCAAGGATCTAGTGATATTAAACTAGGAATGGCGTTTCATATTACTTTTAACTCAATTAAAAAAGCCTGGCACGATTTTGAGGGGAAACATGTTGTCTTCTGTCTCGAAGGTCGTAGCTGGCGCAAAGACTATTACGAACCTTATAAAAGAAATCGTGCCGAAAGCCGTGCAGCACTAACTCTTAAAGAGCAAGAAGAAGATAAACTCTTTTGGGAAGCGTTCGACGAATTTAAATCTTTTATTAGCGAAAAGACAAACTGTACAGTCCTTCATAATCCGACATTAGAAGCAGACGATTTAATTGCTGGTTTTATTCAAAGTCATCCTAATGATCGTCATGTGATTATATCCACAGACAGTGATTTTGTGCAATTAATCTCTCCTAATGTAAGTCAGTATAATGGAGTACAAGAGCATCATATTACACACGAGGGTATATTTGATGCTAAAGGTAAACTTGTTAAAGATAAAAAAACAGGGGAACCTAAATCTATTCCAAACCCAGAATGGTTACTATTTGAAAAATGTATGCGGGGTGATACTAGCGACAACGTGTTTTCTGCATATCCTGGTGTGCGTGTCAAAGGAACTAAAAATAAAGTTGGACTTACAGAAGCTTTTGAAGATCGTAAAAGCAAAGGATTTAATTGGAATAATCTCATGCTTCAACGCTGGGTAGATCACGAGGGTAAAGAACATCGTGTGTTAGACGACTATGAAAGAAATCGAAGACTAATTGACCTTTCACATCAACCAGATCATATTAAAGAAGTAATTAAAGAAACTATCAAATCAGGATGTGTTCAAAAAAATATATCTCAGGTTGGAATCAGAATGCTTAAATTTTGCAACGCATGGGATATGAAAAAAATTGCAGACAATATTCAGCAGTATGCAGAACCATTTCAAGCAAAGTATTTAGGAGAGTAATATGCCAAGAAAAAAGAAAACTCAAGTAATTGAATCTGCTGACGTAGCAGAAATGACAAATGTTCCTACAAATGGGTGGCCTAAAATTACTCATGGTAGTCACAGTACCAGAATTGAACACGAAGACGGTCGTATTGATTTTCATACTGACTGGGAAGCTCTACAACGTGATGTAAGAGCAGCAATCTCAGAATATGAATCTAAAAATAAATAATTTCCAGGAGGAGTTATGACAGAGATACACGCAAAACCAATTGTAGACGGTAAATTTTGGATCGTAGAAAAAAGTGGAGAAAAAATTGCCACTTTACATAAAAAAGAAAATAACAAATTTATTCTTAGTAGTACTACCGGCGAGGTAATGTTTAACAAAAAAGACGACTTAACTAAACAATTTGGCAAAGACTTTTTTCTTACTAAACCAAAAGTCAAAATACAAACGGTAGACTCTTATGAATGTCATGGATATCCAACACTATGTAAACCTTATAATGCCATGTATGATGTGAGAAGGAAGCTTCCCCTTTTTACTAAAAGTAATGCTAGTAAAAGTTTGTACTGTGCAGGATATTATATTATCAAATTTAACAAAGGCTGGGTCAAAAGTTTTTGCCCTAAAGCAATTACTGTAGAACGATATCCATTTAAAGGCCCTTTTAAAAGCGAACTTGAAATGAAAATGGTGTTATCAAATGCAAAATCAGATTAATACAACACCTATCACACAATTTATTCAACAGGTAAGATCTGCTGAATTAAGTCAAAGTAAAGAAATAAAAATAAACATTCAGCAGGCTAGATTAATATCCCTAGCCCTTGCAGAAGTTTTAGAAAAACTAACAAGAGATTACGAATCATTATTTAACGATTTAAAACAAAGTGTAAACACCGAAGTTATTTCAGTAACTATGGACGGTGGAGGTTTTGAAGACACAAAATAATGATAAATATATGCGTACTTAATGTAGGACGCATTTATGAGTAGACCAAAACCAAAAGTATTACTAGAACATATTAATAAAAAAACATATAAAGCAGAGCAGATTTTAGAAGCTGATGCTATTTGGGCTGTCTTTTACAAAGGACAGCCCTTTAATCTTAAAACATTTAACAGTCTAGTAAATTATCCAGGTCCTAAATATAAAAAAGTGTCATTTAGCAATCCTGGACATGCACATAATTTAGCTAAGAAACTTAACTTAACATTTGGAACTTCAGATTTTCAAGTAGTTAAATTGACTCAGGGCGAAATTATTAAATGATTTCTAAGAATGCCCTAACTAAAATTTTTTTACAACAATGGGGCAAAAGCATTGACGATGCTAATGTAAAATTATTTGGCAGAAAATGGTGGCAATCTACTCGAGTGGGCAAAGATACGGCATATAGATTAAGTGACGAAGGATTTGAATTCCTTAATGAAACGTTAAATGTTCAATGTTATGAAATTCCATTTACTGAACCAATTGAACTAAGTCCGCAGACTATCATTTTTTTAGAAAAATATATTGACTGTCCATATTATCTAACCAATCAAAGTATTACAGTGTTTTCCGAAAAAAAGAGTTTCGAACTAATGTTGTTTTCTGACGACATTAGAAAATTTGGACTCATTAAGGCAATGTACGAACGCCAAAAAGAATTAGGCAATTTGGACGAAACTGACTAAAAATTCAAAAAATCTGCTTGACGTTACACAACTTCTGCCATATAATAGACACATAGCAAATTACTTCACCCGCCGTTAACTTAAAGGAAACAAAATGGCAGAAATCATTAGTCGCACTGTTGGGCCAAAAGCAGCAAAAAAGTCTCTGCGTAAAGCCTTTAAAAATAAACGTCCTCTATTCCTGTGGGGTCCCCCAGGTATTGGCAAGTCGGACATTATCAAACAAATGGGCCTAGAGCTCGACGCTCATGTTATTGACGTTCGATTGAGTCTTTGGGAACCTACTGATATTAAGGGCATTCCTTATTTCAATTCTACATCGAACAAGATGGAGTGGGCGCCGCCAATTGAACTACCCGACGAAGAACTTGCTTCTCAATACAAACAGATTATTCTGTTTCTTGACGAAATGAATTCGGCTGCACCTAGTGTACAGGCTGCGGCTTATCAACTAGTTTTGAACCGCCGTGTTGGCACTTATCGCTTGCCTGACAATGTTAGCATTGTTGCCGCTGGTAATCGCGAAAGTGACAAAGGTGTTACTTATCGTATGCCTGCTCCGCTGGCTAACCGGTTTGTTCACTTGGAAATGACTGTAGACTGGGAAGATTACTTTGAGTGGGCTACTGAAAACAAAGTTCATAAGGACGTTGTTGGTTTCCTGACTTTTAGTAAGAAAGATCTGTATGACTTTGATCCCAAGTCTAGCTCGCGTGCCTTTGCTACTCCCCGTTCTTGGTCTTTTGTTAGCGAACTTCTTATCGACGACGACACTGATGAAAGCACGTTAACTGACCTTGTTAGCGGTGCTGTTGGTGAAGGCCTTGCTGTTAAGTTTATGGCACATCGTAAACATTCAGCTAAAATGCCTAATCCATCAGACGTACTGTCGGGCAAGGTTAAGAAAATGGACAGTAAAGAAATTTCTGCTCAATATTCTTTGGTTGTTAGCTTGTGCTACGAACTCAAAGATTCTTGTGATCGTAAAGCTAAGAATTGGAATGATCAGGTTAACTATTTCTTCCAGTTTATGATGGATAATTTTGAAACAGAACTTGTTATTATGGGCACTAAGGTTGCACTTAGCCAATACAAGCTTCCGTTGGATCCAGACGAAATCAAATGTTTTGACGAATTCCATTCACGATTTGGTAAGTACATTTCGCAGGCAACTGAGAAATAATTTGGTTACATACCATTTGACAGGACCTCCGGGTCCTGTTATACTATATACATTAGCAAAAAGGAATTAACAATGGCACATTTTGACCCTATCATAGATAAAATTATTGTAGCACGAGTAGGTCTACTACTTCGCCATCCGTTCTTTGGTAATATGGCTACACGCCTGCAGATTAAAGAAGCAGAAGACTGGTGTTTTACAGCGGCAACTGACGGTAGGGCTATTTATTTTAATCGTAAATTTTTTGAGCCGTTGACTGTTAAACAGGTCGAGTTTGTCATTGCACACGAAATCCTCCATAACGTGTTCGATCATATGAATCGCCGTGAAGGTCGTAATCCTCGTATCTTTAACATTGCCGCTGACTTTTGTGCTAACGGTCAAATTGTACGAGATAAAATCGGAGATCATAATATTCCGGGTATTAAGATTTTTCACGATCCTAAATATTACGGCATGGGTGCAGAAGAAATCTACGACAAGATTTTTGACGAAATGGACGAGCAAGAGTTAGAGGCTCTTGGACAATTACTCGATGATCATATTGATTGGGGTGAAGAAGGCAAAGGAAATCGTCCGCAATATAGTAAAGACGAACTTAAACAGATTCGAGATGAAATTCGTGAAGCTACTATGCAGGCGGCCCAGGCGGCGGGTGCAGGTAATGTTCCTGCTAGCATTGCACGTATGATTAAAGAATTTACTGAGCCAAAAATGAATTGGCGAGAAATTCTTCGTCAGCAAATCCAAAGCACTATTAAAAACGATTATACATTTATCAGGCCTAACCGTAAGGGTTGGCACATGAACGCTGTCTTACCAGGTACTAATTACGAAGAAACTATTGATATCTGTGTTGCTATTGACATGAGTGGTTCTATTGGTGACGAGCAGGCCAAAGACTTCTTAAGTGAAATTAAAGGTATTATGCAAGAATACAAAGATTTTAAGATTAAGCTTTGGTGTTTTGATACCGAAATTTATAATGAAAAAGATTATGACGGTTACACAATGGACGAATTTGACGAATATGAGCCAGCAGGGGGCGGCGGCACTGACTTTGATGCTAATTGGCAATATATGAAGTCTAATGATATTCAACCTAAAAAGTTTATCATGTTTACTGATGGGTACCCTTGCGGTAGTTGGGGAGACGATATCTATTGCGATACTGTCTTTATCATTCACGGGAATGATAAAATTGTTCCTCCCTTTGGAGAATATGCTTATTACGAAACTCTAAAGGAACCTGCTTAAATGGCTCTAAAGAACGGAAAACCTAATCCGCTCAACTATTTTGATTTAAGGAGGGTCAAGGTACCTTGCCCTCATTTTAAGTATACTACATTAAACAAATACAATCCGTCTTTAATCAGATCTGTTAATCAATGGATAATGTCTAATTTAAATAATAGGTATTATATAGGACAAGGTATAACTTTAGATGAAACAAATACTATTGTCTATAATACAAGAATTGGATTTGAAAGTGAAAAAGAACTGAGTTTTTTCACGATTGCTTGTCCATTTACGCAAACAAGATAATTAAGATTGATATTCATTATAAGGAGAATTCATGAATACAACCGAGCAAAACGCACAGGCACCAGAACAGCAAACCGCTGAACAGACAGCACCGTCAGCTGATCTAAACATTAATGATCTTAACGCAATGAAGGTTATCATCGACATTGCTAGTTCAAGAGGTGCATTTAAGCCAAATGAAATGGTTGCAGTTGGACAAACTTACACTAAGTTAACTAATTTCTTAGATCAAGTTGCCAAGCAAGCTGAAGAGGCAAAGCAATAATGGCAGTCCTTAAACATGTAGGTAGAGTAAAATCTACTGGAAAAAGGTGTGTAGTAGCATATCGCACCTTGCCCGGAGAGGCTAATAGCTGTCTAATTGTACCTACTGAAAATTTGCCAGATAGCTATCACGATTCACTAATTAATCTAGTCGAAAGTAACTCAGGTCAAACTGCTTACGAATTTGCTGAGGCAATGGCTAGATCTACACTACCAGACGGCAGTACTATGTTGGCAGCATTTCACGTTCAAGGTCGATTAGTTAAGGTACCTACTAATCAAATTGAAATGACTCCTACTACTTCTACTAGTCTTCTTCTTTCTGAATTGAATCAGATTATTGCAGAACAACGTGGAGTAGCAGTTGATGATCTTTCAATTGCACCAGGCCCTGAAAGAGTTGTTAAAAAAGATCCGCCGAGTGATCCTAGTAAAACAACATCGGCTAGTGTTAACGAATCTACTACAGAATCAGTAACTGCAACAATAAATGAAGATGCTAGCCCGGAGGCTAAGGCAAAATTTTATCGCAGCCAAGCTGATAAGTTAGCTAAAGAAGCTGCTAATTTCCGTAGGATGGCCGAAGAACTAGCACCTGCGAAGAAAAAGGTTAAAGAATTATCGTGACATCTTTGGGGAGACTCCTTCCCAAAGATGCTATCGAACATTGGCCAGAAGTATTCGGTGAGGTTAAACTGAATGTGCTTCCTTTTGGTTATTTAGAAGCAGTTCTGATCAAATTTAAAGATGGAAAAATTTGGGAAATTAAAATAACTGCTACTGTTCGAAAAGCAGGATGGGAAAAGTTTGAAAGAAACTTATCCGAGTTCTGTCGTAGCTACGATGGCAAAATTGTCGAAGTAGATTTTAAATTAGATACTAGTAAAGTTAAGAAAGATGTTATAAAATCAACACTTAAATTTTTTAATAAGGCAAAAATATGAAAGTAAAACTAGTATCATACTCACAACCAACTAAAGACTTTGCAGAACAAGGTATCGATGATGCTCAAGAACTGATTGCTTACTGTGCAAGGGTAAGCAATCCTAGTAATCAATTTAACACCGAAACTAGTGAAAAACTAATCAAGTATCTGGTCAAACATGCACACTGGAGTCCATTAGAAATGGTTAGTGCATGTATGGAAATTACTACTACTAGAGATATTGCTAGACAAATTCTTCGGCATCGTAGTTTTAGTTTCCAAGAGTTTAGTCAACGATATGCCGATCCTACTCAAGACCTAAACTTTGTTACAAGGGAAGCAAGACTACAGGATATTAAAAATAGACAAAACAGTATAGAAATTGAAGACACTGAGCTGCAAAATCGTTGGAATAAAATTCAAAACAATGTAATTACTGAGGCACGTATGGCTTATCAATGGGCCATTGATAACGGCATTGCTAAAGAACAAGCTCGTGCAGTGCTACCCGAAGGTCTTATTGAGAGTCGTTTGTACATGAATGGTACACTACGTTCATGGATACATTTTATTGAATTAAGATCCGGAAATGGTACTCAAAAAGAACATATGGAAGTAGCTAGAGCTTGTGCTACAGCTATTTCTGCTATATTCCCTATGGCTCAAGATTTAGTTAAATTAAACTGATCTTGTAGCCAATCAAAGTCATTGATAAGTCTTAATGCCGACAAATCGTCGGCATTTTTTTCACCGTATGCACGGCCGGCGAGTGCGCCAGCAATAGCATATTTTCCGAACGGTTGATCCTCGCCAACATGGCACCACACTTTTAATCTATAAGAAGTTTCGACATCGGGTACTTTACTAGCTAACTTACAACACTCTCGAAAAGCTGATTTCCAAGTACTAAAAGGATCAGTATTAAACGAGGTGATATTGCTTACCTCTTCCATAACTTTAAATTTTGTACTAATGCTCATTGTCATATCAGTACTAGTAGTATCAACTTTTAAAGTCAGTTGTTTTGGCAATAATTTTACACCTCCGTATCCGTATTCTAAACCGTTAATAGGATTACGGCTTCTCCAAACATGGACAATATCTAAATCCCATTCGGGGACTACATAGTTAAAGTTAAATGTATCTAATATAGTTGCATCAGCATCGACTACCCAAAACATTTTAGTAAAAACTTTTTTGGCAGCAGCAATATGAGCTTGGTGAATACCTTTTACTCCATGTACTCTTTTAGCTAACGGAAATCGAGACTGCAACCTAGAAAAATTTTCATCGGCGGCGGGTTCATTGTATGAAATATAGATTAAGTCGTACATTATCTTCTACGAATTATTCGAGGACTATTATTAAATACTGTCTTAAAAAATTTCGAAGCAGTAGTATCAATATCAGAAACTGGCAAATCACATTTAGTTTTAAGTTCGTGACCCAACCACTTGACGCGATAATCTGTGTCGATTGCAGTACTGTAACCTTGTTCATTCCAATATTTTGTTAACCACTCGAAATCTCTAACATTAGAATAATCCCAGTCTGTACAATTAGTTTTATAGCAGCCTTCTCTGGCTCCTAATATGCTCCAAATACCGTTTTCAACATCTGCTCCTATATTGCACCATATTAATAATCGATGATAATTTTGCCACCAAACATTTTTAAGATCCGATACTTTAGCACCTTGGTCTAACGACATCTTTACACCTTCTCGAAATCCTGCACGCCAAGCCTGAAATGGACTGTCATTCGTAAAACTTTCTGAATAATTTTCATTAAATTGATAATATTTGTCATCAAAACAAAACTCTACTAATCCTTTAGTGTCATTAGGATCTGAGTTTTCATGTGTACGCATATTATTAACAAACTTACGTGTCCACATTTTTAATCCACCGTTTCCGTACATAAGACCATTAACATGAACTTTACCGCACCAACTAAAAACATGATCAGGAGTTAATCCTAATTCATCTAAATTAACCTCTACTTCGAGAAATTCAGCATCTACAATATTATCAGCATCTACAGTAATAAAGTATTCTGTATCACTTAGTGCAGCGCAGGCCTTATGAGCTGCATCACTACCTTTGACTCCGTGAACTCGTTTTGCCCAAGGAAATTTATTACATAAATCTGCATAATTTTTCTCAGCATTAGGTTCGTCATAACTAAGAAAAATAATATCTTGTTCAATAACTTTAATTAGTTTCATACACTTTCTTTAGACCGTGTTTATCAAAAATAGTCCTTGCTGCAATAGCAATTTTGTTAATGTTAAATTCAAACGCACTTTCAAACGGTATATGAACTGTACTAAGTGCAATAGCACCAGCTTTAATATAAATTGTTCGAATTAAAAAATCAAAGTCATTTTCAAGGATAACGAAAAAAACTAAATTTGAAGATTTGTAATTTTCATTAAGCAACCTTAACTTACTAGATTCATTAACTGAAAATGTCCATTGTTTTAAAGGTAAATTCCATTCTACTATTAAATCAGTACTACTAGTAACTTCATCTAAAATTAATTTAAAAACGTTTCCTTTAAAAGCAGTTTCTTTTGTGATTTTATCAACTACTTCTGGAGATATAATTTTATCTGTTTCAATAAATGTACTGCCATTCTGTTGCATGGAAGAATTAGGATCTAGTGCAACTACATATTTTTCTAATTTTCCAGCACTCTTATCTAACTTTTCGTATAATGTTGAAGATATCTCTAAATATGTTTCAAAACCTTTTAATGTAAGGAGTCCACAAGATATCCCATCTATTCTGCCAGTGTCTTTATTATAATATACATAATACCTTAACGATTCAGGTTGTGGTATGTAAACAATATCTTCATTCATTATTTAATAATCTTTCAAATTGAAAAATGATCCTATTGGTTAAAAATTCTTTTTCTACATAGTGAAAAATCTTTGTTTGTTTAATATTCCCTACTACTAAATCACCCTTAGAATTTAAAAAATAAGGTGCATTATCTTTCCATGATTCGGGAATCATAGTCCATCCTTGTAAAGGTATTTTCATATGAACAAACTCTAAAGGTGAAAATTTACCTATTGCTATATTATGCATACCTGTTATTTCTATAGCAATAGCCGCAGCTAAATCCATACTAAGCCAATTTTGATATTCATTTGGCGCAAAGATGGTATAACAATATTCCCAGTTTTTACAAACAAATTCTAAAGTTTTATAAAAATTCCATGCTTCGTCAGATTTTTTAAAATAGTGCAATGCTGAATATGGACTTGTTAGTTTATTATGAATAAATGCCTTTCTGTGAATAGTATCTATTACAGACTCTAATTTATAATTTTTAATATTTGAACAATAATGAATTGGATATTTTGAACAGTAATCCCACCATGAATATATATCTTCAAGGACTAACATGTCGGTATCAAGTACTATTGTTTCATTATAAGGACTTGCATGATAAATCTTCCATCTATTTTCAGCACGATATCTACTTTGATTAGAATCATCACCCCAAGGTATTGTGATAATTTTATCAAAAATATGTTGATATTCATCCGGTACTACGTCATTAGTGATAATAGAAATATTCTTATAAGTTTTTTGACTAAACTTAATTGACAGTGCCAATGCATAAGCCTGCCTAATATAAGACTCACCTTGTGCTAATACAACAAATCCTTTAGACACCTAATACCCCATCAATAACTCTAGTTAAACTTTGTTTATTCATAACATGAACATCTAATCCTTTTGTAGATCCTAAAATATATTCTCCGTAATGATCTTTTTTACTTACAAGAAATTTTATTTTATCGTTATCTATAGACATTAGAAAATCTTTATCTAATAAAAAATTCATTTTACCTGGAAGATCAATAGCAAATTCCCCATTGGTCTTTCCGTTCATGATATGTATTGCTATGCTAAAAGCAAAATCATTTCTAAATGCAGGACTCTGTATATTATATAATGATCTAAAATATAACCAATTTGTTTGAATATACGACACTAAATTAAAAAAAGATTCAGTAACTAAATTTTTTTGAAAAATAAAAGTTGTTGCCCAATAAAATGGTATAGAATAACAATTGATTCTATCAAACTCTCCTGTGTTTCTTAAATAGGCTAAATCTAAACTAGTTTTATAAATCTGCAAATGATAATCTAAATCCAAAGCATTTTTTAAATTATCAGAACAAATAATATAATCGCTATCGATAACAAGAGTCTTATCATAAGGAGACAATTCGTAGACTTTAGGCCTAGATAAATTTTTCCATTCGTGAGTTGATGCCGAGAAAGAGCCGTCATTGAATTCTTTCATAGAAAAAACATCATAGAACGGTATCTCTATTACATTCTCAAAAGGGTGGTTTGGATATTCTTCAGATAACCATTGTACATTATCTGTAATTAACGATACAGGTATACCTAAATATTTTTTTACCCTACTAGCAGAAAAAACTGCCAACTTAGTATAATCAATTAGTTGATTATTTTGAGCAATTATAACAGCGCCAACGTTCATAGATTTATAATATCGTCTATTTTTCTTTTAGATTTTATATCTGTATACTTGACTGCGTATTCATTTAATGCAGAAAAATAAATTTCTTGGATATCTTCAAGAAATTTTTGAACATCATTTATAATAATTGGAAAGTTATTTGAATCTAAAAATGCTACGTCGGAAGTATAACCTAGATCAACTGTAGTTTTAGCATGAGAAATTAAATTTGGTGTAATTTTAAAGGTTGCACCGTTTATATAATACAAAGTTTTTTGATTAAATTCTTCAAAGATGATCCTTCTTTGATTAGAAAGTGTAGCCATATAATTGGCTACAGACAATGCTTTTTCAATTTTTTCGTCCATAGATAAACCTGTAGAGTTTTAATAACACTACATAATTATCTTTTAACTATCAGATATTAGACAATTCCGGTTGTGCTTGAACCGGTATTTGCGCTAGTTGGAGGACTTACTTGAATATAAGTTGCATTAGCAGCATAACGACAAGAAACAGTTGATGTTAACGTTCCATTGACATCTTCGTCTATAGGTGTGTCAGGGAACACTGCCGGAGTCGGTGGTGTGTCGGCGGCAGCATCGTCTCTAAATTGCAAGTAAAACGTTAGAATATCGTAACCGCCAGAATTTAATGTTTTAAACCCGTACAATCTAATAGAATTTGGAAAATAATTTCCTACATCAGCTGGTGGATTTGTAGTAACTTGCACTAATTTTCTTTCAACTAGAAGTGCCGGAGGTGAACCTGATTGTGTTAGATTACTATAACCAACTGCTGCTGTTGTCACTGTTGTTATTGAAGTGTTAGACCCTGCATCAATTGCATCTCTACCAAATCGGATCGTACCTAATTGACTACATAAAGTTTGCCAAGATGTATTTTTTGTTTCTGAATTATTTGGTACAAACGATGCTGAAAAAAGTATTTCTCCGCCTGTATTAAAAAAAGCCCTTATATGACCGGGTGGTTGAGTGTTAGGAACAGTTCCGCTAGTTTCAGCAGGAAATCTAACTGTAATTGTTTCTTGCACTGTTCCATTCCATACCGCAGTTCTAACACTGGGTGTAAAAAGATTTACAACAGCACTTCGTGTTCCAGGAATTTGATTAATGCTTGCTCCGGGACCAATTAATCTGTTGTCTCTAGCTGCTTCTGCCATAACCTGATATGCACTTCTATCTGCTTCGGATATCTTAACAAAAAGCGTAGCAGTTATAGCAGTGGCCACGCCTATTGATAAAGTACGACTAATTGTATAATTTCCTGTGCTACCAGAAGTTCCACTAGTTTGAGAAACTATAGTTGTTTTTGTTCCGGCACCGCCTATTGGTTGACCGTTAGTTGTAAATGTTAATTCTGATGTTAATTGAATATTTCCGCCAGTAACAGCAGTTACTGTCATAGTAGTTCCAGAAATGGTTGCAGTAATTGCCACACTTGGATTCGGTACTGTTAATGCGCCCGGGGTGGCAGCAGCAAGTAAATCTGTTCCTGTTTGATGGCCCCTGGCTCTAGAAATATCAGTTCTTAAATTAGCCCATTGTTGAGCACTAATAATAGCAAGTTGTGCTACTTGAGATGCAACAGGTACATTATCATATCCTAAATTATATGCAGCATTGAAAGGATTATACGAACGACCTAATATCGGATTAATGATACCTTGTATATCATTATAATGCTGCGCTTCTATTTTTTGTCCTACACCTGTTGGCATTTTAAGATCCTTTTTTCAATATTTTTTTATTTATTAGAGAATTACACATTCGACTAATTTTATTCCATCACTAGTATTATCTTCTAAAGAAACTGCAAATACTAATCGAGATTGCAATAATGAACCTGCGGCCACAGCGCACCCTTCTTGGCCGGCTAAAAGGTGTTCTCCTTTTCTAATAGGTCCAAAAACTTTTACTGGTACTCTACCCTTTAGTGCAATATATGTTCCACCTTCAAGATCACTATTCATTTTAAAAGCAGGATTAGTCGATACTACTCCAATTGCCAACGATCCGTTCGATGACTGAGTTACTTCTTTTTCTCCACCGACTGTAACAACAGTTCCGGGTTCGTACTCTTGATCGGCGAGATATTTTTCAGCTAAGTCAGCGTATTGAGCTTGAAGTGCAACACCGTTAAATTGAACAGCTTTAATATGGCCGACTCCGTCTCTAACTGCTACTGTTGTAACTCCGCCACCACCTACTGCATCTACAGGGAAAATATCCGATCCACTAAATCTTAGAGCACTAGCTGAATCTGCAAGTCCTTTAAAATTAGCAGCGTATACATTATTAAACTTTAATGGAGTGTTACCTGCCCCAGCAGTTAAAGATCCAATGTCATTTGTGCCATCTGTACCCGGAAGTATATTTAATCCAATTAATTGCATTGGTACTTTAGTTGCCGATGCTACTGTTGTTTGAAATACAATTTTATCACTTAATTGATTTTGAATAGTAGGTACTAATGCACTTTCGTTAAACACCCTCAATCTAGGAACATCACCAACAGTAAAACCAGCATCAGAAAAACTTACTAATGTTGTAAATGCTGCATTATTGGATCTAGAAAAATCACTAGCTAAATATCCACCTAAACGCTCTGCATTGCTAGCAGTTCCCCAAAATCTATGACTAGATGTAGTTTGTCCTAGGCTCCCCCCACCTGTTGTTGTATAACAAAGTGTGACCCCTTGTTTAATTGTTGTAAAACCAGTTATTTGGTTAGTGGAATCAAGATCAAAGTCACCGTCTGGATTAATAATGAATATAGTTGCATCATTTACTACAGCTTCGATAATTGGTCTATTAAAAGGGGTGCCGGCTGGATTACCTACTGGACGACCAACAACAGTTCTTGACCTCATTTGAGTAGTTCCAGCGTTTGCCACTGATTGTGGTCCTACTAGAACAAATCCAGGAGCAGTTCCATTAGCAGCACCGGTTAAACTCCAAGCAAATAATTGTCTTGTAGCAGTATTAAACCAAAAATCGCCTTCTGTCAATCCTGTAGGAGCAGTTGTACTTACCTCGGCCCCGCCAGTTGTTCTAAACTTACTACCATCATAAAATTTTAATTTACTAGATCCTGTATCGTACCATAATTGTCCAGAAATTGGCCTAGGCGGTGGAGAAGCGTTAGCAAAATTTTCAAGCATGAACACAAGATTTTCATTTTGAACTTCGCCGTATCCAGCATAATTTTTACCAATCAGCTTGATATCTAAGGTAGTGTCTATAGTACCGTCAGCTACGACTGTTAGTTGTGCTCCATTGTACTTGTTTATAGTATATGCCATTTCGCTCTTTTCCTTGTTGCTTGTATATTTATGATGTTTTTATCAGTGTAAATCTACCCAAGATGTTCCATTAAATCCTTGAAATCTTTTAGTACTACTTAAGAAAATAACCATACCCTCTTCAGGAGATGTAATAGAAGAATTTCTAGCTGTTTCATTAGTATAAACCGGCATTTTCATATATCCAGAAGTTCTTAAATTAGTCAATGTACCTACACTAGTTAAACTTGAGTTAACTACCGTCGATTTAATAGTAGTTCCGCCTAGTAAACTTGCATCAAATGGTATTTCAATGCTTTGAGTTCCGTCAAATGTAACTCCGTTGATATTTCTAGGATTTTTTAATTTCACTGCTTCATTTGCACTTTGAACTGACCCTGCAATAACTCCTGATCCGTCTCTAACAACAATTGTGTTTGGTCCAGACGCTGTGCTAGCAGTTCTGTAGACTCCGCCAACATTTAAAGAATCTGCTTTTTCAGATATACCATAAATGCTTCCAGCATATATGTTAGCAAACTTTAGTGAAGGAGAGCCAAGATTTGTAAAATTATTAACTCCGGGTAGTAAATCTCTATCTACTATCTGTAATGGAGTAACATCAGCATTATTATACCTAGTTTTAAAAATAATTTTATTTCCAATTAAATTTTGTATTGTAGGTTCTGTAGATTGATCATTAAAAATCTTTAATTCTGTGCCTACAGTAAACCCAGTATCTGCAAAAGATACAGCAGATGTAAATGTTCCACCCGAAGCTAATGCATAGGCATTTGCTGCCAACCCGCCTAGCTTATCAGAGTTACTGGCAGTTCCCCAAAATCTATCATTGCTAGAAGTTACACCGGTAGAACTATTTCTTAAAGTTATGCCAGGTTTGATAACTGTAAATCCGTCAATGGCATTAACAACTCCATCTAAAGTAAATTCAGCATTTGACGATATGACGTAAGAAACTATCCCGTTTACACTAGCTTTAATAATTGCTTTTTTATTAGCAGAATCAATTGGTTTTACACTAGTACTTTCTAATTGTGTAGAATTAAATCCAAGAACAGACTGTTGACCTACAAGAACATATTCAGATCCAGTATATATAGATAATCTATTTGTCTGTTGATCGTACCAAAAATCTCCTACTTTAGAATCCGACGGTGCTACACTATTAGCAGTAGTAGTTATGTTATTAACAGCCAATGAACTCCACTTGGTCCCAGTATAGTATTTTAATTTTAATAAACTTGCTGTAGAGTCATACCACAGTTGTCCAGTAACTGGAGTTTCTTTAGGTGCAGTTGTTCCTGCAAAATTTTCTAACAAATGTAAAAAATTTTCGTTAATATATTCTCCAAACCCAGAGTAGTTTTTTCCTATAAATCTAATAGAGAAGTTTTTGTTAACTGTGCCGTCTGCAACAGTTGCTACCTGAGTTCCAAAATAATTGTTTATAGCATAAGGCATGTTTCAAGCTCTCTTATAAATTTGTATCAAATTGCCAAATTAAACCAGCATTAACAGAAAACTGTCTTATGTATGGTGTAACTGTTCCTGTACCGGATGCAGAATTACTATTTTTAGTAAACACTTGACCAACGTTATTATTTGGTGAGCCAATTGCTGTAAAATCAGTTCCGCTAATTGAAGTAATTACATATGTAATTCCGGTCTGTGCTGCGGTAGCATATATTGTGCTAGTGTTAGGAGCACTTGGGTCTGTTCCTAAATCATAACATAAAACCCTGGCCTTTGTATTCTGTAATCTTTCACTCGGGACTGGAAATATTTTTCCTAACAACACAGCAATAGCTGTATTTACTAAATTAGTTGTAGTTAAAGAAACTGTTTGTGTATCTGTAGATACCGTTGAATCTACGTAAGATTTATTAGCTGCATCTGTGCTAACATCTGGTAATGCAAGATTTGAAATCTTTTTTGAACTTACATCTACAGTGCCTGTTCCTTTTGGAGCTAAAGTTATTGTTCCGTTACTAGACGAAGGATTTACATAACTAATAGTCGAGTTATTTAAATTTAGTTGATCAACATCTAGATTAACTAGTGTACCTAGCGAAGTAATGCCGGGTGCGCTGGTTACTAAAAGACTAGTTGCAGATAACACATCAACATTATTAATTTTAAAAGTTTTACCCGAAGCTAGATTAAAATTTTCTGAGGAGGTCCAATTAGATCCTGTACTAGACCAAGTTATAGTTTTGTCAGTTGTGCCCTTTAATGATATTCCGCCGCCGTTGGCATTAACATCTGTAGGGGTTGCTGTTTTGGCTATTTCAATTAATTTGTCTGTAATTTCTAAATTTGTAGTGCTAATAGTAGTTAAATTTCCTTCTACTGTTAGACTTCCTCTTATTCTAGCATCCCCGTCAACATCTAAACTTGTTGTAGGAGTATTTGTAAATAAGCCAATTCTTTTTTGAGCACCGTTTATAAACATCATTGATGTTAATTGGGTGGCATAAAATAATTTAATATTAAAATTTTGATTTTGTGTATTGGCATTAATCTGAAATTCGTTACCTTGTACTCTAATTTCTGATTGTCCGTTAACAGCGCCGCCAACACCTAATACCAAAGGTAAAGTATTCTGAATAGAAATAGTTCCTGATGTAGAAGAATTACCAATCCCAGATAAAAACGTTTCAGCAGTTCTCAATGTTCCATCTGTTTGTATCAGTGCATAGGATTTACTAGAAGCAACATCAAATTTATTAGTTAAAATTTTAGTTTCATTATATCCTACTGCTATAGGATAAGAAAGAGAAGTAGTTGGATCTGTTCCATATCCGGGTATAGCACTTCTAGGAGTAAAACTGTCCTTGCTAAAGAGACCTAGTAATGTTCCTGAAACGTAGAGAAAAACAACATTATGAGGCAAGTTGTTTGTGTCTATTATTTCTTCTACTATAAAGCCACTTATACCTTGCTGTGATGAATAAATTGGCCCGGCTAACTTTGTTGAAGTACCGTCATTAAAATATAGTTGTTGTCTTAGACTGTCAATCCATATATCTCCTGCGGCAATTGATGAGGGTATACTACTAGAAATAATTGTTCCGCCGGTAGCCTTAAAACTAGAACCGTTATAAACTTTTAATCTTTGATCAGCAGTATCATACCATAACTGCCCTTCTATAGGATTTGACGGTTCTGATATATTTGCAAAATTTTCTAATAATTTAATAAAATTTTCATTAAATGCTTCACCGTATGTAACTGCATTTTTACCAACAAGAGTTAAATCAGTAGTCGACTGATCTATTGTTCCGTCTACCAATTCTGTTAGAGTAGAACCATCAGTTTTGTTTATAATATAACTCATTATAGTTCACCTGTAAAAATAATATAATTAATTGCCAAATACGGATTCATTACCGTCAGCGGAGTTGGTGTTGCTGATCCTCCAATTACACTTCCGCTGTTATTAATGCCTTGACTGCCGTTACCCGCACTTATACCTGCATTAGGTACTGCATTAGGATTACCTGATACAGCAATGCCAGCAGCATAAAACTGATCTGATCCAGATTTTAAATCATGTTTATGATCAGGAAGATTTGCTAGTGCAAGCTGAGCACTTTGCACACCGGACGATCCTCCGAGTACATCAGCAGTAACATCAGTTACTCTATTTGCAGGATCACTTGCAGGATTGACACCGTTGCGTTTGCCGCCAGCATTTATAGTTACAGTTGGTAATCCATTACCACCAATTGGTGCTGTTTTATCATAAACTTCGCGCTGGTTATCCATACTATCTATACCAAGAGGAAATCTACCTCTCAGATCTGGTAAAGCAAAAGTTTGATATCCTTTTAAATCACTCTGTGCTCTATAAGTATAACCTATAAGTTGCCATAGCTTAGTAAAATCTGAAATTGCTACTTCACCACCATCACACAACAAATATCCTAAAGGTATTTGACTTACTGGGCCAGCCCAAGGTAAAATAGTACCTACCGGTACCGTAGCTACATTTGATAAAAATGTTTGTTTAGAAGTTTGAAATAAGTTTCCACCGCCTGATGATCTATAGATCAATAACTTATCACCAGATTCAGATGTTGTTGTTTCTGTCTTACCACTTATTACGCTGGTACTAACAACCGTATTAAATGTTGCTGTTCCGTTTTGTGTAATTCCATTAAATGACAATCCTGCCGTAGTAGTAACGTCGCCTGCAATTTGAAAAGTAGTCGAATTTGCTAAACTAGCTGCCGACCCTGAAATATTTCCTGCTAGACTACCAGTAAATGCGCCATTAAAACTACCAATAAAATTAGTAGCATATATGTTTTTAAATTTCCTAGTAGGAGATCCAATATTATATTTTTCACTAGCAGAATCAGAACTTGGAAGAATTACTGCTACATTATCATTAGGAATTATACCTGTTAGATTACTTAGATATATAGGGCTTGCAAATGTTGCGTCACCTCCAAAATTAGATTTTTTTGTAACAGATAAACCACCACTTGTGGCTATACTTCCTATACCTAATCCAGTTGATTCTTGAGTTGACGTAGTAGTAATAATTCCTGTAGTCTTTATGTTTCCAATAACATCTAAAACTTCTGACGGACTAGTGTTATTTGCACCCATTCCAATTTTACCAGTAGCATCTAGATAAATGGAAGTAAAGGGAGATCCTGCATTAGTTAATTTAATTTCGATACTTTTTCCGGATGTTTTACTATATAAAATAGTAGAACTTGCGCCTTGTCCTATATTAAATGATAGATCTGTACCAATGCTTAGACCGCCACTATTTCTAATGTTAATTGGAAAATTTGAAGTGCTTGATACATCACTTCTTAAAAAGTTTTCAGCAGATACAGTGCTTGAACCAACTAATAATGCTTCAGCTTGGCTGGCAGTGCCCCACATCTTGGTATTAGCTGCTGAATTATCTGTGTCATCAATATTAATAGATGTTAAATTAAAACCCCTATTAATTACTGAAAATCCTGTAACTTGTGCTTTTGGTGTGAACGAAGATTTACTTACTATCGCTATTCTAGTATTTCCTACATAAAAAGAAACAACATTTCTAGTTACATTATTAACATCTACAATCTGTTCAGATTTAGTGCCAGTTAACGATCCAGTGCTATATTCGGGTCCAACTAAAAGCCAACTAGATCCGCCCCAAACATTTAATTGTTTTAAATCAGTGTTTACCCATAAGTCACCTACACTATTATTTGTAGGAGCGGTTGCTGCTTTTTTAACTGATCCTGTAGGATTCCAAGTAGTCCCATCATAAACTTTTAATAATTCTACTCCAGCAGAATTGTCATACCATAACTGTCCTTCAACTGGATTTGACGGTGCTGTATTTTTAGCAAAATTTTCTAACAAATGTAAAAAATTTTCTGCTATGACTGGAGCGTAACCTGCATAATTTTTTCCAGGAAATGTTAAACTTGTTTGTGTATTAAGAGACAAATCTGCAACTGTAATAGCAGGCTTAGCTGGATTTGTCGTTTCAGTGTAATTAACTAGATATGACATTTATTAAACTCCTGCTAGACCTGTCAAACTTTGAATTCTAACAGTATAATCAATTTGTATTAATCTGTTTAACGATTTTTGAACTGGATGAAATATTACATGTGTTAGTAAAAGACCTGTACCTGATGTACTATAGCTTTTTAGCCCTAATTCATCAAAAACAAAATTACCGTCGTTGTTTGTAGCATTATCAAATGCTGATTGTCCCGATGGTTCACCGTAATCTAATAAACATGTGACAAATACATCAGTGTAATTTGTTCCTGTAACATGCCTTGTTTCAATATAATTTCTTGTAGGATCAACATTGTTAGTCGATCTATCATCAACTACTTTTGCATATTGCTCATTATATAAACTAGCATTTGATCCAGAACTGTTAGGTGTTAGGTACGTGATAATTCCAGTAGGATCCACTGTTGTTCCGCCATTACCTAAAGCAAGTTGGTAGATAAAACCAGAACCGCTATTTCCCAAACTTTGAGCTAATGCAATACTCATGTTTTCATAATGAATTGCATTACGTTTGTTGACGGCAATTTCACCTGTCTCAGGATACCATATTTTAATATGTCCTTCCACATGTACACCAGTTAAATCTTTACTTTCCATAGTAATCTCTCTTTATTCTATATTTATCAATAGTCAAATATGCTAGTTTAATGCAAATCAATCCATGTATTTTTGGCAAAAACTTGAACTTTGTTCGTTGTTGTATTATAAATCATTCTACCAGTAGTAGGATCAATAATTGCCGCTTTTTGATTTTCTGTAAGATTTTCTAAAACAAACGGAGATCTAAATACTTTGTTTGATTGCAATTCGGCATTTTCTGTATTGTAAGTTAAATCAACGCTAGGCGAAAAAAACGAATTTTCTAATTTAGTTAATCTTTGCATCTTTTTAAATGCTTGATCGTTAAGTTTTCCTAGTTCTTTATTTAAATCTGCATATTGAATTTTAAAAGTTTCTCTCTGCTCTTCGCCAAGTAAAGTATCTTCTTTTGACCAATAAATTATTTGATTATAAGTAGCTGCTATTGTTGTTTTTAAACTTTCTATAATCTGATTAAGAGCATATAATTCTTCAGCTAGTAATCTATGATCTTCTTTTAATTTTTCAGTATTGCCGTAAATTTTTAAATTTTTTGCACTAATATATTCACTAGTTACATTGGCTTTAATATTTGTTGTATCTAAAGAAAAATTTATTACATTTGAGTCAACAGTAATATTAATATAGTTACTGCTTGATAATTTAAGATTATCAGTATGTGAGGAAGAATTTACTACTAGATCATTGTTTATTATCACAGAAGAAAATGTATTTCTATTTGGCATAGTATTAGTAATAGCTATTTTGCCATTTACTAAAGTCAAACTTATACCTTCTCCTTCTATAAAATTTTCTTTCATGTTAACCTTTTAAAATAAAAATTTATAATGTCCTTCGAATGCGAGTTCTTGGATAAACACTTCCTGTAGATGGTCTTATAAAATAATCTTTTTTTGGATAAACATCTCCCGATGTTGGACGTTCTTGTTTATACGAAAGATAACGATTTGGTGCTCCATTTAAAGAAGTTTGATCTGTATAACTTCCGCCAGTATCGGTCATTTGTCCAGTTTTAGCTGTTGCTGTAATGTATTCTCTAGCCTTTACTTGAGTCATACTTGGATATGTCTCTAATACACAGGTAAGTAACCCACAAACTTGAGGACTAGCCATGCTAGTTCCTTGATACTTTCCTATCCTATAACTGACATTTCTTGGGTCTGTGGTGCCACCATCATTCAAGGAACTCATAATGGCACGGCCTGGGGCAAATATATCAACGCCGGGACCATTATTACTAAAAGTTGCTTTAGTTTCATTAACTGTATTTCCAACTGCACCAACTGAAATTACATTACTTATAGCTGCTGGTGCCGAACCTCTATGGTAGTACCAAATGTAATTAACACCGTTATAAGTAGCATAAAAATAATTATTCCAATCTTGATCGGTAACATTAGATGTATAGAAAAAATCATTGCCGGCAGCAGCTACTATGATAACTCCGGCATTGATTAAATCTTCTATGTCAACTTGGTCAGCCGATGAGTAGTAAGGAACTACAGGACTTTTATTATTTAAACGGTCATATATACCGTTAGCATTTAATTGTGCAGTCGATAGTCCTCCTGCGACAACACCGGTGTCGACACCTCTGTAAACAGCACGAGTTATAACACCAAAAACTCCTTGGTTCCATTGTATAGATGAACCATAACTACAATTCATTATAGTTGGATTCTTTCTACCCGTTGCTGGGTTTATGGCTTTATTATTATGAAACTCTTTTATATAATCATAAAGATAGGTAACCGCATCGGCATTTTGATTTGTTGAATATGGGCTTATATTATAAATATTAGCGGACCTTGCCCAACCTTGTGTGTTTCCTGCAACAGTGCCTGCAACGTGAGCTCCGTGATTGTTATCACCGGTCCTGTCTGATTCACCATCAAGATCATAATCTGGATAGCTAGGATCAACATACGGTGTATAAACATATGTGCCATTTGAGCTGCCAGTTATTGCATTTGTGTGTTGATACCAATTATATTGATTTACTCTCGAACCACCGGTTCCGTCGGAATTTTTTGCATACTCTGGATGATCGGGATTAACATGACCGTCAACAACAATAACATCAACATTTCGGCCTTCTGCATTAATTGTTATTGTTCCTGTTTGTGTTAGAGTACCATTCTCTCCCCAATTAGCTCGTTGCTGTCCTTCAAAACATCTTAATAACCCCCAATTAACATGAGTGTTTGTGTTAACAAACTGTTTATTCCAATTTGAGGATGTTTGTGTGTATGCCGGACGTCTAGTCAAAGTTATTAGTTCTTCTGGGACTACATCCATAACTCTTGGATCCATTTTTATTAGCTCTGCTTCTTCAGTAGTTAACCAATAATGTGTATTCCTGCTGTTAGGTCTTCTTGCTGCTACGTCAACTTCTCTATCAGGATAATACAGACCCCCGCCAGGGGTCTCCATATCATTATAAAATTGATCTAGATCTTCATGATGATATAATGTTACAATAAACTTTTTTAATTCACTCATTTTAGTTCTCTAATTTTAATAATGTCAATGTAACAGTTATTGCAGCAGATCCGCCGCTAAGGTTAGTTATAGTCATTGGAATATCTGTTGATACAGGGGATTCACTGTTAAAACCTAGAACCCCAGGACTCATTAATAATGTTTGAGCGCCTGTTGTAATTACTTCTGCTATAACTCCTGATCCTGGATTAGGATCTTGACCTTGTGTTCTGCCAGAATCACTAGTACGTGTTGCAGGAGATGTGTATAATCTTACCCAAGCCGCTGCAGAAGTTTGAATCTGTAACAACATATAAGATTTAAATCCTGTTATTCTAATTTCATCTGAAGCATTGTTTGCAATGTTTGCAGTTGTTCCACTTTGGCTTATTCTAGAACTAAGTCCTGTTACTACGGTAGAAATAACTCCGCTACCGTTTATAGTAATTGAAGTACCGTCAACTTTAACACCACCTAGCACCGAAGTACTAGCTGTAGGCAATGAATATGAAGTAACGGCGGAAATTACCCCGCTACCGTTTATAGTAACTGATGTTCCATCAATTTTAACACCACCTAGTACTGAAGTAGTTGCGGTTGGTAATGAATAAGCTGCGGCTGAAGAAATAACTCCGCTACCGTTTATAGTAATAGTAGTGCCGTCAACTTTGACACCACCTAGTACTGAAGTAGTTGCGGTTGGTAATGAGTACGAAGTGACTGCAGAAATAACTCCGCTACCGTTTATAGTAACCGATGTTCCGTCAACTTTGACACCACCTAGTACTGAAGTAGTTGCAGTTGGCAATATATAAGGTGCAGTAGCCGATATTACACCGTTAGATATAGTAACCGATGTTCCGTCAACTTTGACACCACCTAGTACTGAAGTAGTTGCAGTTGGCAATGTATAGGGGGTCGCAGATATTGTTCCACTTGTAATTGTGATTGAGCTACCGTCAACTTTTACTAGTCCAGCTACAGAAGTTGAAGCTGTTGGTATGCTAAAAGTGTAATTAGACAAGTAATTAACGGTGCCGTATAGCTCTGTAAAATTATTATTAATCTTTTGAGCGCCAACCCTTAAGGTATCTCCAGTGCCATCATTAGTTGTATTTCCAACATTAATAATTTGTTGTGTCATTTTTTATCCTTTGTCAAATGTTACATTGTTAGCATCTAACGTAACGTTAGTGTTATCCCACGATGATGCTGTTGCTTGTTCTGCTCTATCTACATTTGTATACCAAATGCCAGGCTCAGCTTTTAAAAATTCTGCGATTGCATTTGTTTCATTTAAAATGTTTGTTGAACTATCCCAAATTTTTCCAGTCCTTCTTACAACTGTAACTTTAACACCAGCAGTTAATTTTGTGGTTAATCGAATTTGTGTTGATGTGCCATCAACAGCAAAATCAGCATCTAATTGTACATCTGCTGCCGGACTTGTTGGACCGTTATTGATATTAAAGATTTTGTAAGGTTTCTTTTGTAATCGAATATTCCCTATGAATAATTTCCATTTAGCATAGTCTTCTTTAAATGTATTTGAACTTGTGTGTGAAGTTAGACAGATGTACATATAACTTCCATAGTTAACTATAGAATCTACTGCATATTGAGTGTTTGTTTCCCAAGTTGCTGTAGTATCATATCCTCCAACAAACACTTCAATGTCATCTGCTTGACCGTAATTAGAAGGTATTGAAGAAACATAACCCGCATCGTATGTCCAAGAAGCTGATGATTTTTTTGGAACAAAAGAAATATTTAATAAGTTAGTGCCATCCGATGTTAATTGCTCTACAACTAAATCTTCAGTATATGGCAAATTCTCCGACGAACTAATATTTTGTACATACTGACCAGCAGGATACTGTTTTCTAGTACCTGTACCTAAAGTTCCCCTACGAAGTTGTCCTAAAATATTTCCGGTTTTAGTAAAATATTCTATTCTTTCACCGTGTATTTCAATTATACCAGGTTTATTAATAGCTGGATTTGGAGTATCAAAATTTGTTGCATCAACTAATTGAATTGTTAAATCATTATAATTCAATGCCGCTGATAACTGAGTTTGTTTTGATAAACTTAATCTTTTAAAATGTACCCTGTTAAGCATATCTTTAAATTGCATATATGCTATTCCAGAAATTACAATATTACTGCTATAGGTTATAACAGTAATTTCATCATTTAATACAGGGTTTACTGTTAATTTTACAGTTTGTTTATTATCTAATAGTTTATAATCATACCCGGGAGTTAATAATAGATTATTTTTTGTTATCCATACATATGCGTCACTTAATACTGGACGATCTAAAATAACTTCACCGCCTAACACATTCCTGTAATTAAAATATTCAACCGAGTCTGCCACTAATACTGAATTTGTTTGGACTTTAACATTTGATCTTCCAATTTCTAATATATCATGTCTATAGAATGTTGTTACTTCAACTACATCCGACGAAGAATAAGAATTATCAAATGTAATAGTTTTAGTTGAAGGATTGTATTCATATTGACTATCTTGACTTGTTGATACAGCTAATGATTTTCCAGAATATTTCGAATAAGTGGATTTATTAATCTTAACAGTAACACCTTGTAAGTCAAGAATATAATCAGTACCGACTGCTAACTCCTCTCCATTTGCATAAACTTTAATTGTATTTGCATCTACGCTTAACGGAGGAAATCTAGTAACATCTAATTGATAATTTAATCTATTATTTTTAATTGTAAAGTAACTAGTGTCAGGACCTTTAAGTATCTCTTGGTTTACCCTAACTATCATGCTACTTTCGTAAGGTTTTGAATTTCCAATTGGATTAGTTAGTAAATACGATGTTCCTCCATTTGCAGCAATCCTTTCAATCTTAGTAGCTACAAATGATTGAGATTGTCCGCTTGCGATAATGTAGTTGATAACTGATCCTGCAGGCGGAGCTGTTGGGAATCTTAATCCGATTAAATTTGCAGAATCATAAGTTGTATCTGTTTTAAATAAAAGAGGTGTTGTCTGATTTCCGTTAACGTATACTAACGAATTAACACTAGATAACCACGGGGCTTTAGTTATAAATTCTGTTGTTATACCATCAGCAACAAAATAATCTACATCTAACAGATTTTGCCCTGCAAATCCAAAAGAAATTATAGTAACACTACTATTAGCTGTAGGTGCTACGACAAAATTAATTTCTTTCTTTGAATAATCAACTGTATAATCATCAACAATAGTTTTAATTGAAGATCCAACTTTAACTAATACTGCTTGATTGCTATTAAGAGTCTGGCTAATTGCAAATGTTTTATTTGATCCATTGCCAAAATAGTTATCAACAAGTACAGTAACTGATGCAGATTGAGGTCTATCGTAAACTTTAATAGCAACGCTGTCAACAACCTGCCCGGGTACTACTTCTTCTGGTGCAGAACTGTTAATTGGTGATACAAATTCATCACCATCAACAATAATGTCGTCAGCAGCAAGTCCTGTTGCCGAACTATATTCTGCTAATTCTCCGCCAGTTAATGATGTATCATAATCTGTTTCATTTGGTTTTACTGAACCGTCGCTGGTAATTTTTCTAATAATGATTTGATCACCGTTGGCAACAACATATGTTTGAGGTATCGAAACTTGATTAGAAGTGCCAGTAGCTAGAATTGACTGCATTACTGCGGCTGGGTTTGTTTGATTTACGGTTCCGTAAAATGGATCATCTATTCTTACAGGAGTTAATAGACCTGATATAGTTACAGACGATCCGCTGACCGGAATATCTTTAAGAATTGCTGTTCCGTTAGATAATATATCTAGATTGATTCCCCTAGTTAATGTTCTTATGAAAGTAACTGCGGTCCCAGCCGGTATTGTTGTTTGAGGTGCTAGAGGGTTAGGTCCATAATTAGTTATAATTTGATCTAAAATAATTTGTGTACTATTTGTAATAGATTTAACAGTTGTTCCATAAACAATAGGTGTATAATTTACACTGTTGTAATTAACTGTCATTATTACAAGGTCTCCGGCAACTATACCAGCCGTGCTAGATAAAGTTAAAGTAGTAGATCCTGACGTATTTGTTCCGGCAGTTGTTGTAGATTTACTAACTGTTACTGTAGGCCTTGTTATTCTATAATCAAAAGTATACTCTTTCTGAGTACCATTAGCTATTACTGTTGTTGAACTATTCTTAGCATGATAGACATTTAATACTGTGTTTATTTGAGGAGTATACGGTAACGTAAAAATATACTGCCCTGCAGATGTAGTTGTAATATAATCATCAAAAGTGGAATCATAGGAATCCCATTTATCAGTATAAAATCCGCCAGATCCCCATCCCGAACCGGTTTCAAATCCTAAACTATTAACTATAACACCACCGTAATCAATGCCAGTCATTAGTTGTGATAAGTCTTTTCCAAGTTGTCCTGTAGTCGGATTATAATAATATTGAATCCTATCGGCTGCATTAAGCATGTCCCAATCTTTAATATATGTTACAGAAATAGATGAACCTAAGCTAGGCGCATTTTCAAATAATATTGATCCGATATATGAAGTATAGCCCGTAGCTGTAGTAATTTTAATTGATGATAAAGTATAATCATCTCTTAATACGTCAACCCCGTCTACTACAACAGAACTAACAGTTACTCGAGTGTCTGGGGCCCATTTTAAGTTAAACTGTTTCCTTGAGCCGGTACCTGCAAATGTTTCTGTTTCTTGTAAATTTGTAATAAAATAATTTTTTGTTATTCTATCAAACTTTATTTTAATAAAATTAGATCTTACAACACCGTTTCCAATTATTGCTACGGCTCTAGCATTAACTCCATTAGTAGATAATCCGCCGTCGATAACAACAGTTGGAGCTTTTATATATCCTTCACCGAATGTTAGAAGAACTATCCTATTGACTTTCCCGTTAGCAATAAATGCTCTAGCAGTTGCTTTTATCTTAGCATCCCCAACAATAGTAACTGTCGGTGGCAGTAAGTATCCAGATCCGTTGTCTACAATTTTTAATTCTGTAATTTTATAACCCACATTATCTAACCAATGTTTCCATGGATATAAATTTATGCTTGAATCACTGACATTAATTTCACCAGTAGCTGATACAAAAGAATCGATAGATTTTAATTGTTTAGTATTATTATCATAAATTGGTTGTAAATCAAAGTCAGTTACTGAAACTTGACTAGGATCTGTTTTAGAGTATAAACTTACAAACTCTCTCACTTTTGTTCTATAGGGAGTTGTTTCTAAAATATAATCTTCAAAATTTTCTAAGTTGTCGTTTTGATATGTAACTGAATTTTTTAATCCGCCGACAATATGTTTTGCTTTAACAAAGCTAGTTTTAAAAATCCAATCAATGTAATATTGTTCACTAAGAGCATATCGAACATTAGAAAAGAACAAACTCATATAAATTGATCTTAAATCATCTATAAAAATATTATTTTTAATAGTATCTAAGATAATTCTAAGTTCGTATGAAGCAACATTGTCAAAAATACTTCCGTCGTATGCGGCGCCGTCGTATCCAATAGTAGTTCCTTCGAAGCTGTAAATAGATTTACTAAACTGTATTGTACCTTTTTCCTGAGCTACAATTTTATAAGATTGTGTCCAGTCAACTGAATTTGAATTTGCATATTTTTCTAATAAAACCCATGTTCCTAAATTAGTAGTTGTAACTTTTATTGTTTCACCAATTTTAATATCTTGATCAATTAGATTAGAAAAATTATCAACTAATCTATCAATAGCCGTAAATTGATTATATCCATTTGCATACCAATCTACATACGACCAATATTTGCGAACATCATAAGTTTGAGATCTAGATCTTGACCACGAAGATGAATTAGGGTCATACGAATAAATTGCCCAGGTATTAGATGTTTGACTGTCGGCCTGTACTAAAACTGAGTAATTCCTTACAGAAACAGTAGTAGAATCATTATAACCGTAGCCTGAAGAAATTATATCTACGCCTACAATCTGTCCTTTTGTATTAATTTTAGATCTAATTACTGCACCAGTACCTGATCCAAAAATATCTAAATATGGTGCTACAACATATCCGCTACCCGAAGAAATTATATCAATTCCAGTTATTCTGCCATTAGAAATAATTGGAGATAATACTGGTTTTGTAAAAGATGATAAACTAGTAAATGAAAGTTCAGCATCTGTTAAAACGGAAACATCATAATGTCCTGATACTAACGAAGGTTCTTTGTCATATTCCTCTAATGGAGAAATATCTTTATTTCCTATAACTTGTCTAGAAAGTAATTCAATATTAGTTTTTTCAATAAATTGTTTTAATGCTTCAAATCTGTTAACAAAAATTCCCTGACGAGGTCTATTTTCAATACCATATTTTAACTTAGGAGGTAATGAAGTATCGGGGACTAATCTACCATACGAATCTTTTCCGCAAAGGCTATCAAACCATTTTTGTTCCACTGACGATGGTAAATTAACAGTATCTTCACTTACGATTGTCCAGTGAGTATGTATGTTTTGATCTGTTTTTATTGAAGTCCAATATTCTACAGACAATATTGTATCTTTGTCTACTACTAATTCTTTAACATTAACTAAACTAAACGAGTTTAATCCTGTAAATGCAATATGTCTATATCCTTGTCCTCTAGGATTAGAAATTAAAAGAGATACATCACTGGCCGACATAGATCTACCTAATGTGTTAGGCACAGTTTTTTTATTTTTTACCCAATAGTAATAAGTTGTTTTTTTAGATTTACTTATGTTGTCATATTTTATAGAAGTAGCATAAACAGAATCACCGTATAGAGACGTTCCACTAATTCCCAAAGCAATTCCAGATTCAGTATCTGATTGATTATCCCACTCTGATGGTTTTAATGTAGATTGTACCCATTCATATACATCAACACTTGCACCAACTGCTAACGTATTCCATGTATTATTTCTATAAACAACATCAGCATCATAACTGTTTATAAATTTTGCAGATCTTAAATCCCACCATAAGGCACCAACTTGTTCTTTACCCCAAGCAGCACCTTCGTCAACGTTGACTAAAGATGTTCCTAAAGAGTAAATGGCAGGATCATAAAAAGTTTTATATTTTATTTCTTTTTCTGCAATACCCGGTATTTTTCCTTGATTAGGATCAACGGTATCTAAGTAATCTAAAAGATTGTTTTCTCGCTTATTATATAAGAAAACTCTTTTTATTTTTGATACGTCAGGCTTACTAATTTCGTAATGTTTTTTATTCCAAGAATAGTCGCCAACATTTTTTGTGTATGAATAAATTTTTCCAGTAATCAATCCTTGTGTAATTGAATAAGGAGATCCTAAAATAATATTATTTGACGCTACAGAAAAACCTACTGCAAAACCGTCAGTATTATTGCCAGGATTATTTAGACTTTCACTGTAAACCCATTTAGTCAAATACATGTCGTAGATATCAACTCTGCCACTATCTGGTTGTCTTTCTACAAATTCAGTTTGTTCTGAATCAAATGTAGTTGAATTCGCATCAAATATAGTAAAGGATCTACTGTCAGCGTTAGAACTATAAATTACTAAAGTTTTATCATTATTCATAAAACTTATAGTAGTTCCAAAAAACTGAGCACCTTCTGTATTATAATTTACTAGCCGTTGATATAATTCGTACGACGATGTTATTGTGTTGTATCTATATGCAAAAACTGCACCTTGATTGACTAATACAGAATTTGCTGATTCATCTTCAGGATCAGCAATTGCAATATATGAGCCGTCATCATTTAATGTTATACTTAAACCAAATTTATTTTGTAAAGTACTGCTAGGAGTACTAATAGTATCCTCTAAAGTGTCATTTTTATAAACTCTTACCACTCCAGAATCTTGATTAAATGACGATACTGCTAATGTAGATACATCGTAGCTGAGAGCCAACTTATATCCAAAGTTAGTTCCTGTTCCTGAAATTACTGTGCTATAATTCCAACTAGTTCCGTTATAAATTAATTTGCATACTTTGTTTGTTCCAGGAGCCCCAATATAAATTACTTCCTCCGAAACTACAATACTGCTTCCAAATTTTTCACCATCTGTTGGTGTAGAATTTAATACAGTTGCTATTAAAGTGTAAAAACCGTTAACATCTCGTTGATATATTGAGACTGCTCCGTGATTGTTTAGCAAATTATTAGAACCTGTTTCACTAGCAATTACTAATGTTCCCAATGTTGTTGTTTTAACTTGACTAGCTGTTGGTGTGCCAGTAACTAACCAAGTGCCCCGAGGACTTATTGATAACACCGTTGCTATGTCTATTGCAGACGTAGTGCCAGAATAAATTTTAGACAATACTTGTTTTTGTATCCAAGGTGTTGAAATACCTGCTTTGTTAAAAACATATACTTGCCCCGAGCTTACTTGAGATGCAAGGACTGTTCCGGCAGTATTAACAGAAATATTTTTACCAAAATTTAATCTATCAGTAAATTCTGGAGCAGATAAGGCTCCTGAACTATAAACAGCCTTGTATTCCCATGTGGTCCAAAAATTAGACGAGTGAGCGTCGGCCCATATTAAATCACCTGTTTTTAACTTACTACTTATTGCAGAATCAATGTTGTCAATTGTAGAAACACGTTGAGATACAAACTTAGAAATAATAATTTTATTTTGTTCGATGAACGGACTGGCAATTGATACTGATTTTGTAGTAGACAAGTTTATTGTATTAACAGTAACAGATTCAACTTTGTAAAACCCGCTAAACCCAGTGACATTATCTATTCCTAGATAATCGCCAACTATTTGATTAACAACACCGTCAATGGTTAATATAACTTGTTTGAGAGAAGAATTATATACTGCATCTTTCACTACATAATTTGTATTTGTATATCTATAAACATTCCAAGAATCTTTATCAAAGGTGCACCAAACACAATCACCGTCTGTAAATTTTGTAATATCAGAAGACAACAAATCGTTTAAAGATTTAACTGTCATTAAAACTTCATCTTGTCTTACATGACCTGCAGATCTTAAAAATGAATTATAAGTTTTTAATTCTGGCCATGGATTAGAGTTGTACCCTAAAGGTTTTAAGTAGACATCGTTAGGTGTTTGTCTAATTACAAAATCAACTTTGTTTTTATCAATCTGTTTTACTAATTCAAATCCTTGAGGATTATTTTTAAACAGGTCCTCATTTAACACAAACTCAATATTGTCAAATGAGCCGCTGGCGCCGTACTGCCCAACACGCAACGCCCATTCTTCATAAAATTTTAGACTTTCTTCACCCTCTGCACTTAGAACATCAAAAAGTTTATTAAGAACATTCTGAGTCCCTTTTTCAATAATCATTCCTTGATAGAACTTAAATTCGCTTACATCATCTTTAATGATGTTTTCAAGATATTGACGTTTTTGATATCCTATTAAATGTTGAGCTACTTTTTGTTGTCCTGAGTCAAAATTGTCGCTATCAAGACTGTAAAAATCTTCAAATTGGCTGGCTTTATAATTCCAGTTTGGTAACAATGCGGGTGCAGGTGTCTGTTCTAATTTTACCCAATCCGAAGAAACAAATGTTTCTGATCCTGGTAAGAATTTTAATGCACTGTAATAAAACTCTTTATACTTTACTATGTCGCCGAGCGCATAATCTTTCCATGACTCCCAGTTACTGATTTTTCCTTGATCAAAGATAAATCCTGGGGCATTAAACGATCCATCCCAGTTTATGCTCACATAACCAGAAACTTTTATTCTGTCTTGTTTATAACCACTTTCTAAAGTATAGATAGTATCATTAAACATAGTAGAATTATCAACTAATAATACTTGTTCTTTTTGTACAAGATAAAAAGTTGCACCGTAAATTCCGTCATCACCTTGTGGAGAATAACTAACAGCATTATCTTCTCTGTAAGAGTTTAAAAATTTAGGTTCAATAGGAGTGCCATCTACTTTAAAAATTTCATATCCATTAAATTGATTTTTAATATCATCAACAACAGAATATTCTGTTTCAAATATTAATTTTGCGGCGGCTGGACTAAGACTAATAACGCTACTACCGATTGTGCTTAGACCATCTAACTTTACAAAATCATCTTGAATAAATGTTTCACTAGGTGGCGATAGCCTAATTGCTCTATAATAATCTCCATTATATCTTACAATAGACTCATATGGGGTTGCTGCATTTGGTAACCATTCTTTCCATTTATCTTGCCCCACTGACCAGTTCTGAGTAGTCCAGAATAAAAATTCTTTAGCACTGGTTTCCCAATTTGTTATTGTAGATATATTATTATTAAACTCATCAAAAACAAATCCTTGATCTTTTAACCACTCACCGTATCCTAATAAGAAATCAACAATTTCTTGAATAGTTCTAAATTTAGTTCCGTAAGGCACTGTTATGGTAGATGTCCTATCCCATCCTTTTCTGATGTAAGATGTTTTACCGCCTATGATAGGAAGTTGTGATAATATTTGGAATTTTTCTGATTCAAAGGACGCGGTTGATGTGTGATCAACTACAACACGATAATATCTATTATTGTACTGTACTACTTTTCCAGGATAATATCTTTGATTCGAAGTCCAGACTGAAAAAGTTTCTGAAATTCCGCCAATATTAATTTCTAATCCTGGATCAGTCCACTCATAATATTTAAAATATGGTTGTGTTCGACTATATCCTTTAACTTCGAATCCGTCATATAATTTTGTTATTATAACACCACTATATGTTATTTTTTTAATAGGACTCGAGCTATTTAATATTAAATTATAGTTTTCTTTTGGTACAAATACGCTGCCAGATGATGCAGGAGATCTAGAATCTAATAAAAGATTAAATTTTTCTTTACTACTAAAACCTGCAAGTCGATAACTTAAATTAAAATTAATATTATCTAAATCATATCTATATGATTTATAAGATTTTAAATTATCACTTATAATATAATTTATAATATAGTTAATAATCCCCGAAGTTTGCAACCTCTTATCACTAGAATAGATATTAGGTAATACTACACTCTTTGGTGTTATTCTTAACTGAGTTTCTGAATAAACTAACTGATTAGTTTTATTCCTAACTACTCTAGATCTATCTAGTAATGCTCCAAATACTTTTGATGGAAACATTAGCAATGATGTTATTAGAACACTAAACGGATAATGACTACTTCTTCTCCACGCTCCTTCGATAGGGCTAACATCACCAAATATAAAATCGCCTCCTGTAGATTGAGATATTATTCCCTGAGCAACTCCTGAAATAATCGGACTCAACAACAATCCATTTTCATCCGCCGGAATATGCTTCATTAAAAATGGTTTGGCAAATTTTGTAAGTCGTATCTCAGGTTTACCGGGTTCTCTAACAATACCTTCTGAAATATCCTGCCACATAATTAGATTGTCTTTAGTATACGGAGCAGGCCCGTACTGATCAATCCACCAACTTGGTTCTAATGTAAAACCTAGCATTTCCCATGGACAAAGATTTGGGCGATCGGTGTCATAAATCCACCTATAAATTCCTCTCCAGTATCCTGGAACTACTCTGCCGTCAGGTGCGACGTGACCTTTATAATTAAAAGTCTGTGGATTATTTCTATCAAAAGTTAATGGTTTAGTAAAATCTCTGTCTATTAACGTTGTCCATTTATAAAAACTAGGTGCTAGAATTTCATTAAATTCTTCTAAGGAATATTCTGTCTGTCTGTTATAACTTGGAATAATATCAAAGATATCAAATATTTTAGAATCGTAATTAACTTTAATGTTATTAAAAATACGTTTTTCTAATTCTAAAATTAAAGCATCTCTAAAATCAGGTAGACCACCCTGATCATAATTCCCATAAGCTAGCACCTGGCTTCCGTCATGGCCTTGTATCATCCAACGCGGTGTTACTAATGTTGTATCTTTATAAATCTTTGGTTCATACTTTGGCCAAATTCCTAATTTTGTAGGAGTTTCTGGCACAAAAGAGCCGTCAGTTGTTTCGTATTCACAAACTGTTAATTTGTCATCAACAGACATGTTGGCCTTAATAACAACAAATCCTTGGTTATCAAAATCGTATTCTTTTCCGTACAGCAGTTGATTATCATTTAAGTAAACAATAACCGATTTATTAGATAAAGAAGTTAAATCAAATACAGTTACCAAAGGATATGTTTTAATTCTTGGATCTGCAATAGTAAATATTTTTTTAACACACCCAGTATACGGAACCATATCACTAAAATAATAAGGTGATTCTTTTGGTTTATCTTTGTTTAAAATTCGTAATATTTCATTTACTTGTAATTCAGGTGATGCGTCCAACCCTAAAGAATTTGCTATAGAAATAAAATTTCTTTTAAATGTATTATAATCATCTCTAGATTTTTCTATTGCTCTAATAACATTATTATCTTGAGATGTAATATGATAAAGAGATAGCCCTGCAGGTCCACTGTGCTGAATAAATTTTGTGCCAAAACAAGTTATATTTCCAAGATCTCTTATGTTACTTTCTCCTGGGAATACTCCACTAAAATCGTTAAGATTTTCTACGATAGAATTTACATGGTCACTTACTTCTCCTAAAGTAAATTCTTCAAGTTGACTGTTTAAAGGATTATTTTGCAGATTAATAGGTATTTCATAATACCCGTTATTATTAATTGGTTGTTTAGCAAATGCCCTTAATGACAATACATCATTCGATCCTATATCATGATCTAAAACTATCTTTTTATAAACATTACCGTTTACTATAGACCATTTAGAACTATCGAGCCTGATGCCGTTAATGTAGACTTTTACAATTAAGTCATCTAAATCATTGATATCATCAAAAATATCAATATCAAAATTGTTTGTTAATGTCGAATTTTTAAATATTCTTACGGCAGCTTGCGATCTTGATACATCGCTAGTTTGCCAGCCGTTAACATAAACTATATTGTTAGTTACATTTAATTTTGAAAGATACCCAGTGCTAATACTTTTTGTAAACACATCAACTGATTCTTTATATTGAAAAGTATCCGACAATAAATTAAAACTAAAAACTATATCACCAAAGTTAGAAATATTTTTATAAGATAATTTAAATCCTAATTTAGAATCTGTTATTCCACTAGCTCCTACTTTATAGGAAAATAATTTTGTTCCTGTAAAACTAGTTCCATTATATGTTTCTGCATTGCCAAAACTAATACCATCTTGATCAACTACATCAAATAACGGTGGCTGATTAGGAGCAAGTTTTTGTTGTCCTTCTTTCCAGTCTGTGCCATTATACCAAAATGTTTTATTTTGATTAATAGTGCCTTGTTTAACTAGAACAGTCTGATCTACTTCTGGTTCAGCTTCTAATACTAAATGTATTTGTCTACTACCATTAGACAAATGTTGAACATCAATGAACTCGACTCTAAAAATTTTATTTTTTACGAAAGAGTCAGTATCGGCTACAAACAATATTCTTTGTCCAGCCGCTAATGATACACCGTCTATATTATATCCAGCAGTGCCTTCTATTGTTGAAAAAACATCTTTAGTGTAAGTATCTATCAAATCTACTTCACCTGCTGATACTGTACCAAAATTGTACAGTCTAAGATCTGCTTCAAACTCAATAATAGGTCTTACTGCTCTAAAAGATTGATCAATGTCAGCAACTTTTCCATTGAACTTTGCGCTAGCATCTATTACGTTTTTATGAACCCATCTGTTATGCCTAGACCAAGGATTTCGATCTTTACTAGCTCTATTAATTACAATATAGTCGAGAACTCCAGCATAAGCAGTTGTATCACTAAACGCACCTTGGCCATATGGCTCAGATTCAAAAGGTATTGATTTAGTAATCGTATACGAACTAACAAAATTTAAAAGTTGATCGTTAACTAATTTAATTGCAGCCCCGACACCCTCTACGTAATATTCACCACTGGCATAATTGACAGGAAATACGTTGCCGCCAAACGATACTTTCATACCGTTACTGAGTTTTGTTCCGTCTTTTAATGTGTATGTTTTTTTGCCAAGTACTTCTTTGTTAACATCAATATATGTATTTTCATTTTCAGATAAAATATGTACTGTGCCACCTAAGTCTACATCATTTTCACTGACATAATATAAAATATCAGGACAATTAACTGGAATATTAAAAGTAATTAATCCGGATTCAACTGCAACGCCTGTAAGACCTGAAGTCACATATCTATCAAGATTTCCCGGTGTTCTTACAGTCTTAAAACTAAAAGGATTTCCAGGGCTATTAATGCTAAACGTATATGTCTTTCCTCTGTATAATTTTATTGTCGGATTTCTAGTCACACCGTCTGGAAGAAATATATAAGCATTGGCATCGCCTTGAGATTCTACGTAAACTGAATATGTACTAGCAACTTCTTGTTCTTTGCCATAAATTTTAATTGTATCAGGTCCGTAAGGTAGCCAATAATAATTTTGAAAATTAATAAACTTATCCCAGTCAATATGTGGATCCCAGCTATAAAATTCTTGGCTATTTAATCTAGAATGATTAGTAACATTAGCACCAAACACTGACAACTGATTAATATAGTCTTGGTAATCTTTAAAAAATGTTGTATTGCCTAGATCGTCTTTAATGACTGCACCTGGCTCAAATTGATAATTTTGTCTAGTGGAGGTTGGAGCATTTAAGAAAATGTCTGACTTAACTGTTGATTTTGAATTTTGTCTACCGACAAATCCATTAATTTTTTTTACTTGCCCTGGTTGTATTAATTGGTCAAGGGTTGCATTTAAAAACTTTTTATTAGAATCAGTTTTATAAAATCTTGGTAAGAAATTTGAACTTGATACTTTACCTTCATATGGATTGACATTATCAGCCATTTGTTACTCCATAAGTTGAACTTGTTACTGTTTGCTGGCTTTCTGAATTTGACATTATTGTTGTGTTACTTACAGATTTGATGTTACTGGATGTGATGCCCGATATAATTTCAATGTCATCTACTGTTGCTCCGTTAACAAATAATTGATCACTTGCACTTTTTATTTCAAATAGACTACCGAAATTTAAACCTGTTTGTTTTGGAACTATAACAAAATTTGAAATACTTGGGGATAGCTCTTTCATAACATAAGCAGATAGTTCACTAAAATAAAAAGTGTCACCAAAATCCCAATTTTCTAAAGCAAAAAATTCATTAATTGCCGTAATTACTTTAGACTTGATATCATTATCTGAAATAACTTGACCTATTGCTTTTGTTACTTTAAAAGTAGCTTGTAAGTTACTGTCTGCTTGACTACCAAATAAAACAGAATAATTTGCAGGATGATATACTATTTCATCACTGACTGATTTTATTAAATTTAAATTTGGAGATAATATGTTATACAGTTCATCTGTGCTAGGCGGAAGAGGTTTTGTTGTAAGACTTCCCGATAACCACTGTCTAAACTGTGTATCATATCCTTTTGATAAGACAAAAATATCAATTATGTTACTGATACTAGGATCAATTCTTGATTCATAATCTGAATTATGAATATACTGAAATTTTAACTTATCCCTACCCTGATAAACTTTATAATCTAAAGTAGGAACATACGGATTTATTTTTGTAGCATCGTATCTAACAACAGTATTTGTATCTATAAAATAAAAATATGTTCCAGTTATTTTTTCTGTACCTATTACCGCAGCTTGATTTTCTTTAATTAAGATATGATTAGAACTGTTATCAAAATATTTGTAATCTTCTTGTCCTAATGAAATTAAATATTTTTCTAAAACAATATATTTGTTTTTTAACAAAACAGCATTATTAGTTGGATCGACGATTTTATTAAACAATTCAGGATCATCAACTACGCTATTATTGTCAGAATCAGCAAACGACACGACTATTTTTTTATTATCTACATATCCATCTAACCCAATAAATGAATTAATAATTTCCCATTTAAAATCTGTAGTAAAACTCTGTGTAGATTGATTTAATGTATTAATGCCTAATATATTAATCGAGTCTTTTACTACTTGATTTGATCTGCTGTCATAAATTTTATTTGCACTGTCAAAATAAAATTTTATTTGCTTGTCACTTTCAAACACATATCGTTGCTCTCTGCTAGTTACTGTGTAGAATTCGTTATCAGTTGTAAACAACAACAACCAACTAGAATCTTGTTGTTGGTTAGTTGAGTCGCCTTCTTTACCTAAACTAAAATTAGAATATGCATCTAAGTTTGATTCAAAGATAATAGACCATTTTTGATTTTTAGCATCATATCTAAGACCAAATGGTTTATTAGCAAATATTAGATCTATCATTGCAGTAATAACACTATTATCAATAATAGTTCTCCACCTTGGAATAATTTGTTCTATTTTAGGTGCTGCTGAAGACCCGCCTGGCAAAGGTATATTTAAAACAATTGGGCCTGTACCTGAGCTTAGTTTGCCTGTACCGTTAGCAGTACCGTCGGTTTCAACAGAAACTACAGATGCCCACAAACTTGTCACTGCTCCGAGTATATTTGCACTAGATCCAAAAACAAGCTTATTTAAATTAAGTGTGTCAAAATAATAACCTGTTGGTGCAGAGAATTTTATTAACGACCCCACTGTTAAATATTTTAATTCAGTTGTGGTAAATCCGCCAACTTTATAGACTGTTGAATCAGTTAATGATCCTATATAACCCGATGACGATAGACTATCTGTTGTAACATTAAACCAATAAGTATCTAAACTTGCACTAACATAACTAATGTAATTTGAATAATAAAAATTTTTCAACTCTTGTTTTTTTAATATAGAATAAACATCGTTATAAATTACACCCTCAATATCAGTCTTACTTACATAAGAAAATCTATTAGTAGCAGTATAAACTTCTTTATAAATGACACCGTCATCAGCAAATAAATTTGTAGAACTATACTTGCCTGTTGGGTCAATTAAATCAAAATAACGACTTATACCAGAACTAGTTCTATTAACTGCTTTAACTTTTAAAACTTGTTGACTACTTGATAAGGGACTAATATTGTAATCCTCACCAGTTATCATTCTATTCTGAGTATAATATGTCTGAGGTGCGTTACTCTTAATACTATCGTTTGTTTCAGCTGGTTCAGAATTAGAAATAGATGATGCTAAAGAAAGCGTAATCGATAATGTTTCAGGCTGTCCCTGTGCAGAAACATAAGGAATAGATATAGCTACATTTCTAATATCTTGAGTATTAATCGTATAACTTAGGCCATTTGACACTCTATAATATGTTCTAAAAGTGCCTAGTGGCAAATTACCAAAAGTTCCGTCGCTAAAGGATAGACTGATAGCATCGTTTACTCTAGTAACAACATTAAAAATATTTCTTATATTTTTATTTAAACTATTGTATATAATGTTATTGCCTTCAAAACTAGGAACTTTAGTCCATTCTTCTGACTCGTTACCGTCTTTATCTAATCTGTATAACCAAACATCTGTATTATTAATGCCTTGACTATCGATGTCTACTGATTCATTACTGCTAGGCTGGCTAATAGTAAAAGTTCCCTGATTTAATGTACCTTGTGTAAAATTAACAAAAAAACCAGTTCCGGCGCTTGAGGGACCGCGGCCGTCGTTTCTATAAACACAGGCCATAGGATTACCTATCTTAGGAGATTCTTCGTAAATGTAATTTTGACCTTTAAAACTTGTGCTGGTAATTTCAAAATTCATTGAACGACCTGCAATTGATTTTGTAAATCCAAACACAGGAATATTGTTATTAGATGAGTTAAATCTATACTGCTCTGAAGGTATTCCGTAAATGGTGGATTTATCGCTAGGATTTCCAAATTGTTGATTTGGATCCATAGCTGCATTTATTATTTTTATAAATTGGTCATACCAATTAACATTACTAGGATCGTTCCATGACACTACCTGCCCGGATAGGTTGCGACCGTTTGAATCTATTACATTTTGAGTTGTTGAAACAGCAGTAAACTTTAATAAACCTTTAGCTGCAATATTTCTTTTTGCATTGTAACTGATTAATCTAGCTAAACGCAACACACTTTCTCTACGTTCTGCTAGTTCTAAAAAGTTTTCCCTAGCGTTTAAATCAACACGGAATGCTATGCTTTGGCCTAAAAACGCTATTAGATCAATGAGTGCAAGATACTCACTAGATTCAATGTAATCATTAAAATCTTCTGGATAATTTTGACGAATATAATCGATCATCGTACGACGCAAATTTTCAAAGTCATAGCTTTGAAAGTCAGCATTACGGAATGATTGGTATACTTTTTTCCAATCTTCTGCGACTAAAAGTCTATTTTGTCTATCGATTGAACTCATAATTTATCCTATATCTTATATTTATTGAATAAAATTTTCTGGGTAGTTTATTGTGCAAGCAATCCGTTTGCTTGATCAAACCGTAGCTTTAACACTTCACTAAGATTATACGGCCTATACGTTAGATAACATTCAATTTGTATGCCGCTTTCGTAACTTGTAACTATAACTCTTTCTGCTTTTATTCTAGGATCATAATTAATGATGTTGTTAACATTTTGTAAAATAAGATCTTTAACCTGTTCAGTAAGGGGCTCAAATAATAGATCCCATATGATTGTTCCAAATTCTGGCTGCATTAATCTCTCGCCCTGACGTACATAAAAATGATTAATCAAATCTTGTTTGATTAAATCTAAATCATATAGCTTAAAATTTTCTGTATCTACAGATACAGAACTAAACCCTTTGTACATCTTAGGAGAAATTTCTTTAAGATTATTAGGAGCAGCCGGTAAAGTAATTTTATTGTATAGATTAGCACTAGAACTCATTATCCCGCTCCTTTAATTTTTTGAAATGTGTCAGTTGTTGTTGTATACTCTTTCCACGAATCTGGTATAGAAATTGATGATCCTATTTCCCTATCAGTCATTGCTGGTTTAAAATCTATAGGATTTAAATTTTCATGATGTGGCCATGGTTCATGGCTAGGTATACGTAACATAATACTTTCTATAGTTGTTTCAGAATTTTCTGTTGGGTTCGCAAAAGTTGTTAAAGGCGGAACATCTTCTGAATTATTTCCGGCAAAGTTATTAGAATTTAGGTGTATTTCACCACCGTCTATATTTGTTCCGGCAGCTTTTACCTGAAATAACCCGCCTGCTGTAGTATTATTAACTCCTGTTACTCTAATAAAATTATCATTATCAACAATTAAAATTTTATCTGCGCCAACTTCAGTCTGATGGCGTTCGGCAACTTTTAAATTAAAATTTCTACCTGCTTCAATGTTAATATCTCTATCTGCATAAAAATTTAAATCTTGTTTTGTATGTAAACTAATACTGTCTTCTGCGTAGATATCAATCTTTCCGTCGCTAGTTAATTCAATCCAAGTAGTACCGCGAGCATTACCAATATAAATTAAATCTTCACTATTATGTAACAAAATTTGATGGCCAGTTCTTGTCCTTATTCTAAACAGCTCGTTATGAGGAATAGTTTCGTCGCCCGTTGGAGTTTCTCCTTCACCTAATTGCTCAACTGCTTCGTACTCTGGAGGGCCGTCACTAGCCGATGTCTTACGAATATATTTGTCGTCACCGTCATCCATTACAAAAGTTGTTCCGCCTAACCGACTAACTGGTGCATTAACAATTAAATTGTCTACTTTTCCCTTTGTTCCTGTTTGAGCGCCTGGACGTTTATCTAAAGGTCCGGGAGTGCTAATACCAAACACCATACTGGGAGTTTCTCTCCTAGCACTTGATGTTGTTATTCCTCTAATGTCGTCTTTAAGTAAACCTTGTGCTTCTAACGCATCTGCTAACGGATGTCGAGGTTTTTTTAATTTTTCAGGATCTGAAACAATTACTGTTTGACCTTCTGTAGCTTTTCTATTGTATTCTCCGGTAGGCATTCTGTCAGTTTCATCAACTACTTGACTAGTTGCTGCTAGTCCCGGGACCATAAAATTCATAAATTCATCTTGAACACAACCTATCCAATACCCGTACTTAAAATTACCATCAATAAAAATAACAACAACTACTGTGCCGGGATCCGGAGGAACCATCCACATACCATAACTCTTTTGTGTATTATTATAATCATTAATTTCTTTAGCATAGGAAATACTAGTAACTCCGTAGAAAGGACTCATATAACTTACCATGTGTATTGATCCAGAACTAGGATTGTTACCCCCCGGTCTTAATAACTCTACTTCTAACATTCCCATATAAGTAGGATCAAGATGGCTGATTACTCTTGCTAGATAAGGTCCTGGCCTTGGGGCAGGATCGCCGCTAGAAATATGGTATAAATCAGTATTACTCACTTAAATTATCTCCATATTGGTTAGTAGTGTCGACTCGTTGATTACCTGTATTGAACGTTTGATTTGGTGTGGCTTCTGTTTTGTTTTCTTGACTTGGTCTTCTGAACCCTGTAAGAACCTGAGTAAACTGTCCGTTACTAAATGTGCTGGTTACTTCGGTAACATTATACAATCCGCTGAATTGCATTACTGGGGCACTTTTAGCATTTTTTCCAAAATCATACATACCGGAAGTTTGATTGATATCAATTGGTGTTCTAAAATTAACTAAAATATCAACTTCACCGTTTTGATAATTTACAGTACCGTCTAAATTTAAATTCTTGTACTGAGTTGCTTTGGCTGTATAGTTTCCAATGCCGCTTTGAACTATAAAATAAGGATCGCCAATTATTTTCATGTTTAAATTATATAAATTATTTGAATTTGTAACGGCATCCATGAAATTTCTAGCAGCACGTTGACCAGGTGTTTCTTTGCCGCCTCCACCTTTTCTATCAGAACTTGTATTAGTTCCGATATATTTTACAATAGTTGGCGTAGTTCCTAATTCATTAGAAGGAAGCTCTCCCGGACCAACAGGATTTCCAGTAGGTATTGGATCAGCATCGGCGCTAGATTGTGCTGCTGTTTTAACATCTTGTGACTTTTCTAAACCATCAGCACTCATTGTACTGATAAATCCTTGATTAATATCAATGTCAAAACTTATAACATCTACATTTTTACCGGTATAAAAGTAGTTGTAATGTTTAACTGCTTGAGCTTTTAAAGCATCAAACCCTGGAGCTTTTAAATTTGGGGCTATCATTCTACTAGCGTGTACTTCATACGGAACTACCCTATAAACATACAGTTTAGGTTTTACTCCGGTTGCTTTTTGTACTTCGCCTATGTTATAAACTTGCGTATCTATTCTCCACCAATTACGCATGCCTTCTTTAGTTAAATTGTTTACATCTAATGTTTCAACAACAAATTTACTTGAAAGAATAGTTTGATTAATAGCATTAGGAATATCAGTATCTTGAGCAAATTTCATATCGGACATTTTTAAATTTATAGGATTTTCCGATCGAACATATACTTTTTTAGCAGGATCCCAGACAAGATTATCTTTACCCGAAGGGGAATCGCCTCTTCTAGCAGCGCTAAATCCTAATTCTGCTTGCCCAATTGCGTTACAATCACCTGCCTGTTGAACTAAAGTTTCATTGACGGTGCTTCTGCTAACTCCTAATTTTTTAAAAATAGTAGCCGCATCTGATTCTGTTGGCGTAGTAGTTGCTGATGAATTATTTTCAGATTTAGATTCTGTCGGAGTAGAGTTAGATGCTATGTCTTGAGGAAATAAAATTACAATTTCGTCTGGTACTGTTACAATACCAGCTTCTTTATTACTAGCAGTTTGTGCCATTTCTTTAAATTTTTTATTAACAACTGCTTGTAAACTGTTTTCTCCAGTTTGAAGTATGCTTCGAACTGTATCTCCTGTAATACTAACATCGCTTTTAAAATTAGCTGTTACATCAGCTAACGCACCTTGATTAAACGGCATAGCTATACATTTATAGATACTACCCATTTCACTGACTTTCATTGAAATATCACTAAAATTAAAAGCTAAAAATCTTTTTGTTCCAGGTATATTATTCATTTGCCCCGTTTCTTTATTACCTCTAAATTCTATAGTCAAAATAAACGGAGCTTCTCTAAAATTGTTATGGCCTAATTGTTGCGCTATCGTCTGGCATGAAATAATAAACATTCCCATACTATAAGGTTCTCTTATAGTAAATTCTAAATTAGTAACATTTGTTGTACTAGCAGCATCTAGACCAATTTGACTTTTCATTTGTAAATGATCAAAGAAAAAATCAAATTTACCGTAGGGTGTATTAACTCGATTATTAGGGTCAGCATTAGCAGATTTACAAATAATTTTAAACGGTTTGCCTGCAAGGTATGTCGAATCCGGATTGTTAATTTCTTTATCTGTTAGACAACCTAAGGTCAAAACATAATCATAGGTTGCATAATTAAACAATGGATTCGGTAAAGGCAACTTAATACCAGGAACAGTTTTAAAAATTGATCCTAAAGAACTTAGTTTGCCAGTTAATGAATTTGCTATGCCCGACAACGCTGTTGCAGGGCCTGAACTTGATAATGTATTTGTAACAGTACTGACAGCATTAGTAGCTGCATTAATTAAAGACATATTATAATCCAAGCACTTCTTTTAAACTAGACGGTTTAGGCAAATAAATTTTTTTACCAGGAATAAAATCAAATATAGGATCTTGTAGTACATCTAAATTTCTTTGAGTAAACACCCACCACAGGCCTGCTTCACCGTATAAATCATGTGCTAATAAATCTGGCCTGTAGGCATATTGAGGAACTATTGTAAACAAATAATCATCAGGTTCTGCACTAACTGGCCTAATAGTCAGCACATCTAAATAATCTTGTTTTAATTCTGTTAAGTACCAAGGACTTGTTGATGTATATGTAGACATAATTTAAATATAACCAAATGGATTGTTTAGATATCCGCCTTGAGCAAATCTTTCAAGACTAAATTTACGGACGCTGTTTCTACTGTAAACAGGCATTAACGTAACTGTGAATTCACTCTTAGTCGGAACATGAGTGATACCGCCACTAGTTTTTCCGCCTAATCCTAAACTACCTAAAATGCCAGCTACTTGGCCAACACCACCTGCAATAGAACTTACAGTGCTGGTAATTCCCGATAACTGAGGAAGGGCACCACCTAATGTGTCTGCGAGTCCGCCTAAACTATCGGAGACTCCTTCAATTGCACCTGCTGCTGATCCAACTACTTCAACTCCAATATAATCACATTGATTACCAATGGTAACTTTCATATCTTTTACTACCACAGGGACATTCTTAAACACATAGTTTCCATAACCATTTAGAAAAACAATAGGCGGTGGATTACCTGCCTTAGGATCAGATCCGCTAAACATTTTGGTTAAGCTACGTAAATAATGTACCATAGCTACCCAGTACAATCCTTGTGTTTGATCTTCTACGTACATTGGTGCAGTAATACCGATTGAACCTGGATCACTGCTCTTATATGCTTGGAAAGTGTAATTTGTATGAACTGTAGGTATTGCAGTATAATTAGCACTTGATTGGATGGTAATTGACGGAGTATATGGAAAAACACAACCCCCGGCATCCTTTAATGGTGCAAAAACTGGACTTTGCCTAAATGCTGCCCTAGAAGGAAGACTTAACCTGACACGCCAATCATTAGCATTATCGTCATCAAACGCTGCAACTGCGTCAACAATATCACCGATACCTTCGGCAATATTAGTAAGGCCAGCTGAATCAAGACGAATGTTTGACAACAAGTTTGAAGCACTTCCGATCGCCCCCACTGCACTAGTTGCAGCACCTATTGTTGAATTTAATCCTTGGCCAATATTAAATGCCATAATAGTTTCCCTCTTTGGTACATTATTTATTTGACTTTATAATGTACGTACTTTATAATATTTAAAGCATAGGAATATCTAGATGACTACAAAAATAAACTATCTAAACAACAAGGATATGTTATCAGAAATACATAAATCGAAAAGCTCGTATTGTAGTTTTACTCAACCCGAACATCACCAATACGACATTATCTTACCAAGTTTAGAAAAAATTAATATTAGGACTATAGCAGAAGCTAAACGCAATAGAGCCAAACGATTGGGACAAGAAGACTATGAACGTCGTAAATCCGCGGGCGAAAAAGTCAAACAAGCTGACTGCGAAATAGACTACAAAAAAATTCCTAAGACAGATTTAATCTTTAGGATTATGACTTTCGATCATATTCCTATGAACAGTACCAGAAAGAAAAATCCTAAAAGTCAAGCTGATCATAGAGACAAAGTTAACTTTCCTCCTTTTCAGCATTGGAAATTTAATGAATCTGATGAACTAGAGTGTGTAGGAAAGTCTCATTGGAAAGGTGATCTTATAAAAGGACATTTTGACAAAGATGCTGGACAAATTACAAATAATCTAGCAAGAATGATGATCAAACTTTGCGAGCGTTATGCCACAAGAGGCAACGTGCGTGGTTATACCTATAACGACGAAATGAAAGGCCAAGCAATTTTACAACTAACACAGATAGGACTACAATTCGATGAAAGTAAATCTGATAATCCTTTTGCTTACTTTACTGCTGCTGTCACTAATTCATTCGTTAGAGTTATCAACATTGAAAAACGCAATCAAAACATTAGAGACGATATTTTAGAAATTAACGGTATGAATCCCAGTTATAGTAGAACAGGACAGGGCGAACATGAAGCTGCTGTTAGAAGATATTCTGAGGGCGGAGATGACTAATTTGTTTAAAAAAGTTGCCTGTTTTACAGACATACATTTCGGTCTTAAATCTAACAGTCAAGTACATAATCAAGACTGTGAAGAATTTGTCGATTGGTTCATTGCCAAAGCAAAGGAAGAAGGTTGCGATACAGGAATTTTCCTTGGTGACTGGCACCATAATCGCAATAGTCTTAATATCACCACCATGGACTATAGCCTTAGAGCTTTAGAAAAATTAGGTGCAGCATTTGATCAGTTTTTCTTTTTTCCAGGTAATCATGATTTATACTATAAAGATAAACGTGATATCCACTCTGTCGAGTTTGGCAAATATATTCCCGGCATAACCATTGTTCACAAGCCTATGACTGTAGGTGACGTTACTATGTGTCCTTGGTTAGTCGGCGAAGAGTGGAAAGCTATAGGAAAAACAAAAGCAAGATACATATTTGGACACTTTGAATTACCACATTTTTACATGAACGCCATGGTTCAAATGCCTGATCACGGCGAGATACAATTAGATGCTTTTCAAAATTATGAAATGGGGTTTAGTGGACATTTTCATAAACGACAGAGTAAAAAGAATATGCATTACATAGGCAATGCCTTTCCCCATAACTATGCTGATGCATGGGATGACGATCGAGGAATGATGATTCTTGAGTGGGGTAAAAAGCCTGTATTTTACAGTTGGGATTCTCAACCAACATTTAGAACTGTAAAATTAAGTCAACTTATTGATGAAGCAGATACACTAATTAAACCAAAACAGCATCTACGTGTTACACTAGATATTGATATCACTTACGAAGAAGCAAGTTTTATTAAAGAAAAATTTATCGAAGACTATGACATTCGAGAACTTACTTTAATCACAGAACGAAAAGAAGTTGAAATTAACACAAACATTGATATACAAGCATTTGAAAGTGTTGATCAAATTGTGTCTAGTCAAATCATAAACATCGATTCCGACACCTACGACAAAAATACATTGCTTGCAATTTATAATAGCCTATGAAAATAAAAGAATTAACTGTTAAAAATTTCATGAGTGTTGGCAATCAAACTCAAGCTGTTAATTTTGCCAAAGAAAATCTAACACTTGTGCTAGGCGAAAATTTAGACCAAGGAGGGGATGACAGCGGTGCTCGTAACGGTACTGGTAAAACTACTATTGTCAATGCACTAAGTTATGCACTGTTTGGTAATGCACTTACTAACATTAAAAAAGACAATCTTATTAATAAGATTAACAACAAAAATATGTTAGTAACATTGACTTTTGAAAATAATGGCATTGATTATAGAATAGAAAGAGGAAGAAAACCTAATGTGTTAAAGTTCTTTGTCAATAACGAAGAGCAGACTTCAGAAGAAAATGATGACTCTCAAGGAGATATGAGAGAAACACAAAAAGATTTAGATGATTTGTTAGGCATGAGTCATGATATGTTTAAGCATATTATTGCACTTAATACCTACACTGAACCGTTTCTTTCAATGAAAGCAGCAGATCAACGTGCTGTAATTGAGCAATTGTTAGGCATTACCCTACTTTCTGAAAAGGCAGAAACTCTTAAAGAATTAATTAGACAAACTAAAGAAGCAATCACTCAAGAAACTGCCAATTTAGAAGCTACTAAAAAATCAAACGACAAGATTCAACAAAGTATCGATGCATTAATCATTAGACAAAATGCATGGAACACTCAGCGAGATAACGATTTAGAAAAAATAGGTCGAGCAATTATCGAACTTGAAAATGTAGACATTGCCGTTGAATTAGATGCACATGCAAAATTAAAAATTTATGACGAACAGGCGGCAAAATTAAAAAGTCTAAACAAAGAACGTGCTACTTTAGAAAGTGCAGTAGCCCAAGCAGAACGAACTGTTAAAAAATATGCAGGTGAATTAGAAAAATTAGCTAATAAAAAATGTCATGCTTGTGAACAGCAACTACAAGATCACAAGCATACAGAAATGACTAGCACTGCTCAGTCGCAACTCGATGAAGCTAACAAATATCTAACTAAAGTCACAAATGATCTAGCTAAAATTATTACAGAACTTGATGAAATAGGAGACATTAATGGCAGGCCTGTTACCTATTACGATACTGTTGAAGAAGCATTAAAACATCAAAATACTATTCAAACTCTTGAAACACAATTAACTGTTAAGGCAGGTGAGACTGACCCTTATCAAGAGCAAATTGATGAACTTCGTAATACTGCTATGCAAGAGATATCTTGGGATAGTATAAATGAACTAACTACTCTCAAGGATCATCAAGAATTTCTGTTAAAGTTATTAACTAGTAAAGATAGCTTTATTCGTAAAAAGATTATTGATCAAAACCTAGCTTATCTTAACAATAGACTAACTTATTATCTAGATAAAATGGGATTACCACATACTGTTACGTTCTTAAATGATTTAACAGTCGAAATTATGCAACTTGGTCAAGATTTAGATTTTGACAACTTGTCACGGGGCGAACGAAATAGGTTAATACTATCGTTATCATGGGCATTTAGAGATGTATGGGAAAGTTTATATCAAGGTATCAATCTATTGTTTATTGATGAATTAATTGATAACGGTTTAGATGCTAGCGGTGTTGAAAGCGCTTTAGCAGTACTTAAAAAAATATCACGTGAACGTAAGAAAAATGTTTTCTTAATCAGTCACAAAGATGAATTAATTGGTCGAGTTAATAATGTACTTAAAGTTATCAAAGAAAATGGCTTTACCAGTTATGCTAACGACATAGAAATTGAAGAATGACCACTAGGCATTTACATGAAGCATTGATGAAAGAGTTTCGAGCCTACTTTGAGGAAAATCAAACATGGGAAAACTACGAATCACATGCTAGCGGAATTAGGCTAAGAAAACATCTATATGAAATAAGGCGCATTGCTTTGGCTATGAGGGAAGAAATTTTAGAAATACGAAAAAAGAAACCTAAAATAAAAAGTCCAAAGTATCGAGAGGCTCAAAAACAACTGAAGGATCAGTCTCAAGATAATACATAAGTGATGTCATGGACACATCAAAATCAATTAGTAGAAGAAATTCCTGAAGGCTATATTGGCTTTGTTTATCTTATTACCAACCTTACAACCGGACAAAAATATATAGGCAAAAAACTAGCCCAATTTAAAAAAACACGACCTCCTCTCAAAGGCAAAAAACTTAAAAGACGTAGTACCGTCGAAAGCGATTGGCGAAATTATTGGGGCTCATCAGACAAACTACAGGCAGACGTACACGCATTAGGTCCGGAAAAATTTACTAGAGAAATACTTTATTACTGCAAATCTAAGGCAGAAATGTCATATCTAGAGGCAAGAGAACAGTTTGAACGCAGAGTTCTTGAAACAGACGAATACTATAACGGTATTATCAACTGTAGAATTGGTGGGTCAAACATCTTAAGGCAGCGCCTACAAGAACAAGCACAGGCTCGATCAAACGGTTAAAGCAAGCGTCAGCTAATTTCGGGCGCCCGAATCCCTGGTGATGTCGCAGGGTAAGGAAATCTCTCGCCGTTGTGAGTTTATAGCAACTATCCTTTACAGGACGATGTTCGGATATGCCTACACACAACCGGATTTGCTATACAGGAAAATTTTAAAAAGGCTAAAAGAAGGGTAACTCCCTAACGGCTGTACAGATGATAGCGTATCAGTACAGGCCTGCCGTTGTGATAAGACGGGATGAGTAGGTACCGGACAACCGCCTATGCATAATGTTAACTATTCTATACAATATAGTGTTATTTTGTACAGAATAGCAAACATTTATAGTCCTAACGCTGTGTGACATGTTCGACTCAGATAATGTTTCTTAGCCCTAACGGGCTAAGTGTGACTGAACAATCTAGATAATATTTAAATGCTTCGCATTAAAAATACAAAAAAGTTCGAGCGATAGCGAAGAACAGAAGAACGTAGTTCTTCTTTTAAATCTCGATAAATATCAAAAAGAGATTCCTATGAAAATATTAGACATCGTTCACAAAGAGCAAATAAATGAATATGGCGCAGTCGCTAGAACATTAGGAAGTCTCTTTGGAACTAAATCATCACAATTACTTACTGCTATTAAAGATGGGCTAGTTTCTGCTGGCAAGTGGGCAGGGCCTGCCACAAGAGCCGAAGCAGAAGCTGTTGCTAAAGGATTAGGCCCTGAAGCACAAAGGCTAGTGGCAAAAAATCCTGGTATATTAGATACTGCTGTTAAACAAGCAAATAAAGTTAGAGCTCCTAGCGGATTAAGGAGAGCAGGTGCCTCTATAGCATCAGCTGTTTCGGGAGCTAAATCAGGTGTAGTAAAAACAGGCAGTATAGTAAGAAATTTAGTTTCCGCTACATCCGGAGTTGCTATAGCCTATGCATTTGCAGAACCCTTTATTGATTATTATCAAGATATGCAATGGGCATTAAAAGAACTAGAAAAAAATCCTACTCCAGAAATGCTTGAAAGTTTCCAAGCCTACAGAAATCAACAGATTACAAAATTAGCCGGTCGTGTTACAGTATTAATAGGAACTGGTATTTTAGCAAAAATGCCTGCCGCTATAGCTGCAAAAACTATAGGGATTTTTAGTACACGAGCAGGAGCATGGGTGAAAGAAAAAACTCAATTGCCAAATAAGGTATTAGCGGCAATGTTTATGACTTTAGCCAACTCCGAAGAAAATGCCAAAGCTATAGGAAATTGGTTTGCTTGTTCAACAACAGCTGAAGAAGGAAAATGTCCTCCTGGTTTAATTCAAAGAGGAGCTGCTCCTCTTTTAACTACTTTAGAAGATATGATCTTAAGTATGTTTACAACTACCTACGACCAAGAAGCTGCTAAAATTGCACAAGCAGCTGGTGCGTCTAGTCAACCATCGTCTAGTGGTCAAGGTGCTAGGCCAGCAGATGATTCAAAAACTGACATTGGGGGAACTAGTGAACCACCTAGTTCGCAACGACCTGGACAGTCTTCACAAAATGCAGCAAATGCAGCTTCCGGTGCCGGACAAACAACACCCCGTATCGGAGATCAACCAGATCCGTCAAAATTAACTCCAAGTCCTAGAGACAAGTGGGTTTATTATGCACCGGGGTTTATACAAGATCCAGTAACTAAAAAAGTTGATTTTGGCTATGTTGGAGATAGGGGCCGTTAAAGTAAAGGCATTCGAGTTTCTTTAGTTAACTCAAAATTTTCTTGTACTACAGTATAAATTGCTTGCCTATCATCATAGGTGTATACAAATAATAAATCATTTATACTTACCCCGCCTCGCATGTACCAAGTAAGTCGAAATAATTCTTCTTTAAATTTTTTAACTTCTTGATCTAGCCTAACTAGTTTTTCTTCTATTTCACCGGGTGAAAGACTAATTAGGCTCAGTCGAAAAAATTAGATTGATCCAAGTTTATAGTAATAGATTCTTCATGCCCGCAGTTATTGCACTTGATAGGAAATTTAGGCATTGTCCAAATTTCCCTATTTTTTTCTATATGCAATTTAAGTTCATTTAACAAGTCTTTGTCAGAATTTTCTAACCATTCAGTGATATAACCTCTTTCAGTTACTGTGCCATTAGGTGTTTCAACAGATTCAATTGATGCAGCAAAAATAATTTTTTGACTGTCTGCTAATTCTTTCCATAAATTATTAATAGCTGCCTGTTGCTCAGGTGTTTCATCCATTGATCTAATTTGACTTAATTTTTGTTGTAATTGAAAATTTTGCAAATTAAAATCCGTAGATTGTTTGTAGGTAATGGGTTGAGTTTTAATAACTAAATCTTTAAAAATAACAGTGTTATCGTATTTGCAAGTTGAAAAATGCTCTATTACTCGATTTAAATCTAAATCATAATCATTTTCAGTTTCACAATTAGAACATTTGTGTGTTACAGATAAAATATTTCCGTATGTAGCAATACGAATTGCTGCAAAAATTGCATCAGTATCAAGCACACTTAACCCCCAAGCATCTTTAATTGACGGGCAGCAACTTTCTATTACTTTTACAGAACTTTCCCCTGTTAACAATGCATCGGGAGTTTTACTAATAATTTCGTCCATACCAGTCATGCCGTAGATTGGCATATTAATAGGATCTCCTTGTAGAGTCCCTTCTTTACAATAGATACCGTGACTAGGCAAATTTATAAAAATTTTTGGTTGTCTAAAGTATTTTTGTAAAGGGTTAATGGCCATATAAGACTCCGGATAAATATAGTATAGGTATTTATATACGTAGTTTTTTGGATTTTTAACTTATGGCTAATTTTAGTCTTACTGATTTAACAAATGCTTTTTCCGAAGCATTAAAACCGTATTTTGGTGGTAATAGTAGACCAGCTGCTGGTGCCGCTGCCCCGTCGTCACAAGGTAACAGTGTAATGGCTGCATTATCAGAAGCAGCAGGCGGTGTGACTGACAAATTTGTAAAACTACTAAATGCTGCTACACCTTTAGGCACAGCATTTTTAGGGTTGTCTGCACAGGGCAAAGAAGCTGCGGCAGCAATGGAATTTATTGCAGGTGTTGTAAACAAAGTTAATCCACAGATTGGAGGAGCGTTAACAGGATTTGTAAAAACAATGGAAGCGGGCAGAGAGTCAATTAACCAAGCAAGTAGGCAAGGCATTGGCGGAACTAATCTTCCAGAATTTATGGCACAAACTCGAGCTGCTGGGTTTGAAATGGCCGAATACGGCAAGTTGCTTAAAGCACAAGGCCCTAGTATCACAGGACTCGGCGCAACAGCACAGGAAGGATCACAACGATTTTTAAAACTAACACGAGACGCTATAGAAAGTGACATAGGACAGCAAGTCGTTCAATTTCAAGGTAATGTGGATGGGTTACAAAGTGCTACTGCCATTATGGCATCTAACACTAAAGTGAACTTACAAACAGACTTAAAAGGCCGCGCCGAACTTGCTCAAGCAAGTGCTTATCTTGCACAAACTATTGACGAACAAGCAAGGGCAACAGGCAAAAGCAGAGACGCAATCGAAGCTGAATTAAAAGAAAGAATGAAAAGCCCAGAGGCTATCTTAGCCATGAACATGATGAGCGAGCAACAAAGACAACAGTTTGTAAAAACTCAAGCATCTTTATCAGGAATGGGTCCATCTATTAACAATCTTGCACAGACTATTGCTTCTGGCGGTAGAATGACTAAAGATAATCTCAATACTATGGCTGCATTAGGACCAGCAGGTGTTGAGTTTCAACGTGCTGTTCGTATGCAACAAAGTGCTGTTACAGATGCACAAAAAATGCAAGCTGATGCTGCTATGAAAGCAGCAGTTGCTAAAATAAATGAATTTCAAAGTAGTGAACGTTATGCTAGATTAGCACTACAAGGTGAAGGCGAAATTGCACAAACACAAAGAAGATTAATAGCAGAAAATCAACGACGAGCCGGAGCAGAAACACAAGCTAGAGAAGCAGGTGTCGATCCTGCACAAGCATTGCGCTTACAAGAAGACCGTATTAGAAGAGAACAACAAGGTCAAATTGGAGTCGGACCCGATGCTGGAAAAGTTGATACTAACCAGGCAGCAACTAGATTATTAAACACTGCTCAGGAAGAAGCTAGAAAGAATACTGCTGCTCTTACAGATCAGTTTAGTAAACTTAATACTACTTTAGGTAAAAGTCCAGAATTCGTCAATACCACAAGACAAGGTATTGAAACACTATTTGGTGGAAAAATTGGAGGAACTGTAGAACAAAAATCCAATGAACTTAGTAAAACACCAGATAAATTGAAAGAAGCCTTAGGTATAGATTCAACATCAGGTAGAAGTACTAATGCACCTACAATAAATCCAAATACACCTTTTGCAACAGGTCGTCCAACTAATCGAGAAATAGGTTCAAAAGCAGCAACAGGCAACTGGTTTGAAGATTTTGGATTAGGGACTATGATGCAACTACACAAAAAAGAAGCTGTGGTTCCATTTGATAAACGATTTGATTTTGTAAAAGACATAGTCAGCGAAGCAAATGCCGGTAAACCAGGCCAAGCACAGTCACAAGGGCAGTTTAATTTTGCTAGTATACAAGATATGATGCAAAAGAATCTAGCACAAATTTCTAGCAAGGAATTTAAACTTCCAGAAATGCCAAAAATTGAAATGCCGCAGGCACCTTCAATGCCTCAGATGCCTGAAATTAAAATGCCAAGCATGAACTTAGGCGGCATGCTAGATAATTTAAAAACAACAATATCAACAGCAGCCACACCTCAAAGACAACAAGCTGCTAAACCTGAACCTGAACAAGAAATGGGTGCAGGTAAACCAGCAGCAGAAACAACTGCATCAGAAATAACAGCCGGGCCTAAAGAAGATATTCAACTCCAAACACTTGATGGTATAAATCTGTTAAATAAAACAATGGGTCAAATGTTATCTTATATGTCTGACATAAGTGAAGCTAGTTCAAAAACAGCAAGATTAGCTGGCAAAGCTACTGGTAATAGAGCACTGGCCTAAGGACAATCGATGAGCTGGAAAAAATATTTCACCCCAGTTCCTGTTAAAGGAACAAGCCTAAGTCCAATTTCTGGTATTGAATCTGGTTCAAGACCAGGCCCAGCACGAACAAATTATAGTTCGTATTTGCCTGATGTCTATACAGGTAGCCCTAATAGAATTGAAAGATATCAACAGTACGAAGTAATGGACAGTGATCCTGAAGTCAATGCTGCCTTAGATATACTTGCAGAATTTTGTACACAAAAATCTAAAGACGGAAAAAGTCCGTTTACTGTTCAGTGGCGGCATAAAGCTACAAACAGTGAAGTTAGAATTTTAAGTGAGTATCTACAGCAGTGGGTTAAATTACAACAATTTGACACTAGAATATTTAGAATTGTACGTAACATTTACAAATACGGCGATGCATTTTTTATTAGAGATCCTGAAACACAAAAGTGGAGTTATGTAGATCCAACAAAAATTGTTAAAATTATCGTTAACGAAAGTGAAGGTAAAGCACCTGAACAGTATGTAGTTAAAGATCTAGCACCAAATTTTGTAGATTTAGTTGCAACACAGATCACACCTAATATTAATCCAAGAAGTAATAATGCCGGAGTTCCAGGAAACTCGGGTTATCTAGGCGCACCAGGAATACAACGAGGAACTGCTGGACCCTATCCAAGCTCAACTTCAGGTAGTCGATTTGGATTAAGTGAAACAGAATATGCTATTAACTCTGAGCATATGGTCCATTTAAGCTTATCAGAAGGATTAGATAATAACTATCCATTTGGTAACAGCTTACTAGAAAATATTTTTAAAGTATACAAGCAAAAAGAGTTGCTTGAAGATGCTATTTTAATCTATCGTATACAACGTGCTCCAGAACGTAGAGTGTTCCACATTGATGTCGGTAATATGCCCAGTCACATGGCTATGGCCTTTGTAGAGCGTGTTAAAAATGAAATCCATCAACGACGAATTCCTAGCCAAACAGGTGGCGGTCAAAATGTGATTGATTCGGCTTACAATCCTTTAAGCATTAATGAAGATTATTTCTTTCCAACAACCGCAGAAGGACGAGGATCAAAAGTTGAAACATTGCCAGGCGGCACAAATTTAGGTGAAATAGATGACTTAAAATATTTTACCAATAAATTATTCCGCGGTCTGCGTATACCTAGTAGCTACCTGCCAACTGGCGCAGATGATAGTCAAGCTTCGTTTAATGACGGTCGTGTTGGTACTGCATACATTCAAGAACTACGTTTTAACAAGTACTGCGAACGTTTACAATCTTTGTTAACTGCTGTTTTTGACGAAGAATTTAAGATGTATATGCACAGCAGGGGAGTTAATATCGATTCAAATTTATTTGAATTGAAGTTTAATCCACCGATGAATTTTGCCAGCAGCCGTCAAGCAGCAATTGATACAGAAAGAATTAATACATTTAACACAATTCAACAAGTGCCCTACATGTCAAAACGATTTGCTTTACGTAGATTTTTAGGTCTAAGTGAAGAAGAAATTGCAGAAAATGAACGCATGTGGGGCGAAGAACAAGGTAAAGGACAACCCACACATACCGATGCTGCCGGCGAATTACGTTCAGCAGGCCTAAGTGCTGCTGGTATTGAAGGCGACTTAGGTATGGCTGGAGATTTATCTGCACCTGATGACATAGCTGCTGAACCTAGTGCAGAAGGTCAAACTCCACCTGTTGCTCCTGCTGCGGCAGCAGGCCCTGCAACACCACCAGCTGCATAAATAATAACATGATTCTAAGAGAGTTGTTTTATATTGATCCAGATACTAGGCAAGTAGCTAATGATTTACGCTACGAACCTAGTCGTGACATTACGTCTATAAAACGAGATGACACAAGAAAAACTAGATTAACATTAAAACAACTTAATGAATTACGTAAGAGTAGTGAAGCACATATTTTAGAACAAGAGACAGAATTAGAATTTATTCACTCTATGTACGCAACACCGTCGGCTCCTGCTCAGTAATTTTTAAAATCCGCAAAAAATCTGTCGTTTTTGCGGCATTTCAGCACATTTTTTCAAATTAAATGTAAATATAATACAGCCTTGTCTAATACAGGAGAAACAAACATGACTGACCGCGCTCAATTTGAAGCAATGCTTGAAGCTCTCATTAATGAGGATCAAGAAAAAGCAAAAGAGATTTTTCACAATATCGTAGTAGCAAAATCTCGTGAAATCTACGAAGAATTATTAAGCGAAGACTTTGACTTAGCCGAAGAAGGCGAAGGAGAAGCCGCACCTGAAGAAGAAGCCGTTGAAGAAATGTTCGGTGACGAAGAAGGTGACGAAGAAGGTGATATGGGTGACGAAGAAGGTGATATGGGTGACGAAGAAGGAGATATGGGTGACGAAGAAGGTGATATGGGTGACGAAGAAGGTGCCGATATGTCCGACGAAGAACAAACCGATCGTATTCTTGACCTTGAAGATGCACTAGAAGACCTAAAAGCAGAATTTGAAGCTCTAATGGCAGGTGAAGAAGGTGGTGAAGAAGGTGGCGACCTTGATGCTATGATGCAAGGTGGCATGGGTGAAGAAGGTGAAATGGTAGCACCTGCACCTGTTATGGAATATGTTAACAAAGTTCCAGCACCAAAACACGGCGATAACGGTACTAACACCAAGTCTCTTATTGACAATATGAAAAATGACATGGGCGGTTCTAACAAGAACATTGCACAAAGTCACGAAGAAAAAGGTGCAGGTACAAAAGGCGGATTGCTAAATCCTGCAACTAAAGAAGACAATGCTGGAAATATTAATGTTCCAGGCGGCAATGCTGGTAAAACAGCATTTAAAAAGAAAGAGCCAGGTCACGGTGCTGAAAAGAAAGGTGCTGGAGAAACTGCTCAGAACAAAAAGAGCCTTATTGGTAGCAAAGGCTAATTGATAATGTCGCAATACCTCCGAGAGAATCTCAGTTTCAACGAAGCCAAAATGGTCGTTGAATCTGATGACAAAGAAGGGAAAAACTTATACATGTCCGGAATTTGTATTCAGGGCGGTATAAGAAACGCTAATCAGCGTGTTATCCTGTTCAAGAGATTGGCAAGGCTGTCAAAACCTTAAACGATCAGATTCAGAACGGCTATTCAGTTCTCGGAGAAGTAGATCATCCTGATGATCTAAAAATTAACCTGGACCGTGTGTCTCATATGATTGTTAATATGTGGATGGACGGTCCTAACGGTTATGGGAAGTTGAAAATACTTCCTACCCCAATGGGGCAACTGATTAGAACTATGTTAGAGTCAGGAGTCAAATTGGGAGTTAGCAGTCGCGGATCCGGTAACGTCAAAGCAGACGGTTCCGGTGAAGTTTCGGATTTTGAGATTATCACCGTAGATATGGTAGCTCAACCCAGTGCCCCGGGGGCGTATCCTACGCCAATCTATGAACACCTGATGAATAATCGCGGTGGATTCAACGCCTTGCGTATAGCGCAGGAGGTGAAGGGCGACCCAAAGGCACAGAAATATCTCAAAGAGAGCTTATTATCAATAATAAGCAAACTCCAATAACAAGGAGAATCACATGTTGGATGCGCTAAAACAGTTATTTGAGAACAATGTGATTTCTGAAGAGATCAAAGAGTCAATCGAACAAGCATGGGAAGCTCGTATTAACGAGAACCGTGAACAAGTAACTCAACAACTACGCGAAGAGTTTGCACAGCGTTACGAGCATGATAAGAATGCAATGATTGAAGCAGTAGATCGTATGCTCAGCGAGCAACTAGCCTCAGAACTAGTTGAATTTGCTGACGATCGTAGACAGTTGGCCGAAATGAAAGCCAAATATGCTGTCAAGATGAAAAAAGATTCTAACGTAATGAAAGAATTTGTTACTCGTCAACTAGCTTCTGAAGTTAAAGAATTGCATGAAGATCAAGTAGTAATGGCTAGCAAGTTCAGCAAGTTAGAAGAATTTGTAGTTGAGGCTCTAGCTCAAGAAATTACAGAGTTCTACAAAGACAAACAAGACCTTGCAGAAACCAAGGTTCGTTTGATCCGTGAAGGACGTGAACAGATCAAGAAGGTAAAACAAGAGTTTGTACAACGTGCTGCTCAGATGGTTGAAAGTGTAGTAACAGAAGGTCTACGTACTGAAATTACATCACTTAAAGAAGACATCGAAGCTGCTCGACGTGCAGATTTTGGACGTAAGTTATTCGAAGCTTTTGCCCAAGAATATCAGTCCAGTTACCTAAATGAAAAATCAGAAACTGCAAAATTGCTCAAAGTCATAGACCTGAAAGATTTAGCTATTAAAGAGGCTGCAGAAGCCGTAGTTAAAGCTGAAGAAGTAATAGAAAGCAAAAAAGCAGAAATTGCGAATCTAAAAGAATCGCAAGAAAGACAAGTAATCATGAGTGAATTACTAGCTCCACTTAGTGTTGAGCAACGTGACATCATGAAAGAACTATTGGAGAGTGTGAAGACTGTCAAACTAAACGAAAGTTTTAATAGATATCTTCCATCTGTAATTGCTGGCAACAGCAAAGCTCCGCAGAAGAAACAGGCACTAGTAGAGGCAAAAGAAGTAACAGGTAATAAATCAATTACCAACACCAACCGTAGCAGCGAGGCAGACACGAACATCATCGATATTCGCAAACTCGCAGGACTAAAAATTTAAGGAGAAATTAAATGTCTGAACTACTTACAGGACGTTGGGCAGAAACTAGAGAAGCCCTACTAGAAGGCTTACAAGGCACTAAGAGATCAGTTATGGGAGTTACATTAGAGAATACACGTAAGTATCTAATGGAAAGTCCAACTGCTGGTGCTACTTCTGCTGGCAACATTTCCACACTTAACCGCGTGATCCTTCCAGTGATCCGTCGTGTTATGCCAACCGTTATTGCTAACGAGTTGGTCGGCGTACAGCCAATGACAGGCCCAGTTGGCCAAATTCACACTCTACGTGTTCGCTATGCTGATACAAGCAGCAATGCTGGCGTTGTAGCCGGTGAAGAGGCACTAAGCCCATTCAAGATTGCTGAAGGCTATTCAGCTGATTCTACAGGTAAGGCTGTTTCTACAGCTACGCTTGAAGGTCAAGCTGGAAAGCGTATGAGCATTCAAATCTTAAAGCAGACAGTCGAAGCCAAAACACGCAAACTAAGCGCACGTTGGACATTCGAAGCTGCTCAAGATGCACAAGCTCAGCAAGGTATCGACGTTGAAGCAGAAATTATGGCTGCTTTAGCACAAGAAATCACAGCTGAAATTGACCAAGAGATTCTAGCTTCTCTAGCAACACTAGCTGGCACAGCTACACAAACTTATGATCAAGCAGCCGTAAGCGGTACTGCTACATTCGTTGGTGACGAGCACGCTGCACTTGCTGTTCAGATCAATCGCGTAAGCAACTTGATCGCTCAGCGTACACGTCGTGGTGCTGGTAACTGGGCAGTTGTAAGTCCATTTGCACTTACAATTCTTCAGTCAGCAACAACATCAGCTTTTGCACGTACAACCGAAGGCACATTCGAAGCACCTACAAACACCAAGTTTGTTGGTACTCTAAATGGCGCAATGAAGGTATATGTAAACAGCTATGCCACAGACGGAACCGCAGTTCTAATCGGTTACAAAGGTTCAAGCGAAAGTGACGCAGCAGCATTCTATTGCCCATACATTCCATTGATGAGCAGTGGTGTTGTTCTAGATCCAGCAACATTTGAGCCAGTAGTTAGCTTCATGACACGTTATGGTTATGTAGAGTTAAGCAACACAGCTTCTTCTCTAGGTAACGCAGCTGACTATCTAGGTAAAGTTGCTATTACTGACGCAAACGTTAAGTTTAGCTAATCAACATACCGAAAGGTTGTTGTGTTCTTTAAAAGGGCTCTTAGGAGCCCTTTTTCATTTACGGCTAAATACTATGTCTAATAAATGAGCTCGAAAGAGACTTATGCTGTACCCCACAGCGTAGACCTAGAACGTCAACACAAGGAGAAACAAATGGGACGTCCAATTCAGAAAAAATATTTTGCAAATACAAACTACGCTAAGTTTGGTGGAGCTAACGTGGGCGGCGAAGCAATTGCCAGCGTAACAAATCCAGCAGGTACTTTAGCAACTCTAGTAAATGGTACATACACAATTCCAGCAGCCAGTATTGGTGCACCGGATTTAACCGGTGGTGCAAAACCAGTATTAACTGTAACAGTGACAGGTGCAACAGCTTATACTGTAACAGTTGTTTCAGCAGGGTCTGGTTATACAAGTGCTCCAACAATTACATTTAACGGTAGTATTGCAGGTGGATCTGGTAGCGCTACACCTGTAGCAACTTTAACTAGCGGTGCAAACGCTCGTCAAAATAGTATTAAGTGTGAAGCACAAATTGGTGCTGGATCAGAAGTACTAGTGGGTGATATTGTTAAACAAACAGGATCTCGTCGTTATAAAGTTACTACTGCTGACGGCACCGCAGTCTGTAAATTAGTTACTACTGTTGACGGAACGTTAGGTGCAAACGAAATGAGCATTATGGCTACTGACAGTGCAGGCGGCACTTACCTTGTGTCAAAATTAACTGCATACAGAGCAGTATTAGTTCCAGTAGCTAATACACACGGTGGCACTAGTTCTGCAGGTACTGCTTTTGCCAGCGGTGCTTCTGCAAAATGGTCGTTTGATGCTGCTGTTAGCGGTAGAGTTCAGATTAGCAACCACTAAAAATAAATATGGGGGATTTATTCCCCCATTTTAAGGATTTATAATGTCAAGAATACTGAGAATTGACCAACCTGATTATAGAGTAAAAGTATCAAATGGTGGTACTATTACTTTTGATACTGGTCCTACGGCTGGAACAGTAGTCATTACAGGTAATCTTGATGTTCGAGGTACCACTACAACAGTTCAATCTACAGTTACAACAATTAATGATAATATAGTTGTTATAAATGCTGGAGAAACCGGTAACGGAATAAGCGGAACTTTAAATTATCAAGCAGGTATTCAAATAGAACGCGGCGCACAACAAGATGCGTACTTGTTATTTAAAGAAAATATTACACATTGGAATTCTAATACTAACAGTGTAGGAACTGGATCTTTTGTATTAAAAACTATCAGTGATTTAGGAGTAGAAGGACAAACAGGACTACAACTTAATAGTATTTCTGCACCACAAAACACTAATTTAAATTTTGATATGCAAGCCGGAACCGGCGTATTAAAAATTGCAAATGCAACTAATTATCATGAACGAGTTATTAATGATAGCGACATTCCTAATAGAAGATTTGTAACAACTTATGTTGCAGATTATCTTGCTAGTGCTAGTTTAGAAAAAATTAGTAAAGTTGTTTTAGGCGTTGAACAATCAAGAGCCCAGGCTACAACTTCGTCTCTTGATTTTGTTATTAATTCAAATTTAATTGCCACAGTTACTTCAGGCGGTCTAACTGTAAGCAGTCAAGTTAATATTTTAAATAATACTATTACAAACATTTCTCCAACTCAAAAATTAATTTTGACTGCCACTAATGCTCTTGTTGAAGTAGACGCTTCTTTAAATATAGTTAATAGGGCAAGTGCTCCTGCATTTGAATCTGGAAGAAATAAAGTGTATTCTCTAGCAACTATAGGTCCAGGATCGAGCGGTTTATATTTCACTAACACTACAGTCAGTGATGAATTAGTTGCTAAAAATAGAGCGCTTTTGTTTAGTATGTTATTTTAAGGATAAGAAATGCCAATTTTTAATACACAAATTACAGCAACAGTAGTTGGTAGTGCAAATACACTAGCTTCTGGATCTGGCAATCGTGCTATTACTACCATTATAGTTTGTAATACAGGCGCATCGGCCCAAACAGTTACGTTGTATGCAGTTCCTAATGGAAGTTCACCGGGCAACGGAACTATGATTGTTAATGCTCTTTCAGTTCCGGCTGGAGATACTGTTAGTTTTGATCAAGAAAAAATGGTGTTAGGCACAGGCGATGAAATTAGAGCAATATGTTCTGCAGCCGGCTTAACAGCAACAGTTAGCACATTGGCAGTTTAATATGAGATTTTTAAAAACACTTCAACTTAATCGTAGACAAATATACGATGGCCGCATGGCATTGGATATTAACAATGACATTCAAATGACCGAAAGTAGAAGTCTTGTTTTACCAAAGAGCAATTCTGCTATTACAGGACCTGTGACAGGCCAGATGCGTTATAATACAACCAGTGAAGAAGTTGAAATTTATCAAGGATCAACAGGTGTATGGCGTAGTGTAAGATTTAAAGAACCAGGATTAATTACACAACAAAGTTTAGGCGCAGGCGATGGCGCAACAATTTATTTTGGACCATTAAATCCGGCTCCTACTGCTACAGCACAAAGCGGTGTCACTTGGGATACTACTCAAATGGCAAAAAATTTATTAGTTGTGGTAGAAAATGTTATACAGCTTGCTGACATAAATTATTTGGTAACACAAAATCCAACCATTGCTGGCAACACATATTCGGGTTCTAGTTCTAAATCAATAGCATCTGGAACTAACGTTCTTTATTTCAGCACATTTTTTACTGCTAGCATTGGAGCAAGCTCGGCTGCTAATCAATCAGTTACTATGACTGTTGGTGCTGTTAGCACAGGTTCTCAAGCACAACTAGCAGTTGGTCAACAAGTTGCCAATAGTGAAACTAATTTTATTTACGGAACTATTACAGCTGGCAGCGGTGGCGCAGGAAGTTATACAATTAATACTTCTCAAGCATTTGCAGCAGTGCCTAGTACTACTAGAATGGTAGCAACTAGTGTTAACGGTGTGTTGATATATCCTTCTGTTGTGCTTACTGGTTCTACAATTACTACAGCTACTTCATTAACAGTTTTAACTGCCGCAGTTAGTGGTAATGTAGCAACACTGACATTTACTAACTTAGGAAGTACACCGTTTGTTGCTGGACAAAGCATAACAGTCACAGGCATTAATTTGTTCAATGGCACATTTACTGTGTTAGCAAGCCCTGCGCCTAGTGCAACATCTGTATCTTATACACTTGCATTAACAAATCAAGCAGGTGTCGTGACTGCTAGTTCGAAAGTTAGCAATGCATATGCTACTTATATTCCTAATGGAACAACTATAACTAGTTATACTACTGATGGCATCGATGGGGCATTGACTAGTGCTACATTAAGTGCCAACGTAACAAGCCAGACAATTCCAATCGGCATGACTTATACCATTGTTGATGGTTCTAATGTTGGCTCAGGATATTATCTACAATTTACCGAACCAGTTCCGCTAGGCAAAAACGTAACAGTCTTACACGGCTTTGACCGATAACTCCTAAACTTACCAATCACATAAATACAGTTGCTCATGCCAAAAGGCTGAGATGTTAAACTGTGGTAAACCAGCAAAGAGCGAAAGCTGCAAATTTGGTTAACCGTGAAACACGGGGTACTTAGGAGCGCAGATGTCTGTAGGAAGAATTTCGGGACAGCTTTTAAAAGACAACTTGACCCGTAAAGGTTCAAACTTAGCTTTTGAAAATGACCTACTTTATTTGCTAGTTAGCGACACTACCAGCACGGCCAACCACTTTGTTGGCATTAAGAATCAAAACCCAGCTTATCCTTTAGATGTTACAGGTACTGCTCGCGCAACATCTCTCTTAGGTACTACTGTAACTGCGGGAAATTTACAATTAAACGGCAACAGTCTAAGCTCGACAACAGGAGCACTAGATCTTTCCGCTGCAACTAACAATAATTTAACACTAACAACCACTGGTACTGGTAAAGTTATTATCAATGGTGTTGTATTTGGAGCCGGCGACTCTACGGTTTGGTATGTTTCTGACAGCGTCGGAGTTGACACCAATGCCGGCCATAGCGAAATGAATGCGCTAAGGACAATCAAGTACGCATTAACACAGGCTAATAATGGTGATACTGTTTATATATTACCTGGTAACTACCAAGAAGATTTTCCATTAGTTATTCCTAAAGGTGTATCGGTGCGCGGTGCAGGCCTAAGAGAAACTCAAATAGCACCAACGGTTGGTACAAATAATAAAGATTGTTTTTTATTAAATGGCGAAACTACGGTTAGTGATCTAACAGTTAAAGACATGTTCTATAGTTCCGGTAACAATACTGGATACGCATTTAGATATGCTAGCAACAGTTTAGGAACTACAACTACATTCACAAGTATTACAGGCACAGGTGTTAATGCTGCTGGGTCATTTACAAATGTTCCTCAAAAATCTACTAACGGCAGCGGATCTAACGCCAGTTTTAACATAACAAAAACTGTTGGTACAAATTACACCAGTGTTATAACAGTATCTTTAGGCGCTAATCGAGGCGCAAATTATGCTGTAGGCAATACAGTTACACTTAGTGGTAGTTATTTAGGTGGAGTAGATGGCACCAATGATCTAACATTTACTATTAGTACATCAATTAACGCAACACCGGTACAGATTTCTCAAAGAAGTCCATATATTCAAAGAATTACTGTTCTTAACAAAGGAACTAGTGCAAATAATACTACTGATCCATATGGATATGTTAGCGCAGACGCAGGTCGAGCAGTGTTAGTTGATGGATCAAAAGTGCAAAAAGGTACTATTGCCAGCGGTGGAAGTATCGAAGCAGCTATGTTGTTTAATGAATGTACATTTATTGTACCAAATAGTCGAGGATTGATTTTAACTAATGGTGCTAGAACTGAATGGTTAAATTGTTTTACTTATTTTGCCGACTTGCACGTTGAAGGGGTAGTGGGTGCAAGCGGATATGGCGGGGCTGGACAGACATACATAACGCTAACTGGAAAGACTGGTACTTATAATATTGGTGATACATTAACTCTTTATTCTATATTTCCTACAGTATTAGGGTCTGGCACAATTGCTGCTATAAACGGTAGTAAAATTTCATTAACTGGAAACGTAACTGGGTTAAAAACAAACGCTAATAGAGATAACAAGGTAATTAATGTCGGTGGCAATGCTAAGTTAAGTAATACAATTAGTCCACAATTTGGAACTACTAGCTTATTATTAGACGGCACCGGCGACTACATATCTATAAACTCTGATCCAGATTTTGGATACGGTACCGGAGATTTTACATTTGAATGTTGGGTATATAAAACTGCTGCTACCCAACAAGTTCTATTAGATCAACGCACTGCTGGTACTGACATATCAGTTTACTTAGAATCTAATGCTGCTGGTAACATAAGAATGTTTGTTAATGGCGGATATGTATTAACTTCTAGTGTAGCAGTTTCTCAAAACACATGGACACATGTGGCTATTTCTAGAAATACAGGAACAACTAGGATGTTTGTCGGTGGCACGTTAACACCTACAACTTATACCGATAGCAATAATTATGCTGCTCGACCAGTTGTCATTGGCTCGTCGTGGACAGGCAGTACGGGGTGGAATGGATATATCGATGAAGTTAGAATATCTAAAGGAATTGGTAGATATACTTCAACATTTACTCCTGCTACAAGTGCATTTACTGGCGACATTTATACAGTTGCACTGTTACACTTTGACGGTGCAAATAACAGCACAACAATTTTAGACGACGGTATTACTATTCAAGATATTCGAGTAACCAGTGGAGGTACGGCCACTGGTATTACTAGATATGACACAACTGAATTTGGTGCAGAGATGCGAGCAGTCTCTGGTGCATTCATTTACGGTAATCAAGGCATCAAAGCCGATGGATATGGTGTAAGTTTACAGTTAATGTCATGGAATTTTGCTTACATAGGAACAGGAGCAGACTTAACCAATGACGAAGCTGCGGTTGTACAGGCCAACGAAGTTATACAAGTCAATAACGGCAAAGTTTATTACAACTCCATAGATCAAAGCGGTAATTTTAGAGTTGGTAATCTATTTACAGTAAATTATGATTCTGGTGCAGTTAGTTTTGCTGCTGGTGCCTTAGATGTAAGTTCAATTAACAGTTTAACATTTAATGATGGTACTAATATTACTACCGTAGGAGCAACTGGCTTAGTTGCAAACAATATTATTATTGCAGGTAATACTATTAGTTCAACAGTTGGACCAATTAATATAGACCCGGCAACAGGTGAAATAGTTACTGTTAACGCAAACACAACAGTATCAGGACTATTAACAACAAATAGTGCAACTGGCATTGCTGTAGGAACACCAGCATTGGGAACACTAACAGGCGCAGTAACTATGACAACAGCAACAAACGTAACTGATGGTATTGCACAATTAAATCAAGTGTTAACTTTATTAACTCCGGCTGCTCCAACTGCATTTCCTGGAGGTAGTAGTTTATCTATTAATACTACAACTGCTAGAATAATGAATCTTGCTGCCGGTTCTCAGGTGTTAAATGGTACTGGAATTACTGCACCGGCTGCTGGAACAATAGTTCGTGTTCGAAGGTCAACTACTTTTTCAACAGTGACTATTTCTGCTACAGGCCCAGGTACTCAAGGACTGCTAACAGTTAATAGAAACGGTACGGCAGCGGTTACAAAAACTTTAACTTATGGGAATACAACACAAACAATTACGGCAACTATAACCGGTACAACATTAAACAGTAATGTAGTTGCGTTTACACCACCAACAGTAGGTGTTTTAGTTCCAGGATATTTAATTACAACAGCCGCTAGTGGGGCATTTGGTGGACTATCTAACTCAACAGCATATTATATCACAGCAGTAACAGCAACTACCATAACATTATCACTATATAACACAACTACAGGTGCAATTGGTGCCGCATTTAACGGCACTAGTACAACTACAGGTAGTTTAAGTTTTACATCTACTAGTGACAACGGGTCGATTGTTAACAACAACACAACATTGACTATATCAAATAATGTGGCATTTCCTGTAGGTACGCCAGGATTCCATGAAACAATAGATGTAGCAGTGAGTGGAACATCGGTGCCGGCCGGATGGAACACAGTGCAGATTACACATAGTGGTGCAGGATCTACTACAATAGGAGCAACAACTACAAATACTGGTATTTGGTATTACGATAATAGTTCAAGTGTTGCTCCTACATTTGCATCTCAATCTTTTGCTATTGGAACTAGCAGCTTAACTTATTCTAGTACTGTTCCGCATTATAACAGTTCAACAACATTTAATCCTAGCTTTACCCTAACATGGAACGCCGGTCAAACTGGTCATTCTGCTACATCAGATAATATCATTACAACTGCTGCTGTGGGACCATTTACTAGTGCAGGCAATGAATCTTACACAGCACTAGGTTATACAACTTTACCCACAACCTTAACTGTCACTAATGGAGTTGGGCCCAATGCTAGTTCATTTGCAGTAAACATTGTAACAGGATTTGGTGCTTGGACAACAACTACTACTGTACCTGTGTTTACTGCGGACAATAGTTATCTAACTGGATCTAGTTCATTACCTGCACTCAATGCAATTATACTGTACAAAACTGGAACTACTAGTTCAACTACATTCATAGACGAAACAAACATTTTCTTTAACTCAGCAGTAGGCGGGAGCACTACCCCGGGGGGATTAAGATGTCAAAATCCAGATGCTGGCACAGGTACTGATACCCCTGCATATACAGCAGGTGCAGCAGCGTTTAATAGTCAAACAGGTACATTATATGTTACCGATGCAATTCTTGCAGGTACTGGTACTGGTACCCATGCAATTGCACATAATGTTATAAATTATTCAACTGGCTATTTGCCAGCTGGACCAAACTTCAGTGGAAGAACAGCAGCTAACCCACAATATTTTACATTTAGATTTGTTAGAACTGCGGTTAGTAAATTTAATATTACCTATGCCACAACTACCGGTGTCGCAAAAATATATTGTGCTATGCCTGGTGCTAACGGTACCAGTTTAAAATCAGGGCACGTTAATAGTTGGTTAGATTTAGGAATTGATAACAGTTTAGCTGGTGGATGTGCATTGGGCGGAAACCATAATCCAGCATCTACAGGAACGATATCGCTTAATTGTTCATTTGGTACATTAAGTTCAACAGATGCAACTAATAATGAAATATGGATAAGAATAAGATTGAATCAAGGACAATCTATAACTGCACTTTATCTAGGTGCTTCAACAGTATAATAGGAACATAAAATGGCAGTTTCAGATGCAGTTAAAACAGATTTATTACTTAAGAAACTTTACGGAGTTGCCAAAACTGACACGGCTGCAAATAAAAGTCCTAGTAATGAAGCTATAGCTAGTCCTACGCTCAATAGAGGCGATACGCTTTGGTTAGATTCTTATAGGATACCGACAACAGCAGCAGCCACAGCTAATATTGTTCAAGCATATGTAACAACTAACAGAATACAATGTACAGCTGATACAACAACTCAAACAATCAGCAGTGTCTATCCAACATGGAAAACAGGATTAACTAACTGGATACCTCCAGAATTTGACACTGTAAACTTAACTAATAGCTATCGAGTTCAAGTATATTACGGAGCTGCTAGCTTATCAAATCCTGCATCTTCGGGCGGGACACAAATATTTGCCGACGGTAGCGGCGGCACAGGTGAATGGTATTTTGATTATCAAGCAGGTATATTACACTTTTTTGGTGGTACTATTCCGGCTGGCATGACTGGATCAAGTGTAATTTACATTTACGGTTATAGATATATAGGTTCAATTGGAATAGGAACATTAAATTCAAATAGTTGGGCAAGGACGTTTGCTCTAATGGGAGGATAATATGGCAGAAGCATTTAAAGTTTTAGGGCAAGCAAATCCAGTAGCAGCAACACTAACAGATTTGTACACAGTTCCGGCTAATACCAGTACAACGGTTAGTACATTAGTTGTAGCTAATAGATCAGCAACAGAAACAAGATTTAGGATTAGTGTTGCTATTGCAAATGCAGCTGATGTTCCACAACAATATATTTTTTATGATCAATTGATCGATGGAAATTCTAGTTTTACAGCAACCATTGGAATGACCTTGGCAGCAACTGATCGAATAAGAGTCTATGCTACTCTAGCAACTCTTTCATTTAGCGCTTTTGGCGTGGAGATAACATAACATGGCAGCAGGCGGAACGATTGGATTAGTTAACTTACTAAAAGTTAAAAGCAACGACCTGTTAACTGGCAACGGCGTAACAGGAACAGGATCACTGCGTGTTACAATCGCCAGTGACAATACAGCGTTCAGTGTTAATGCTGTTCAAAGTGGTACATGGAATATCAATACAGTTACATCAGTAACTTCTATAACTAACGCACTACCAGCAGGTACTAATGCTATAGGTAAACTAGCAGCTAATGATGGAGTTGATATAGGTGATGTAACAGTTAATAACGCGATCGGATCGGGCGTGTATGTTCGTCTTACAGACGGGACAAATATAATGCCAACAGGAGATGCTGCTGCAAGAGGAGTTTTTCATAGAATAACAGTTGGCACTAATACAGCAACAGTAAAAGCAGCTAGTGCAGCAGCAGTGGCTGCTGACACAGCATTAGTAGTTTCTGTAAGTCCTAATACTGAAGTAAAACTAGCTTCCGGCACAAATGCAGTTGGAAAGTTATCTGCCAACGATGGCGTTGATATTGGCGATGTTACTATCAACAACGCAACCCTAGCAGTTACTCAATCAGGTGCCTGGGGTGTAACTGCTAATTTGGCTACTACTACCGTTTCGAGTATTCAAATTACCGGCACTGCTGGACAATTTTCAGCAAGTGCAACGACATTATTTGTAGGTCAAGTAATTACATTAAGCGGCACTGCACCATCTGGCGCAGTACAAGGAATTATCACAGGTTATGCAAATCCAACTTCTTATAGAATTAGTGTTACAAACGGATCTACAACATTTACATTAGTAAATTTAGACGGAACTGCTATAGTCACTACAGCAGGTTCTGGTCTTTCTGGTCTTTCTGGTACAATTAACACACCTCAAAACATATCTAATCTAGCACAATTAGCAGGGCAGACTATTGCCATGGGGTCTGGTGTTCGCACAGCAGGCACACAGCGAGTTACTATTGCCACAGATGATGTAGTGCCAGCAAGTCAAAGCGGTACTTGGAATATTAATAACTTAGTTCAACTTGGCGGACAAGCTATAGCAATGGGAACTGGAGTCCGTACCGCAGGCACACAGCGAGTTACTATTGCCACAGATGATGTAGTGCCAGCAAGTCAAAGTGGTACATGGAATATCAATACAGTTACATCAGTAACTTCTATAACTAACGCACTACCAGCAGGTACTAATGCCATCGGTAAGTTAACGGCAAATGACGGTGTTGATATAGGTGATGTAACAATTAACAATGCAATCGGTTCGGGTGTATATGTTCGTGTTACAGACGGCACTAACACAATGCCAACCGGAGATGCTGCTGCAAGAGGAGTTTTTCATAGAATAACAGATGGCACTAATACTGCGGCTGTGAAAGCAGCTAGTGCTGCTGCTGTTGCTGCTGACCCTAGTTTAGTTGTAACATTTAGTCCTAACACTGGATTACCAACAGGTACAAATTCAATTGGTAATATTGGAACAGTTAGTACAGTAACAAGTTTAACTCAACTAAACGGCCAAGCAATTGCTATGAACACCGGCGCTCGATCAGCTGGAACACAACGAGTCACTATTGCTACAGACGATGTTGTACAAACTAAAGCGCTACCAGATGCAAGTGGTTCTTATTCAGGAACAAACGCAACAACAACCGCATATGCAACAAATTTAGTAGTTAAGGCCAGTGCCGGAACACTATATATGCTAAGTGGATATAACAGTTTAGCATCTGCACAATTTATTCAAATACACAATGCAGCCAGTTTACCGGCAGACGCTGTTGCCCCGGCAGTTATGTTTTATGTTCCGGCAACTAGTAATTTTAGTTTTGATTTTGGTGTATATGGAAGATATTTTTCAACAGGCATTGTAGTATGTAATTCAACAACTGGACCAACTAAAACAATAGGTGCTGCTAATTGTTGGTTTGATGCACAATATAAGTAAGGGGCTAGCATGGGATTATTAGTAACTCCTGGGTATGTAAACAGTGATTTAATTTTAGACGGATCAATAGTTAATGCTGACGTCAGCGCATCAGCTGCTATTGAGTTAAGTAAACTAGCTACTTCAACTAGCTCTCAATTAGCCGCCATTATTAGCGACGAGACAGGATCAGGAGCTTTAGTATTTGGCACAAGTCCAAGCTTCACTACAGATATTCGCACACCAAAAGTAACAACGAATGGGGCAGTTAACCTAGTACTTGATACAAATACAGGAACCACAACCGGAAGCATTACTATTAATAACGGAGCTAATGGTAATATTGCAATTACTCCAAACGGCACCGGCGTTGTTAATATCGGTAATACAGCTAGTTCTGGCGTTGTGACAACAGGTTCAGCAACAGCTAACTTAGTGTTAAGCACTAATAATGGCACTACATCTGGTACAATTACTATAACAGCAGGCGCCAGCGGAAATATTACAATCGCTCCAAACGGATCAGGTAGTCTTGTTATTGGTACACTAAACGGTCTACTAAAAGGAACTACGGGTGTAGTTAGTGCTGCAACAGCAGGAACAGATTATCTAGCACCGTTTGGATCTCAGACAGCAAATACAGTTTATGCTGCCCCAAACGGTTCTGCTGGATCGCCGACTTTTAGAGCCTTAGTTGCTAATGATATTCCCGGAACTCTTAACGCAACAACTATCAACGGCAATTTAATTGTTAATGGCACAACAACTACAATCAACTCAAATACTGTATCGGTCGATGATAAAAATTTAGAATTAGGTGGAGTTGCAGCAGTATCTCCAACTGGTAATATTACAGCAGGCTCTGCTGTAGTTACTAACATTTCTAGTACAGCAAATATTATTCCTGGTTCAGCGGTAACTGGTTTGTCAGGAAACGGTACAGTTACTTTACCAGCTAACACTACAGTAGCAAGTATTGATAGTGCAACACAGATTACTTTAAATCAAAATCTTACTGGTACAGGAACTGCAACTGGTGCAACATTAACTATTACAGGAGCAACAGACGCAACAGCAAACGGTGGCGGAATTACTTTACTAGGCGGAACAAATAAAACAATATCATGGGATAGTACTAACAGTAATTGGACCAGTAGCGAACATTGGAACATAGCATCTAGTAAAGTATTTAAAATTAATAATGTTACGGTGTTAGATACAAGTCAAGTGCTTGGATCTGCAACTGGAGTTACTGTAGGTGGCACAAGTACAACAAGTATAGCATTAGGTACAAATACTTCAGCACTTAATACTGTCACAGTGGGCGGCGCAATTACAGGAAATACTTTAAAAATTGCCAGCACAGCCGCAGGAACAGTTAACTTTACAACAGATGTAACTACTGGTAATGCTAATATTTTTAATAGCATGACTACGGGATTAATATCAATTGGTAGTGCTAATGCCGGTAGAGTAGCAGTAAGTTTTAACACTGCTAGCACCACAACTGGCACTGGTGCGTTAACAGTAGGCGGCGGAGCTGGTATAGTAGGTGCATTAAATGTTGGTGGTTCAGGCACCATTGGTTTAAGTAGTGCTAATTATTTCACCATTGCTGGTGCAGCAGCAGCCAGTACTCCTACAATGTCTAGTACCGGTTCAGATACTAATGTTGGATTTAATATTCAAACTAAAGGTACCGGTAGTTTTACTGTTTCTAGTACTACTACAAACACTACTAGTAATATTACTGCAAGCGGTGCAAATGCAAATATTAATTTAGTGCTTGCAGGCAAAGGTACCGGAACTGTTAATCTTAACAATTTAGTAATTAATACAGTAGGTACTGTTACTGCTGGTACATGGAGTGGAACAACAATAGGTGTAGCTTATGGCGGAACTGGACAAACAACCTATACTGACGGCCAATTACTAATTGGTAACACTACAGGTAATACACTAACTAAAGCAACACTAACACAAGGTACTGGTATAACTATTACCAACGGCAACGGATCTATCACCGTTGCAAATGCTTCGCCAATGACTTATCCATCAGCGGGCATTGCTAACTCAACTGGATCAGCTTGGGGAACTAGTTACTCAACTACAGGCAGTGGAACAGTAGTTGCACTACAAACTCAGCCAAGTTTTACTACAGATATTCGTACACCAAAGGTTACGACTAGCGGAGCAACTAACTTAGTACTTGATACTAATACCGGAACAAATAGCGGCACTATAACAATAAATCAAGGAACTAATGGTAATATTGCAATTACACCAAACGGTACTGGTAATGTTAATTTAGGCGACGTTACAGCAAATGGGCTTATTACTACAGGGTCAGCTACTGCTAACTTAACACTTAACACAAATAGCGGAACATCCAGCAGTAGTATTGTAATCACAGCTGGTGCTAACGGCAATATTACTATCACGCCTAATGGAACAGGAGTAACTGATTTAGGTGATGTTGCTAGAGTTAAAATTACCGGAGGCGCACTTGGAAATGTACTAACAACTAACGGCTCTGGTGTACTATCTTGGGCATCAGTTTCTTCCGGATCAGGAACAGTTAACTCTGGAACAGCTAATCAAATAGCCTATTATGCAGCCAACGGAACCGCAGTGTCTGGGTTAAGTTCACTGACCTGGGCGTCAAATACACTAACTGTTGGCGCTGCCGCTACAGCCACTACAATTACAACAAACGGAGCAGGTAATCTTACATTAAGCACAAATGCAGGTACAAACAGTGGTACTATTGTAATAAATCAAGGTGCTAGCGGAAATATTAATATTACTCCTAACGGTAGCGGCCTAGTTAATATTGGTAATACTGCATCATCGGGATTATTAACAACAGGATCTGCTACATCTAATCTAGTTTTAAACACCAATAATGGAACAACGACCGGAAGCATAACAATTAGTGCCGGCGCCAATCAAAATATAACACTAACAGCTAATGGTACAGGAAATATAGTAGCTAACACATTAACTGTATCTAGCACAGGAGTTATAACTAGCGGTACATGGCAAGCTACAACGATAAGCGTGGCCCGCGGCGGAACAGGCCAGACTAGTTATGTTAACGGCGAATTGTTAATAGGTAATACAACTGGTAATACACTAACTAAAGCAACATTAACACAAGGCACTGGTATTACCATTACAAATGGCACAGGCTCAATTACTGTTACTAACGCAGGTGTTACCGCAATTACTACAAGTTCTGGACTTAGTACTAATACTAATGCAACGGGTTCGGTAAGCATAACAAACACTGGTGTAACTAGTTTTACATCTAGCAGCGGATTAAGCGCTAATACTAGTGCTACTGGTGCAGTCTCTGTTACTAATACCGCACCAATGGTGTATCCAGGTAGCGGAATTCCAAATTCAACCGGCTCTGCTTGGGGTACTAGCTATTCAACAACTGGAAGCGGTACAGTAGTTGCATTACAGACAACACCAAGTTTTACAACAAGCATTTTAACACCAAAAGTTTCTACAAGCGGTGCCACAAATTTAGTTCTAGATACTAACTCCGGAACAACTACTGGTAGTATTACTATTAATAATGGAGCTAACGGTAATATTGCAATTACTCCTAACGGAACTGGAGTTGTTAATATTGGTAATACAAGTAATGCTGGCGCATTGACTACAGGATCTGCAACTGCTAATTTAGTATTGAGCACAAACAACGGAATCACTAGCGGATCAATAACAATTACCGCAGGTTCTAACGGCAATATTACTATCGCACCTAATGGAACAGGAGTAACTGATTTAGGTGACGTTGCTAGAGTTAGGATTACAGGCGGCAGTCTTAACCAAGTACTAACAACTAACGGTTCTGGTGTACTATCTTGGTCAACTGTTTCTGCTGGCGGTAGCGGCACAGTTAACTCAGGTACAGCTAATCAAATTGCCTATTATGCAGCCAACGGAACCGCAGTGTCTGGTCTAAGTTCTTTAACTTGGTCATCAAATACTTTACAAGTAGGATCAGCAGCCAACACTACATTAAATGTACAAGGATCTGGCACTGCTGGAACAGCTACTATAACTTCTAACGTGACTACTGGTACTATTAATTTGTTTACCGGTCTGTCTACCAACGGTACTGTAAACTTAGGTACTGCTAATTTATCAATTATAAACATCGGTGGTGCAAGTAGCACAATTCAGCTCGGCGGCAGCAGCGGAAATGCTGATGTTCGTATTGGGTCTGGAACCGCAGCATCTTTAAATTCAACAGGTAATGCGCCTATCAGCTTGTTTACATCTGTTACTACAAGCACAATAACATTAGGCGGCTCAAGTACAGGTAGGCTAGCAATTGCGTTTACTCAAGCAAGCACTTCGACTACAACAGGAGCATTAACAGTTGCAGGCGGAGTTGGTATTAGTGGAGCATTAAATGCTACAACCAAGTCATTTATTATATCACACCCAACTAAGAAAGGTAAATTACTACGCCACGGTAGCTTAGAAGGTCCAGAGTTTGGTGTTTATGTACGAGGTAAATTGTCTAATAGCAGAATTATAGAATTACCAGAGTACTGGACTAATTTAGTAGACCCTGAATCTATAACAGTTGATCTAACCCCAATTGGAAAATTCCAAAAATTATGTGTAGAAAAGATCGAAAATAATAAAATTTATATAGACAATGACAGCATGTTCGGTGGCAATGTAAATTGTTTTTATACTGTTTGGGCTACTCGTCGAGATGTAGATCCTCTTGAAGTGGAAGGTGATGAATAATGGCAGAAATTACAAATAGTTATTCGGTAGGACATATTGTAGTCAACGAAGTGACTGTTGATATTGAATTAGCATCAGAAGAATTAAAGGCAACACGTATGGCCATTTGTCTTACTTGCGAGAATAAAGTCGGGGACGGTTGTCGAAAATGCAGTTGTTTATTAGTTAATCGAGTAGCATTTACAGAAAGTTTTTGTCCTATAGGAAAATGGTAAATGGCAGTTAACTACAGTTCAGGCGGCCTGCTCATAACTAGTCAAAATGTTAATTCAATAAATGTTACAGGCGCAACATTATTAAGTCAAGTCGACGGACCTGACTCTGGGTTTGTAGCGACTTTTAGACATGACTTGGCCGGGTGTGGCGGCGCAGACAGCGGTATATACATTGAATTAAAAGATCCGTTTGCATGGCGTTATATGAGTTGTCGTTTTCAAGTGTCTGGAACAGCGGCTTGTTGGAGTTTTATGAATACTAGTGCATACGGTGCAGCAGTAGGTGCTAGCGGCACTGGCAATATGATCAACTATAACGAATCTGCTGGGGATAGAATTATTAGAACATACCTTGCTCAAGATGAACCACAATTTTCTACGCATGACAAAACTACAGCGTGCGATAACGATGCAAATAACTTTATGAGATTTAACGGAGAAGTATTTAGATACTTTACTATTGTTCGTAGACGTAATGTTAACGGATCGTTAGCCGGAATACATCATGGCCGCAGTTGTAGTAGTACCGGTAGCGGCTCTCAAACAATAATAGATCAAATAAGGATATGGTAAATGGGAATATCACTCAACCAGTCAATTCCAATTACTGACCTAGTAAGTTGCTTAGATTCAGCTAACCCACAAAGTTATAGCGGTAATGTTGTACCTAACCCACTAGACTTATTTGCATGGTGTGGTACTGCTGGATTAAACACCTGTTCTATTTCAAGGGACGATTCGATTAATCGAAGTCCAGCCGGCGGCATACCTTTAAAAATGTTTTCTCAAGGTACTGATTCTTATATTGCAACTTATAGCAATTCTATATGGAATTTAGCACAAGCAGCATCGGCTCAATCTTGGACACTAAGTTTCTGGGCTAAAGCTAGTTCTACAGCAACAGCGCTGCCCTATCTTTTTAGTGCAAATAGTTCAGGAGCATACTTAGAAGCACTATCTAACACTTTTACAGTTACAACATTTTGGCAAAGATTTAGTTTTTCTGTGACATTTACTAATGCTAGCACGTTTTATGTACAGGCAAGATTAGGATGCACTACAAACGGGGTTAATATTTGGTTTGACGGGCTTCAAGTCGAACGGTCCTCAGTAGTAACAACATTCAATCCGTTAGCTAACACTAATGGCAATAGGTGGGTAGACTTAATTAACAGATCCGTACCTGTTACTGTAAATGAAAAAGTTGAACCTTATTTAACTTATGGACTTTTACAGTTCGGCTCAACCGGATCGGGAACCAGCACTGGATCATTTCCTGCGACCTCACAAATAGCAACGCTAGGTACAGGTAATTGGTCGATTAGTATATGGTGGCGGTCAAGCACTACTACACAAAATAATTATTCTTGTATTCTTAGTCAAGGTTATCCAATTTTACCACCGCCACCCGGCCAGCCAGCTGTTGGTGCTTGGGCACTACGTATTTCTACAAATTCTAGTAATTTAAGTTTTTCATATTATGAATCTGTTCTTGGATCGACGGTAGAAACAACAGCATCATCCGGAATAAATGTAAACGACAATCTATGGCATCATATAGGTGTAGTAAGAAATGGAACTAGTTTGATTGTATATCGAGATGCACAAAATGTTCTATCAACAACCTTGCCATCAAATTTTAATTTTGGTCAAGGAAGTTCAGTATCAATAGGATCGGAATTATCTAATTTTTCTTTTGCTAACGGATTTATAAGTAATATTAGTGTTTACAGAACAAATTTATCTGCTGATCAAGTACAGCAACTATACGACAGTTATATACCTAGATACTATTCTCATATTGGTGGAATTTTATATACAACTCCCGGCACATATACGTTTACTGTTCCAGAAGGTATTTACGCACTGACAATATTATGTGTAGGTGGCGGCGGAGCTAGTGCCACTGATAGCGGGTCTGGTAATGCCGGAGGAACTAGCTCGTTTGGCGGATCTATTTGCATAGCAAATGGAGGTGGTGGTGGCACACAATCTTCTGCTGGTGCAGGAGGCACCATTTCCGGTTCAAGCGGAGACATTGGTGGCGGTAATGGCGGTGGTGGTGGCTACAATGGTTCTGGAAATGGCGGCGGTGGTGGCGCCGGCGGATATGCAGGAAACGGTGGTGCCGGCAGTGCCAGTGGATCTGGAAACAGTGGATCCGGCGGTGGTGGCGGTGGCGGCGGATCTTGGTCTGGAACAACTCCGTCAGGCAGCTCTGGAGACGGCGGTGCCGGCGGCGGAGGTATTGGAGTTTACGGCCAAGGTGATAATGGTGCCGGCGGCGGCGCCCTGTTCTCTAACAGTGGTGGTCAAGGCGGTTCTGGAGGCGATTCCGGCACTACTGGCACAGCAGGTACATTCCCGTGGAACGGTTCTAACGGCGGAAAATTTGGTGGTGGTGGTGGTGCTAATCAGTTTAGCAGTAGTGGTGGCGGTGGCGGTGGCGGAACACGGTTTATTAATAACTATCCAGTATTTCCTCGACAAACGTATACAGTGGTTGTAGGTGCAGGAGGAAGTGCGCCATCGGGCGGTGCAGGCGGAAACGGAGCAGTAAGAGTCATTTGGGGACTAAACAGAAGATTTCCTAGCACTAATGTTGGGCAGATTGGAAGAGAACAACAAATTTAAGGTGTAGATATGGCAGGGATTTCAGGACCAAATTTAGTTATATCAGGATTAGTTTTTAATATTGATTCATTTAACTATAACAATACAAACTTTGCTACTAAACAAATTACCACAACGGGTATAAGTACTCCTTTAGTGGGATCAATTGTAGGAACTACAACATGGAGTTTGGTCACAGGTGCATGGTCATTTCCTAGTACCGACTATTTACAATGGCCTTCTAATAGTAACTGGGCGTTCGGAACCGGTAATTTTACTATAGAAGTTTGGATATATCCGACTAGCTTTAGCACATATACTCACATGGTAGCGTTACCCGAGCAAAATACGTTTGCACTCAAAGCAAATGTCACTAACGGACAAGTATATTTTTACAGTGCTACATTTAATACAGACCCAACTGCTGGTTGGTCTCTTACTTTAAATGAATGGAATCATATTGTTTTAAAAAGAGAATCTAATGTAGCCTATGGTTATAAAAATGCTATTTTACAACATCAAAAATCAAATTTTAATAATAATTTTACTAGTCAAATCCTTAACATTCACAATGGATTCCCAGGTGAATTTGCCACTTGTTCTATAAGAGCAGTTAGAATTTATAATAGAGCTTTGTCTGACAGTGAAATAGAAAATAATTATAGAGCCTTTTCGAATCGAACCTTTCAGAGTGTATCTTTTCCTGTCTTATCAAGTACTGTACTAATTGCAAATCAAACAGTAACAGGATCAATTTCTTTTAGACCAGTAAGTTATACTGGTGGATATGGTACCGTTGCTGCGTCTATTAGTCCAACACTACCTACAGGCCTATCTATTAGCCAAGATGGAACTATTTCAGGACTTCCTACTCAAAGTATTGCCTCAACAACTTTTACCGTTACGTTTACTGATCAAATAAATCAAACTACTAGCAAAACTTTTAACCTTACTGTAGCAGTTAACTTATATTCGTTTACTACATTTACATTTACTAACGCAGGCACTATTGGTCGCCTTGGCCCGACTCAGGCACAATTACTGGCTGCATATGATACCGCTAATAATCCTTGGTTAAACAATACCGCCTATTATCAAGTAACCGCATTTAACGGGTATCAGCTATGGACTGTGCCAGCATCTGCTAATTATCAGATACAAGCAAGAGGCGCTTCTAGTGGCAGCGCCTCTACTAAAGGTGCTGCTGCTTTAATTACAGCAACAGTAAGTTTAACACAAGGTCAAAAAATATGGATAATTTGTGGACAGCGTGCAAGTGCTGCCACCGAAGTAGGTGAAGGAGCTAGTTGGGTTGTTCTTTCAAATAATGGAGCTATTGCCGGCTCCACCCCATTAGTAGTAGCTGGGGGTGCCGGTGATTACAGTTTTTATACCAGTGAGGCTAGTTTTCAAACAGGTCAGGCTTTTGCAGATGCTCAAACTACAGACGGAATAACCGTTACAGTGCTAAATGCAGGCGCATTAAATCCATTAACTCCTACAACCGGTAATGGTGGAACAATTAATAATGATAGTGGTACCGCAAATCCTAGCGGTGGCGGCGGATTTAATACCAACGGTGACAGATTTCCTACAAGCAATGTTGGTGAAGGTCGAAGTTTTTTTAATGGACTGTTTGGCGGCCTTTATCAATCAACCGTATTTGATACTACAACTGCCGGCGGCGCGGGTTTTGGCGGTGGTGGTGCCAGAAACGGAGGATTTGGTACTGGCGGTGGTGGCGGTTATACAGGCGGAGTCGTAACAGGAAGTTCGGGGCAGAGTTTACGTCGATCAACAGGCGGAAGTTCCTACGTTGTTCCAGGTGCCACTAATGTTACTAGATCTTTAGCTAGTGCAGGTGCTCCTAATGCAACTTTGGCTGAAGGACAGGTAGTTATAACAAGACTTTAAAGTTTTTTAACAACTAAATATAATACTATGGCAAATTCTGATAAAAATATAGTAATTACTCCTAATGTAGGTTCGGCAAATAATCCTGCTATTGTTTTTAGCGGTGCAAATGCCAGTCTTGGTCCGCAAAACGTTAGTGTTGTTGCATTACCAACAAGTAATGGTACTCTTAGTTTTGAAGCTAGTAATGGGCAATTGTTTTCATTAACTAATAGTTTAACGGGCACTATATTTTCAGTTAACGATGTATCTGGCATACCTAGTATAGAAGTTAATAGTTCAGGACTAGTAAAAATTGCTCAATATAACGGTAATGTTGTTATAGGATCTGCAATAGACGACGGTGTAAATAAATTACAGGTAACTGGAAATATTGCAGTTTCGGGAACTATTACAGCAGCCGGACAAAAATTAATACCTGATAGTCTAGCAATAGCTTATGCAGTAGCACTATAAAAATGTTTATAAAAACGGAATAAAAATGGCAAAAAAACAACTTTTTAATTATTCATTTACACCAGGGTCAAACGAAAGTTTTAATGCCTTTCCTAATGCCTATGCAAGATTAGTAGCCAATAAAGCATTTATACAAAAAATGTCTGTGGCTTATATACAGAATCAAATTAACAATAATATTGCTCCGTTCCAGGATTATGATTATAATTCGGCAAAATGTGAAAGAGATGTAGGTTATGTTATTGAAGCGTTAACTAATGATTTAAAGTTTAATGGTAATGTACAGACTAGAGAAATTGCCAGTTTTTATTGGGTGGGAGATATTCCGCAAGTCGACGGAGATCGAGCTCCAGAGGTTTCTGTTTATACTTACATTACTAGTTTAATTAACAATTATATTTTTCCGGGTGTAGCAGCTAGTCCAGCATATCAGACAGCTGAGCCGCAAATTACAACAGGATTAAACGGAGAAGCCGGCGCAAACGCAAGAGTAACTACATTATTAACAGGTATTACAGATACAATTACTAACGGGCTTACTAGTTTACCTGCATTGACCCTCGGTAACGGATTCTGGGGATATTTAACAACTAGAGGCAAAATTACTGTTAAAAAGTCTGCACTAATAGTCAATAGCACTAGAGGTGTTATCATGTATAATTTTGCTGATGCTACTAGAACTGCTTATGCAATTTACAAACAAATTCCTGATGACTTAACTACAATTTATTTTTATTCAGTTACTAGTACTATGAGGCCTACTGATGAAATTAGTCTCATCTATGACGAAGGTAGTGCAAGTATGAAACCCGATCCTGTTTATCAGGATGCTGTTGAAAAAATGCGTGTGTCTACGCCTCAGTCAATGATGGACACTGACTTTGAGTATAGTGCTCAGGGTACTAAATGGGAAACTGTAGAAACTATAAACAGTTATCCATCTTATTTTTTAAAAGCTAACGAGCCTGCGTTCTCAGGCAGTCAAATTGTTTCTATTACTGGTCAATCTCCAACAGGTACAGCCGGCATAGCACTTAATGCAGGTGTTCCAACTAACGGTACAACAGGATTAACTAATTTATTTACTGGTGACAGTGACGATACGTTCGTTCAGGTAAATTTGCCTTTTAATATTCAGTTTTTAGGTTCTACCTACAACGTTTTGTTTGTAGGAACTAACGGATATATCAGTTTTGGAACTGGAACTGGACAAATTCCAACTGCATTGGTTCCGACTACACCGCCTTTCCCTCATCTGGGATTCTTCAAAGGTGACAAGCGTCTATTGACACTTAATGGTGGCGTTGTTACCACCGGCATCTACACCCTAAGATGGGAAGGTTACAACTTTGGCGGAAATATTGCTAATAGAACCATAGTTGAAATTAGATGGTTTGAAAATAGTAATCAACAACAAATAAGATATACTACTAATGCCAATGGCTCAACCTGGCTTGAAATATCTGACGGTACTACGCTTATAGCTAGTCAGTCAATTACCGGTTTAGACGGTTGGAATATTTTAACAAACTCCAACAGACCTGTTCGAGTAGTAGTGCAAACTGCTCCAACATCACCTTTTGCTGTAATGCAACCTATATCTTTAAGAGAAACTACAAATAGATTATCAGATGCTACCGGTGTTATTAGTTCTGTTATCAACACAACTACATTTGATATGCGAGTAGGAAAACCAGTAGTAAACGGAACAAACTATGCTAACGCCAATACTACTATATACACCGGTGGTTTTTTTGCAGCCGGTGCAATACCTATTAACAGTATTCAACAAATTATATCAACAATCCAAGCTGAAATTACTTTTCAATCACCGCATTCTTTATTTCCAGGAAATAAAATATTTGTAACAGATACTTCTAATCCTACAGCAGTATGGGTAGGTGTATTTGAAATTAATCAAGTTAGAAGTGCAACGGTTGTTAGATATCTTACTAACGCTACTGCTGCATTTGGATCAACTACTACAGTAAACGGAGGTAATACTAGGGTATATGTTGCCCCAGAAGGAGTGCCTACACACAGATTTAATGACGGAGGCGTGTCTATAACAACAGCAACCTCTAGTCCAAACGCTCAAATTATTCGACAGACTCGCAGATATTTCCGCTATCAATCAGGTAAAGGTATTCAATTTTCAACAGGTATTTTATTTAAACCTACATATGACATATCATCGGTATCAGTGTTAACAAACGTTAATCCTTATGTTTTTACTATAGTCACTGATATAGATCACGGATTTACCACTCCAGATCAATATAGATTAGGAGCACAAATATATCTATCGGGATTTACAGTAACTAGCGGTTTAAACAGATACAATGGATTTTTTAGAGTTGCAACCGTAGTTGATTCAAGAACATTTACCGTAACTCTTCCGGCGGGAACACAACCTACAGATACATCACCGGGCGGCGTAGGTAAGGTAATTGTGCAAAACTGGCAAGACTCTGTTGTAAGAGATGGTATGTTTGACGATCAAAACGGATTGTTTTTTGAGTATGACGGTGCAGACATATATGTTGTAAGGCGAAATAGTACAAATCAATTGCCGGGCTCAGTTTCAGTAACAGCTAATAGCTCAACTGTAACCGGAACAGGTACTAAATGGCTGAGCCAGTTAAGAGAAGGTGATAATATTCTTATCAAAGGTGTTGGTTATATTATAGCACAGATAATTAATGATACGCAGATATATATTGCACCAGCATGTAAAACAATTACAGAATCGGGGTTAAGAGTATTATTTACTAATGATTTAAGAGTAGCTTCGGGTAGCTTTAACTTAGATAAATTTGACGGCTCTGGGCCCAGTGGTTTTATTTTTGACGGCAATAAAATGCAGATGGTGTTTATTGATTATTCTTGGTATGGTGCAGGAAAGGCTAGATTTGGAATGAGAACTCTAGACGGATCTATTGCATATTGTCATGAATTTATCAACAATAACGTTAACACAGAAGCTTATATGCGATCAGGTAATTTACCTGGAAGATTTGAAATATCTAATAGATCTAAAAGGGGCGTATTAAGAAGCACATTGACTACAGTTAGTTCAACATTTGACATGTGGGACTCCGAAGCTACAGATTTTCCTAGAATTGGAAGAGTTGTAATTAACTACGAAACCATGAGATACACCAAAGGTACTCCAGGTAGTGCAGGAACTATAAGCGGTCGTAGCGCTACAAGATTTACTATTGTTCAAAGAAATGAATTTGGATTGATATCAAATGCAACTGCTAACGTGGGCGATAACATATGGAGCTTTAATCAAAATTGTGCGCCAAGCCTTAGCCATTGGGGTGTATCGGTAATGATGGATGGTAGATTTGATGAAGATAAATCCTACCTGTTCACTGCTGGTACTACTAATCAAATCAACGTTGGCGCCGGCTCCGAACTACCAATTGTTAGCGTAAGATTAGCCCCTAGCGTTGATAATGGAATTGGAGATCAATTTGGTCGTAGAGCGTTAATTAATAGAAGTGCGTTGACATTAAAACAAGTAGGTGTAGCAGTGTCTGGGTTTTTCCAGATTACACTAAGGCTTAATACAGAAAGTACATTGTTTACTAATCAAGCCAATTGGATTAGAACAGGTAACGGTAGTATTAGCCAATACTTAGATCACTCAGTTAGCGGCACTACTCCGGCACCTGTAGCAGGTGACGTGTTAATGAGTTTCTTTGCTGAAGAAGGTCAAGGAAGATTTGCAACAACCTCTTTTGATATTAATATCATTAGAGAATTAGGCAATAGTGTCTTTGGGGGTAACGTCGGATATCCAGACGGTCCTGATATTATTACAGTATTTGCAAGGAATCTTGGCGCTAACGCACAGAACGTAAGGTGCCGCCTCTCTTGGACAGAAAGTCAAGGTTAAAGGTAAATTATGGAAAATTTTCATCTTTCATATGAATGGCGTCAAGAAAAAAATCGTTTTTATGTTCAATCTACAAAAGGAACAGACGATACTGTTGCTGTTAACTTGAATACAATATATAGAGATAAAGCAGAAGCTTATAACCAAGCACAAATAGAATATAATAAACGAGTTGGAATTGAAACAACTGAAAAATTACAAGCAGCTAAACTCGAATACGAAGCTGCAAGAGAAAACTTATTGATTTATATAAGAGATCACTCGAGTGATCCTATTCTAAGTTTAGGTTAAATCAACTACGTCAAATACTGTTTGTAATTTTAATCGAATAACCCTGTTACCAAAACTACTTCTAAGACCTTGATGTAACGGTTTAGGAGCATAATCGATTGTTGACCATGCCCATGCACAATGTTCTAAACTTAATGTTGGTATGAATTCTTCTGCAACTACACAAAGGTACGTGTGAAAATTAAAAACGTTGTCATTACTTACAAATGTTTCTAATGGTATTGTTTTAATTATATTGGGGATAGAACCTATTTCTTCTGCAATTTCTCGTTGTAGCCCCTGCCAGGGACTTTCTCCAACAACGTTTGTGCCGCCTACTAACCCCCAAGTACTTTGATGTTTACCATTGGCTTTTTGTAATAACAAAACTCTTTTAGTAGATTTTGCATAGAATAACGCACCGCTGCATACTATTCTATCTTTTACAATACTATTCTCCATAGGCCAGCCTTATAGTCACCTTCAAAGCTCTTAACCCACGAAACACCATTCCACAAGTATTGAACTCCAGTGTATATATTAGTTTGCCATACCATAGTGTCATCTTCTTGACTACTATCAAATGCTACCTGCCACTGGGTACCAGTCCATTCAATAATGTCATTAGCAGTTGCTACAAAATCTATACCGCCTGTAGACTTCCAAGCATCAGGACCGTCAGTATTAACAGCACTACCGATATCTTCAATAATTAAAAATCTATCGCCTGCTACTACATTCTGCATACCGTTTCCGGGGTATACTTTTGTAGGATCAATGATAGCATCAAATGTTCCCGGCGATGCTCGTACACCATTTGTTACAATATTAGTATTTGAAGTTAGCGTATCTTGGTCCCATGTAGCAATTAGCTGTGTACTATCTAATGCGTTGATAGCAATGGTTCCTGAAATTTCAGTACCATTTGGTTGTAACAAATAAATTTTGCTAGAACCATTGACAAATTTTCCAGGGTATAATTCAAATATTTCTTCCCAATGAATATTAGGTGTTCCTTGTCTAATAGGAATCTCTAATGTTGGTTCGTAAGGAATAGCATTCTCAGTTTTCCCTAATACTGTTATTTGACCATATCCTTGTTTATTATTATAAACTTGAATGTGGTAATCTGTTATAGTAACAACTTCTTGTGCTAATAAAGTTGAAAAACTAGTAGTAGGAGCAACAAGGTCGTTGCCTAAACCGTCTATATAATTATTAGGTGATGATGTAGAGCTGTCCCACAAGTTACTGATGATTTTAGTAATAACTCCTAGATGTTTTACTTTAACTGGCGGGCTAATAAAAATAGGAGTTTCAACAGTTAATGTGGCAATATCGATAGGGTCTTGAGTACCTACTGGCACTTGTCTACTAGACCAATTTACATCATTTAAATTCAACACGCTAAGACTAGTCCAATCGATATAATTATCAGTAGTTTGTAATTCTAGACTAGGATTAAACAATACTAAAATTTGTTCTAATATTTGCAATTTTTGATCAGTATTTGCGCTCCATATATCAACTTTCATTTTTAAATTAAACGGAGTTGGCATTAGTCTTTCTACTGTATAATTTTTACCTTGACCCTGAGTATAATCACCTGCAATTAAATCTCTTTCTCTAATATGGACTTTACTAACAAAAGACGAGTCGCTTAATCTACTAGAATCTAAACTTAGACTGGTAACATATACAGATATTCTTGGTACACTATTAATTTTATTTTCGCTGTTTTGTCTAATTATACTTGCAGCTTGCTTGTCTGGATCACCGTAACTGACTGGAACACGGACTAATGTCCCGTCTCCATATTTGACAACAAAATTGCTAAAGACACGAATAGTTTGTGCAATGTATCTTCTAATCTGACCATCGTAAAAATGCTGCATTATACGTCTGCCTCTGGTTTATATTTAAGAGCTTTACTAAGACTTTGACGCTCTTGAACAGCAGTTGTAGTACCGTCAGTGTTTTTAAAGTTATTAGTTTTAGTATTATTAATGAAACTAGTTTTTTGGGTGTTTCTAGTGTCGTTGTTGGTCATAGTCATTCTAACACTATCTTCAACTCGAATCCATCTTGCACCGTCAAACCTAAACAATCTACTAGGTAAGAAATCTGTGCGTAAAAACCAATCGTCCTTAACTGCATTATTCGGAAATTGTACACCGTATCCAAAATCGTAACCATTAGGAGGTATGCCGTCACCGATTAAATATCCTGCATACCCGCTACGAATAGGTCGTTGATTATTTTCACTTGTATTAAGTTCTATATTACTAGCTAGTATTGTGGCTTCATCGGCAGTGTTTAACAAAGTTTTACCTGTAGTTGGATCAACAGCAAGAGTATAAAACTGTCTTGTTTCATATCCACTCTTCGGTGCGTCAGTTTCAGCTTCAGTAACAACTGCATCGTTAATAGCTAGTTCAGCATTGTAAGTACTAAGTAGATCTTTAAGAGTTTGATTGCTAGGATTACCATCGGCATCAACTGCTGGTTTGTCTAATATATCTGCAAATTGTTGACTATCTGTAATTTTCTTTAGCTTCAATCTGTATAAATGAGGGTACCAGGTGACAGAAAATCCTTCACTAGCTCGGCCAACGTCTTCTATAACATAGTATCGAGGCAATGCAATATCATAGTCGTTTAATGCAAACTGATCTTTTAAGTGGGGTAATTCTAACACATCGCCTGTAATAGGCTTACGACCAACATACTTGATAAAATCATTAATATGTATAGTCATGAATAAAGTGTCGTTGTCAATAAAAAGTCCAAATTGACTTAAATTAAAATCAATATTTTGTACGTTATAAAGCCCGCGTATCCTGTATATTTCTTCATCGTATTTGCGATCCCTGTTTTCTAAAAACATAAGATCTTGTATTTGTGTGATATCTTTGACAGTAGTACCGTCATCAGTACCTATGTATTTGTGTAGATAAACATCAGTACCTCCAACCTGAAACATTTCAGAAATCTGTCGATCTATGAATTTGTAGTCTTGCCCTCGTTCGGGCTTGTATAAGGATAATCGCGGCATATTGATATTTATCGTAAGATAAATATGATTGGAGAACTAATAATGGCTGATCCTACATCGTTAACTGAAAGAAATAAAGTATTTGAATACGTAAGAACTATGCTAGGCGACGGCATGGTTGAAGTTGAGCTGGATCCTAAACACTATGAAATTGCTTTAGATCGTGCTATAACAAAGTTTCGCCAACGTAGTAGTGCTGCCGTCGAAGAAAGTTGGATGTTTTTAGAGTTAATTCAAGATCAAAACGAATATCGTTTACCTGATGAAGTAATCGAAGTTCAAAGTATTTTCCGTAGAGCTATTGGTAGTAGAAGTGGTTTAGGTGCAGGCGGAACATTGTTCGAGCCATTCAACTTGGCGTACACAAACACCTACTTACTAAGCGGCACTATGATGGGCGGGCTAGCAACATATGAACTTTTTGCAGGATATCAAAAACTAGTAGGGCGTATGTTTGGTAGTTACATAGAATTTAGATGGCGTCAAAGTAATCATTTATTAACTATTCTACAACGTCCTTTTGCACAAGGTGAACAAGTTCTTCTTAGAACACATAACTATAGACCCGACTTTGTTCTGTTAACTGACATCTATGCAAAACAATGGTTATATGACTATTCCCTAGCTGTATGCAAGATAATGTTAGGCGAAGCTCGCAGCAAGTTTGCTAGTATCGCTGGTCCAGGTCAGTCCATCCAAATGAACGGCGGAGATCTAAAATCTGCTGGTAAAGAAGAAATAGAAAAGCTAGAAAAAGAAATTGAAAACATGGTTCCCGGCGGAACGCCTCTGACTTTTATAATTGGTTAATAAATTTTTTGACACAGTATAAGATCTGTTATATACTTGCACTAGCAAGGAGATCTTATGATTATTGGGATATGTGGATTTATCGGCTCCGGAAAAGATACTATTGCCGATTACCTTACAAATTTTCACGGTTTTAGACGAGAAAGTTTCGCCAATAGTTTAAAAGATGCAGTAGCACACGTATTTGGTTGGGATCGGACCATGCTAGAAGGCCGTACTAAACAAAGTAGAGAATGGCGAGAGCAACCCGATCAATGGTGGAGTAAAAGACTGGGTCGGGAAGTAACACCTCGGCTAATGTTACAGTTATGGGGCACTGAAGTTTGCCGCAAAGGTTTCCATGACGATATCTGGATTGCTAGTCTAGAAAACAAACTTCGAAATTCAACCGATGACATTGTTATTAGTGACTGCCGATTTCCTAATGAAATTAAGTCAATTAAAGATGCTGGCGGCATAATTGTTTGGGTGAAGCGCGGTGAATTGCCTGAATGGTATGATGCCGCAGTCAGTGCTAATAAAGGCGACGTAGCTAATTACAATTGGGCAATTAGTGTAGATAAACTAAAAAAACTAGGTATACACGCTAGTGAAACAAGTTGGGTAGGAACCAATTTTGATGCTATCTTAAATAATGACGGTAGTATTGATGATCTTTTTAACAAAGTTAAAGATCTGGTGTTAAATCCCCCTGCCGCCACTTAACTCCTTCCTTATGTAAAACTCTAGCACAATTGGCACAGATTGTTTTCAAATTAGTGTGACGACAGTTATTTAAATCTCCGTCTACATGAAAAACATTAAACACTTCTTTGTGCTGGCTTTTAAATCCACACTTATCGCAAGTTAGTTTGACTTTATAACCAGCTCTTGCCCATCTAGGTATTGTAGAAAATTTTCCGCCTTTAAGGCAGCTTTCACATAGCTTTCTATAATAGGCTTTACCATTTTTGTAGTAATTTATTGCTGCTGGCCTATATCCGCAGACACATAAAGGTCTCATACAAATATTTACACCTTTTACACCCCTTTTTCATGGTGTATAACCTGAGTAAAAATCCAAAATCCACTAAATACATGAAGAACATGTATTCATGGAGATTCTAATATGGCTCAACTAAGTTCACCAGGTGTAAGCGTAACAGTTATCGACGAAAGTTTTTATACTCCAGCTGCCCCAGGTACAACCCCACTAATCATCGTTGCTTCAGAAGAAAGCAAACTTAACGGTGCTGGTACTGGCACTGCACCAGGCACACTAAAAGCCAATGCAGGCCAAGTTTATTTATTAACCAGTCAGAAAGATCTAGCAGACACTTTTGGCACACCGGTGTTTAAAACAGATGCTAACAATAACCCTATACACGCCGGTGAGCAAAACGAATACGGTTTACAAGCAGCATACAGTTATTTAGGTGTAAGCAATCGTGCATTTGTTGTCCGTGCTGATGTTGACTTAGGTCAACTTACAGGAACTGCTACTCCGCCAGCAGGCGAACCAGCTGACGGTACATATTGGTTTGATGTAGCTAACACTGAATTTGGTATTTTTGAATGGGATTCTGCTAGTGCAATTACACCTACTGGTCAAACTTTCATAAACAAAGTTCCTAGTGTTATTACAGATAAGGCTAATCTTGTAGGAGCATCGGTTACAGGTGCACCTTTACAAAGTTATGGTGCAATTGGCGATTACGTTATTGTTGCTACAACAACACTTAACAAATTTTATTACAAAAAAGGTGATACTGGTGACAGCCCAACTACAACAGGCACCTGGGTAGAAGTTGGTAGTTCAAATTGGTTTAAAAGTCGTCCAACAATACAAGGTTCAGTTGCTAATGCAACGATGCTTGTAGGTGACACTATTGTTATTAATGGAACTAGTTTAACTGGTTATACAACAGCAGCTGGTGTTGTTGCCGGAATTAATGCCGATAGTTCACTACAGGCAGCAGGCATTTCTGCAGGACTAGTAAACGGTAAAGTTGAAATTTATATTAATGTTGGGACTACTGATATCGTTATTAGCGGAACCATGTTAGATGAATTAGGTATCACCGCAGGCACATATAAGCCAATGGCCCTAGCAATCAGCGCTCACACTACTGTTCCGCTATGGAAGCGTACAGATCTGCCATCAACAGTAAATGGACAAGCAACAGGTTCTATTTGGGTAAAGACTACAAATCCAAACAAAGGAGCCCAGTGGAGCGTTAAAAAGTACAATGCTGCAACCGACACTTGGGGGCTGTTATCAGCACCATTACACGCAACTAATGCAGCAGCATTGGCATCGCTTGATTCAACTGGCGGCGGCATTAACTTAGCACTAGGAGCATTGTATGTTAAGTATAATGACGACGAAGGCACACCAACCGAAGCTAATTTTAAAATTTATGCACGTAGAGGAGTTGGTGCAACTGTAATTAGATCAGCAACAGTTACTAGTAGTACATTCACAGCCGGCACAAAAGATTTTACTATTAGCTGGTCAACAAAAGGTAGCGCAAGTTATACCAGTCCTACTACAATTACTTTTACCGCTTCTGGCGCAACAGCCGATGCTACAGCATTACTAAGTGCAATCAATACAGCGTTACCAAGTGGATCTTTAGTAGTTGCTAGCATCAATGTTGATACTAATCAAATAATTTTAACTCACACTGCTGGCGGCGAAATTAAACTAGTTAACGGCGCAGGCACACCGCTATCAACATTATTCAGTGCATCCGGTACTAATAAGACAGCTAACTATTATGCAGATCCAAATGGCATCTCAGGAAACTTTGTAGCTACGTTGTGGAGCCCAACAATTCTTAACAGTGACGGCCAAGAAGTTGCTGTTGCTCCTGCTAGTGTAAATGCACCAACAACTATTCCTGCAGACGGTCGTCTATGGTATGATAATGACGTAGGTGAAGTTGACATAATGGTACACAATGGTACCTACTGGGTTGGTTACTTACAATATACTCAGAATCAAGGTGGTGGCGACACTACAGATCCTGCTGGTCCAATTGTTAGCGCTACAAAGCCTACCAAACAAAGTGACGGTACACCTTTAGCCAATGGCGATTTATGGGTCGATACTAGTGATCTAGAAAACTTCCCAAGACTTTATAAATTTAACTATACTACTAAAAAGTGGGTGTTAGTTGATGCAAGTGACCAAACTACAGAAAATGGAATTTTATTTGCTGATACTCGTTGGAACACAACTGGCGAAGGTTCAGCACCGAGTTCAATTGCTTCATTGTTAAATCACAGTTTCCTAGATGCAGATGCACCAAATCCAGCACTATATCCAAAAGGTATGTTGTTATGGAACCTACGTCGTTCTGGAAATAATGTTAAACGATTTGTACAAAACTATGTAGATGTTCTAGAACGTAACCTACGTTGGAACGGTAACAGCGGAACCGGGCAACCAGGTGCTATCGGAGACGGCCAAGCAATGACTAACTATTATCCACATCGTTGGGTTAGCGAAGCAGCTAATCAAGAAAACGGTGCTGGAACATTTGGTCGTAAAGCACAACGTAAAGTTGTTGTGCAAAAACTTCAAGCTCTTGTTAATAGCAATCAACAAATACGTGATGAAGAAAGCCGCATCTTTAACTTAATTGCTTGCCCAGGATATCCTGAGCTAGTTGGTGAAATGGTAAGCTTAAACTACGATCGTGGATTAACAGCATTTGTTGTTGGCGATACTCCAGCAAGACTAAAGAGCGATGCTACAAGTTTAAATAACTGGGGTACTAACCAAGCAGGAGCTGCTGAAGACGGCGATGCTGGGTTAGTTACTAGCGATGAATATTTAGGATTCTTCTATCCATGGGGTTACACTAGCGATAACTTAGGTAACAATGTAGTTGTTCCTCCAAGCCATATGATGTTGCGTACAATTGCACTAAATGATAATGTCAGCTATCCATGGTTTGCACCAGCAGGAACACGTCGAGGCGGTATTACTAACGCAACAGCAGTTGGTTATATCAATGACGAAGGTGAATTCCAATCAGTGGCTCTAAACACTGGTCAGCGTGATACTCTAGCAGCAATCAAAGTTAATCCGTTGACATTTATTACAGGCACTGGTTTAGTCAACTACGGTCAATATACTCGTGCAAGAAATGCAAGTAGCTTAGATCGAATTAATGTTGCTCGTTTAGTAATCTATCTACGTCGTCAGTTTGCACAATTGGCCAAACCTTATGTGTTTGAACCAAACGATAAGATTACTAGGGATGAGATCAAACAAGCAGCTGAAAGTCTATTATTAGAGCTAGTAGGACAACGTGCATTGTATGATTATCTAGTTGTTTGCGACACTTCTAACAACACACCTGCTAGAATTGATCGTAACGAGCTGTATCTTGATGTTGCTATTGAACCAGTAAAAGCAGTTGAATTTATCTATATTCCGCTACGCTTGAAGAACACTGGCGAAATTGCAGGTCTATGATAATGATAAATATCTTTAACGGAGCAGAATAATATGGCAATCGCAAGTTTATCAAGATTTACAGTACCACTAGCTTCAGACCAAAGTGCTAGCTCACAAGGTCTGTTAATGCCAAAACTCAAGTATCGCTTTAGGGTTACTTTTGAAGGTTTTGGTGTATCTGGTGCAACTACTGAATTAACCAAACAAGTTGTAAGTGCAGCTAGACCTACAGCAAGTTTTCAAAACCAAATAATTGAAGTTTATAACAGTAAAATTAATTATGCCGGTAAAGTATCATGGGAAGCAATGACTATTAAATTCCGAGATGATATAAACGGTAATGTTGCTAAGTTAGTTGGTGAACAAATGCAAAGACAGTTTGATTTCTTTGAGCAGTCTAGTTCAGCAGCGGCCGGCGATTATAAATTTACCATGCGTATTGAATTGTTAGATGGCGGCAACGGTAATAACACTCCAACAGTTTTAGAAACATGGGAATGTTATGGTTGCTACTTAGAAAAGGCAGCATACAATAATGTAGCCTACAGCGAACAGACTCCGGTTGAGATTGACATTACAGTAAGACCAGACAATTGCCTACAAACACCATTAGGTACAGGCATCGGATCTCCAGTAACCAGACGAGTAGGAACGCTAGCAACAGCTAGCTAAACAAAAAGGCTGCTTAGGCGGCCTTTTTTAATGGCTTTGATAAAATACCCAGTAAATTTATTGGCTAAATATTATTATGGCTACTACCCCAAATTATCTTAAACCACGAAGTGATTTAAATCTACGTGACTTTCAACATGCTGCTAGACTGTTTGTTGACGACGGGTTTAGATTAGCACCTAAGAGTAAGTTTCTTTTTCATGTTAGTTTTGGTATAAATTCGGCAGCACTTAAAAATATTGATCTTGTTCAACGCCACAGGAATGAAATTAATATGTTAGTAAAAAGTGCAGACTTGCCTAAATTTAGTATTACTACTGAAACTGTAAATCAATATAATAGAAAAAAAGTTTTACAAACTACTCATAAGTATGAAAATATTACTATTAAATTTCATGACGACAACATGAGTTTGATAAATCAACTATGGCAGAATTATTATAGCTACTATTATGCTGATCCTAATAGTGCTAAAAATGGCAGTGCGTATTCAAGAAATGCAACAAAAAGTAGTGATTTTATTCCTAATGCCTACGGCCTAGACAACGGTAGTACTTTGCCATTTTTTAACTATATTACCATTTATCAAATGTCGAGAAAAGAGTTTGTTAGTTACACACTAAAAAATCCTTTAATAGTTGGATGGCAACATGGTAGTGGCGTATATGCTCAAAATGAGCTTAATGAAAAAACTATGACGTTGGCATATGAAGCAGTTGCTTATGGTTCTGGTAAAGTTACTCCGGGTGACCCCGAAGGTTTTGCTTTAGAACACTATGATCTTACTCCTAGCCCATTAGAAAGCAGAGGAGATTTAGATACAGCAAGTCCTAGTTTTATTAGTAATATAAATGTAGAAGCAAATAGACAAGAATTCGTAAGTAATTTAACCAAACAGATTAATACATATCAAAATACTAGTGCATTAAATAACGGATTACCAGTTAATGTTGCTACGGGAATATCAACATCTTCACAAGGGCTAACTGGTCTACAGGGAGTAGTATTTCCTGTTGTAAATCAAAACAACAATACTACTACAGCAACACAAGTAAATCTAACAGGAAATTAAAATGTCATCTAGTATTAATTTACCAACAATTGCATCAGCAGATAGTTCTACAGAGATTAGACAATTTTTTGATAAATTTTTTGTAAGTCAAGTTAGTTTCCCAACTAATCAAATAGATGCGGTTATTGGATTTTTTCTTAAAAGAGGTTTTGACACAGAAAGTTCTAGGTCAATAGCAATTGTGTTATTAAATCAAGCTAGAGCAGACAGTGTTAATGTATTTCAATTGATCGATACATTAAAAGCTCTTAGCGATGTAGAACTTAGTCAAGTAGTTGCACAAGTCTTAAATGCCTATAGAGAAAAAATAAGTTTATTAGGTTATCGTATAGCACCTTTAGCTGATAATTACGAAAGCCGTAACATTCTAGTATAATCTATGGCTAGCAAATTTGCCAGAGGTAAATTCACTATGACCCATCCAGAAAAATATGTGGGAACAAAAGTTCCAACATATAGATCTAGTTGGGAATGGCATTTTATGAAATTTTGTGACACAAATCCATATGTGACTAAATGGGCTAGTGAAGCAGTAAACATTCCTTATAAAGATCCCTTAACTGGTCGCCAAACTATATACGTTCCTGATTTTTTCATAGAGTATGTAGACAAATTTAGTCGCCGACATTTAGAACTTATCGAAGTAAAACCTGCTAGCCAAACAATTTTAGAACGGGTTGGAAAAAGTAAATACAACCAAGCACAATTTATTAAAAACCAAGCTAAGTGGGCAGCAGCTAATATTTGGTGCAAACAGCAGGGTATTAAATTTAGAATTGTCAACGAAAATGATATGTTTAGTCAAACTAATGCATAAGTAAAATATGACCAAAAAACTTGAAGAACTATTAAATTTACCTGAAAGCAAAAAAATTATCAAGCAGGAAGAAAAGGAAGCAAAAAAAGCTGAAGTTGCTAAACCTTTTTTAAGAGACATGTCTGACTTCGATAAAATATCAGCAGCACTACCTCAGGTAAAAGGCTTAGGTGATGCCAGTGATGCAGAGTTTGATGCTCTAGCTCAACGTGCTACAGATGCATACGATGATTTGATGGATTTGGGTATGAATGTAGAAGCTAGATATAGTGGACGTATATTTGAAGTTGCGGGATCTATGTTAAAAAACGCCATCGATGCTAAAGCAGCAAAAATGGACAAAAAACTAAAAATGATTGAGCTACAGCTTAAGAAACAAAAATTAGATCAAGATGCAAGCTCTGACGATAACAGCGTTAACATAACCGGTGATGGGTACATACTTACAGACCGTAACAGTCTACTAGAAAAACTAAAAAATATGAATAAATAATACATCGGGATTATGAAAATGAAATCATTCAAAGAATATTTGATCGAAAGCAAACAAACTTACGAATTTAAGGTAAAAATTGCTGGCGAATGCCCAAGCGATTGCACCTCAAAAATTAAATCAGCACTGACAAAATTTCAAGTAGAAAGTTGTTCGTCAGGAAAAAGAACTCCAATTCAAGAAACACAAGCAGACTTTCCAGAACAAAAAAATGTAGAAGTAACTGTGTTTGATGTATGCACCGCTTACCCTGCTACTAGCTTAGAAATTAGAGATTTAGTTGCAGAACATTGCAATATTTTATTAAGTTGCATTAAAGTAAGAAATTTAAAAGAGCAAGAAGAAGAAGCGTTAAATCATGCAAATGATGAGTTGTCAGGAGAAGCTCTTTTAGAAAAATCAGAATTAGAAGATACCGACGGCCAAAAATTAGTAGGCGAAAAACAAAAAATGAACCTACTAAAAGAATTAGGTAAAAATAAAAAAACACTTACACAATATAAAGGTGTTAATGATAAAATTTTAGCTAAAAAAGCTCCAGCAGAAAAAGCACCTAAAGCAGAAAAAATATCTGCTGCAAAAAGTCCCCTTGGCGCTGTGAGCAATCCAGATCCAAGGAAAGGAAAATAAAATGAATTTCACAGAATTATATAATAAAATTAAAGCTTTAGACGAAGCTGGTCCAGGAATGATGGATCCTAACGCTATGATGCAACAGCAAATGGCTAACATTATGAAAAATCCGTCTTTTCAAAAGTTGGATCCTACTACTATGATGCAGCAGATGAAACAGCAGTCAAAGCAGGCAAGGCCAGCAACTGCTCCGGGGCAAGACTCTTATACTGTTAATGGTAAGTCGGTGTCAAAAGCAGAATATGATGCTTTTATGTCACAACATCCAGAACTAGCAGCTAATATGCAGAATCCTATGAATGTAGTAAAAGGAATGAAAACACCGGCAATGCCTAATATGCCAAAATTACCAGTTGCACCTACCCAACCGGCATCTGACGATTGGGAAGAATCAATGCAATCAGAAAATCAACCTGACCCAGCAGCAGCTAGAGCCGCAAGATCGTCAATGGCAAATGCCCTTGCTAACGCTCCAGAACCTACTTTATCTAAAGAAGACATGTATGATGAATGCGGTGGTGATATGATGGGATCAATGCCACCTGCACCTAAGCAGCAAGATAATGTTACTATGAATGTAAGCATGAATGGCAGTGGCAGCGGCGGCATCAAAGATTTAATGGCTATTCTTAAAAATATAGAATCAGGTAAACCTGCTGGGGCTCCTAATATCCCACACGATCGAGATGCATTATTTGGCGACAGTTATGAAAATTCAGTTGAAGGCAGCGCCGATACAGTAACTTTAGATGTAGCAGATATTACACCAACAGGCGATGATATGCATAGCAAAGGTAACGAAGCTCCTAAAGTTAACGGCGGAGGAAATCCAATGCAAGAAGCATTAAAGTCGCGCCTAGCACAAATGTATGATGAGATTAAAGAAGCAAGTCATCAAGAAAAGACCACAATGAAACACATTAAAAATCCTACAGCAGGAGAAAAGAAAGCCGCTAAGGATATTAAGCCAGGTGTAAAAGGTTATAAAGATCGTATCGACATGTTGAAATCTGCTGAAAACTCCGGCAGACTAAAAGACTAATTCGTCGCAGTTAGCACTCTGTCCGATAGTGCCAAATAGCTCCTTCGGGGGCTATTTTTTTTGTAAATAAAGTTATGGGAAAATCACTAGATGGTGTCCTTACCAAAAAGGCACATACTAAAGAAAAATTCACAGAAGAGCAAATACATCAGCTCTTAATGTGTAGCGACCAAGACAAAGGTTACATATTTTTTGCTAAGAATTTTTTCTACATACAACATCCTGTAAAAGGTAAACTGTTATTTGATCCTTACAATTATCAACTTGGCCTATTAGATAGTTATCACGGTTATAGATTTACAGTTAATATGTTGCCAAGGCAAAGTGGTAAAACTACCTGTGCATCGGCGTATCTATTATGGTATGCTATGTTTCATCCAGACCAAACAATTCTAGTAGCCGCGCACAAATACACCGGCGCACAAGAAATTATGCAACGTGTTCGATATGGCTATGAACTTTGCCCAGACCATATACGCTGCGGCGTAGTAAGTTATAACAAACAGAGTATAGAGTTTGACAATGGTTCTAGAATTGTAGCACAGACGACCACAGGCACAACAGGGCGTGGTATGAGTATCTCATTACTTTATTGCGATGAGTTTGCATTCGTACAACCTAATATTGCTGAAGAATTTTGGACTTCAATTTCACCTACACTAGCAACTGGTGGTAAAGCAATTATCACTTCAACACCTAATAGTGATGAAGATACATTTGCTACAATCTGGAAAGAAAGTCAAGATAAGTTTGACGAATTCGGTAATGAAAATTTAGATGGTAGAGGACGTAACGGGTTCTATGGATTTAGGTCAGAATGGAGCGATCACCCTGATCGTGATGAAAACTGGAAACGTGAAGAACTAGGCAGAATTGGAGAAGAAAGATTTCGTAGAGAGTATGGTTGCGAATTTCTAGTGTATGACGAAACATTAATTAACAGTATTAAACTGTCTGAACTTCTCGGTAAAGAACCTATTAGTAAACTAGGGCAAGTAAGATGGTACAAAAAACCCGAGGCTGGCAAATTATATCTCGCAGCATTAGATCCTTGCCTAGGTACCGGCGGAGATTATGCAGGTATTGAAGTATTTGAATTACCAAGTTTTGAACAAGTAGCAGAATGGCAGCATAATATTACTCCAATACAAGGACAAGTTAAAATTTTACGAGATGTATTAAAATATATTTCTGAAGAAATAGGCCCTGATAACAATAACAATATCTATTGGAGTTGCGAAAACAACACTGTTGGAGAAGCTGCTCTTGTAGTAATTAAAGACTTAGGTGAAGAAACTTTTCCTGGTTTGTTTGTAAGCGAGCCGGTTAAAAAGGGACATGTGCGTAAGTTTAGAAAAGGATTCAATACTACCTATTCTAGTAAAATTTCAGCTTGTGCTAGACTAAAGTTTTTAATTGAAGAAAGCAAGATGAAAATACACAGCAGGCCGTTAATTAGTGAACTAAAGACTTTTATAGCTAATGGTATTAGTTTTAAAGCAAAAACAGGGCAAAACGACGACCTTGTTTCTGCTTTGTTGCTAGCAGTGAGAATGAGTGTAATATTAGCAGAATGGGACCCTCTAGTTTTTGAAACTTTAAGTGTTAATTCTGAGTTAAACGATGATTGGGAGCCTCCTCTGCCAATATACGTATCAACCAACATATGATAAATATAACATGGACGCTAATTTAGACAAAGTTGCTTTAGACCTTTACGGAAAGATACAGAACCGTTTTCCCGACATCAAAATTGGTGACGAAAACGGCAAAGTTTTAAGTAAAGAAGAGGATATCCCTCAGGCTAGATTTTTTGAATTTGAATACGAAGAAGGCGGAGAACCTTTGGGTAGTATTGCAATTTCGCTTGACAGTAAAAAAGGTCTAGTAATGCAAATTAGCGGAGATCTAGTTGACGACGATAATTCAACAAAACACAGCGCATTTCAATTTATTCGTAGCTTTAGGAAATTTGCCAAAGGCAGAATGTTAAAGTTTAAAGTTGAAAACATGGGTAAAAGTGAACTAGACAAAAGAGATTACGAATTTAAGTCAAAGCGCAAGGAAGAACCAATGGCTCAAATACCTGTCATGGAAAGTAAATTTTACGGAACTAATAAAATTAGTTATCAGGATCTAGGAGAAGCTAGATTAGTTATCAAACACAATCAAGCTGTTGATCCTGAACTGCCTACTGGCAGAACTATGCACATTGATAGCATTTATATTGAAAATGCTGTTGGAGAAAGATTCAAGTATCCAGCAAAACATATTAATGGTGCAAGAGCATTAGCCGAGCATATCAAAGCTGGCGGAAATCCATATGATGGCATTGGTAAACACATTATTGGTCTAAGTGAAGAACTAGCACAACTTAGGAAATTTAAAAATTATGTTGGCCGTCAAGAACAATTAAGCGAAGCAATGGGAGACATTACATCTAAAGTAATGGAAAGAATTGAACAAATTAAAAAAGAAATTCATTGCTTACAACGCCCAACTTATTATCAAGAATTTGCCGAATCATTTGCTGAAAAAGAAGAACGTGCTATTCCAGAAACAATTATGAATGACTGGATTGATAGATTAACTATTCGCACATTCAATGAAGAATTAAAATCAGTATTTCCTTACATTTACAATCTAGTCGACGAAAGTGATATTCCTATTAAAGAATTATCAGCAAACGACTTGCTAGATGAAAAAGCACCCGAAGGATGGGAAGGCACTGTCAAAGGTATGAAGAAACATAAAGAAATTGACAATCCTTTTGCACTAGCTCACTGGATGAAGAACAAGGGATATAAGAGTCACAAGAAAGAAAATATTGATCCCGAAGTAGCCTTTGAAAATTTTATTGAAGATCTTGTTAATGAAAATAAAGATGAAATCTTTAGTCCAAATAAAGATGCTCAACGTGTAGCTATTGAAAAACTCAATAAGATCATGGGGGCAGAGTTGAAAGCTGGTCCAGATGCTGTAAATGCAGTAGGAAGTCTTAAAGGCCTAATTGACGATCCAGAATTTTTATTAAGTTTGAAAGATATCGACGGTGATTTAGATATAAGACCTTTAATTCAACAATACATCTTACAAAGAGATCCAGAAGTAGCAGCACAACTAGAAATTGGTGAACCAGGAGAACAAGAAGCTCCTCCAGCAACTCCAGCAACTCCAGCAACTCCTGCTGCACCTGCTGCACCTGCTGCACCTGCTGCGGCTGAACCAGCTGCTAAACCACAAGCAGCTCCTGTTGCAGAAACGCATGACGATCCTCCATTTGATCCCGACGAAAAACCAGCTAAAAAAGTAACTGCTGGTAAACATGGTCAAGGCTATTCTCAAGCAAGGCATTTAGCACGTAGAGGTTTAATGAAAGCTATTCAAAGTGCAAAAAAAGCCGGAGCAACACTAGATACAAAACTCGATTTTGGTCATAAAGAAATGACTCTTCATGACGCTATTATTGAATGCGGTATGACTCCGATGGAATGTGGATTTGAAGAACCTCGTGCAAGCAGTGTTGACCAAATGCTAAAATCTATAGCTGGGTTTTGGAACAAAGAAGAACGAAACTTTACCATCGGCGGTACTAGAGCTAAAACAAAGGTAATAAAAGCATTTAAGAACGGCGAATATCCAGATGCATCAGAAGATGATGTACGTCAAGTTATTGCTCTAATTGATAAGATGGATCCTAGTGGTAATTCAATGGATTCGGAAAGACATAGACTGTTAAAATTAGCAGGCGTAGCACACAGTGACATGGAGGAACAAGTTCCTAATTTTGATCCTGCTGCTCAAAATTTAAGATTAAGATTGCCTAAATTTAGTGATGACGATAAAGACGACGATGTTATTGATTTGAACAAACCTGATCAGATCGGACAGATGTTACAAAGAAAAATAACAGGCGCTTTAAATAAAGCACAAGGGCAAGTACCTAATCAAAATGTACAGTTTCCTGGAGGACAAATCAATCCTGCAGACTTTATGAAACATATTTTGCAACAAATGAATACAGGAAAATAATATGACTAAAATTACAGAATCTCAATTAAAGGAAAAGGTTCAGTCATTGAGACGACTGCTGATACAAGAAGCAACCTTACCTAATCCATGGGAAGGTAAAGATCCAGCAAAAGCAGCAGCTTGGGCAAAACTAAGTCCACAAGTCCAAGGAAAAATTGGACAAGGTGATCCTACAGATCCGATTATAATCGGTAGGATGGTAAAAGGCGGATTCCTATCAGGTAAACCAGTAACTGATGCTAATCCAGACGGTACTCCAAAAGCGGCACCAGCAGCACCAGCAGCACCAGCAGCGGCACCAGAAGCTAATCCTACTGATAAGAGATTAGCTGCCGGGACACAAACAGCACCGGCAGCAGCACCAGCAGCAGCACCTGAAGACAATCCTGAAGCAGCAATGGGTGCAGGTAAGCCAGCGCCAGCAGCACCTGAAGACAATCCTGAAGCAGCAATGGGTGCAGGTAAGCCAGC